CGCAGGTTCAGCGGCAGGATCGCGTCGATGATCGAACGCAGCCGCTTGCCCACCTGCTCGGTGGAGTAGTTCGACTCGTCCGGCTCCACATCGTCAAGTAAGAGCATCGTCGGCCTTTGATCTTTCACCTTCAGGCCGAGGGTCTTGGTGTCCACGCCGCGCGCCGCGAACACGAAACCCGACTGGGCGATATACATGTTCTGATTGTCTTTCAGCGACAGCCGCGACTCCTGGTCATCCCCCGACTCGTCCGGTCGCGCCCGCAACTTCGCCGCAGGTTTGCACAGGTCGGGGAAGTCCGAGCGCAGCAGCTCATTGTTCTCCAGTTCCTGCCGGAACGTCATCAGGTGGATCTCCGCCTGCGTCGCCGAGTCCGCGAACGCCGCGATGAACCGCTCATGCCCATGCGCCGCAGCCCACGCGGGCAGCATCAGGAAGAACCACGTCGACTTCCCAGCTGATCTTGGGGCGACGTAGCAGTCCCGCGGACCCCGCACCTGAGTCACGGGGCGGATCCAATCGCGGGCGGCCCGCGCCAGATCCAGGTGGAAGTCCGCGAACGAGAACACGCCCTCACCGGACTGCCCCGGCAGCACCGTCTTGAGGTGATGCGGCAAGTACACCAGCGCGAACAGCAGCGGATCACACTCGGTCAGCGCCCGACGCCCCTCCGACCGGCGCAGCAGCGGCGAATCGATGCCGCCGAACGGATCCAGGCGCTCACTCAGCCACGCGGGTAGGTCGAACGTCTCGCTCGTCAGCTCCTCGCCGGCCGCGTCGAGCAGGTAGCCGTCACAGTCCGGGTCCTCGCGCACCGCCGCGTTCAGCCCGTCGGTCAGGGCGAGCAGGGCATCGAACTCGTCCTCGCGGTCCGCGATCCGCTGCAACGCGACCCCGTCCCGGCGGCGCGCCGCGCGCCACAGCTGGATCTCGGCCAACTCCGACTCGGCGGCCGCCAGCGCGATCCCGGTGTTGTCCGCGCCCGCGGCGAGCAGTGCTGCGCGCTGGACTTCCAGCGGCTCGAACCGGTCAGGCCCCAGAAGGCTCGCCATTGCCGCCCGTGCTGACCCGCAGACGCTCAATCACGGCGCGCAACTCGGCTTCGCGCTCCTCGTCCCCGCTCAGCTCCACCTTCGAGCGCACCGGGGCATCGCTGCCCTGGATACGCCCGCGCCGCTCGTTGAGCATCCGAAGCTCCCGGATCGCGGCGAGCTTCGGCCCGTCGTCCAGTAGCCGGTTACCGTCCTCGTCGAACACGAGCTTGCCGCCCTGACTGACGTGGGGATGCTCGTGGTCGAGGATCTCCAGGGCGACCGCCGACAGGAAGTCGATCTCGCCGAGGGCGACGCGCCGCAACTCGGCGACATCGGCGGCAGGCGCCGCGGCGAGGGCCCGTGCGACGGCCCGGTAGGCGCCGCTCTTATCTGCGTAGCCGAGTTCGTCGGCGATCTGCTGGAATGTCCAGCGCTGCGCTTTGAGGCGTGCGGCTTCGGCGTCGCGTTCGGCGCTGTCGATGGTGCGCTCGAATTTGCCGTTGCCGTCGCGTGGGCGGTCTCGGGGGTTGATTGCGCCAGGGTTGTCGTGGCCGTCCATGCAGAAATCATTGCATGTGAATAGTCACATTCACTCACTACCTGCCACTGTGGCCGCTTCAGGTGTTCCCGCTGCCCCGCCGGCACTAGCCGCCGCACTCCCGCCGCCCCCGCTGTCTGGTTCACGCCAGGCGGTGGGGGCGGTTTTTTTGCGTTTCCTCGCCGGCCGTACGGCTCGGTGCGCTGGTCGGCGACCACTTCGCACAGCCGGCAACCTACCCCCATAAGTAGTATTCGCGGTCGGGACACATGTATAAGGGGGTAGGTCGCAGTACGATCGGCGGATGCTGAGACCCGCTGCCGCAGGCGCCGAACCGCTGCGCGCCTTCATCTACGACCGCAACTCGCGAGACCCGCGCCGCCTCGGTACTGCCGTGCGCGACCAGGGCGTGGAGAATCAGCGACTGTGCGAAGCGTACGGATGGCGCATCGTCGAAGTCTTCGAAGACGCGGGCAAGTCCGCGTCCCGGTACGCGACGCGGACGCGCCCGGACTATGAGGAGATGCTGCGGCGCGCCGAGGCCCGCGAGTGCGACGTGATCGTCGCGTGGGAGGCGTCCCGGCTCAACCGCAACACCGAGACCTACCTTTCGCTGCGCAACCTGTGCGAGCGGCTCGGCATACTGCTGTGCTACAACGGCCGGCTGTACAACATGGAGCGCAGCGACGACCGGTTCGCCACGCACCTGGACGCGCTGCTCGCGGAGCGGGAGGCGGACGCGATCCGGGATCGCAACAAGCGCACACACCGGCTGATCCTGGAGCGCGGTACTCCCCCGGGGCGGTTGCCGTACGGTTTCGCGCGCGAGTACGACGCGCGCACGGGCGCGCTGGTCCGGCAGGTGGTCGATCCCGCGCAGGGGGAGGTGGTGCGGGAGATCGCGCGGCGGGTGCTGGAGGGGCAGTCTTGCAGTTCGATCGCGCGGGAGTTGAACCGGCGGGGGGTGCCGGCGCCGTGGACGAGTCCGGCGTGGACGCTGGAGTCGGTCAAGCGGGTGGTGGTGCGCCCCTCCAGCGCGGGCAAGCGGGATCATCGCGGCCGGGTGGTGGGGGATGCGGCGTGGCCGGCGATCCTTGAGGAGTCGGACTGGCAGGCGTGCGTGCGGGTTCTGACGGATCCGGCGAGGTTGAATCACCGCGGCGCGCAGGTGCGGCACCTGCTGTCGGGCCTGGTGTTCTGCGGGCCGTGCGGGGGTGCGTCCCGGCTGCGTCCGAAGAAGGTGAAGGGCGCCGTGAGCTACCTGTGTCAGCGCTGCTATCGGGTGAGCATGCGCGCACCGATGCTCGAGGCGTTCGCGGTGGAGCTGGTGTTGGGTTACGTGGAGAGGGAGGCGTTCGCCTCGTCGTTGTTGGCGGTGGATGTTGAGCGCGGGGACGTGGCGGCGCGGGCGGTGGCGGAGGCGCGGGCGTATGAGGCGCAGCTGGCGGAGGCGACGGCGTTGGCGGGCCAGTTGGCGCCGGGTCGCGGCGGGCTGATGGTTCCGGCGCTGTCTGCGGCGCGGTTGGCGGCGATGGAGGCGGATCTCCTACCGAAGATCGATGCGGCGTTGGCGCGGGCGCGTGGCGCGTCGGTTCCGGCGGTGCTGCGGGATACCGCGGGTCCGGGTGCGCGTGATCTGTGGGAGGAGGATTTGGACATCGGGCAGCGGCGGGTGGTGATCCGGGAGGTGGTGCGGTTGCAGTTGAACGAGGGCGGCATGGGGGCGCGCAAGATCGCGCCGGGGCGTGTGACGTACGAGTGGCTGCGTTAGGCGCCGTGGCGGTCGCGGCGCCCCGAGCGTTCTTCAGCGCTGGCCAGCCGCAGCACGCGGCCCTGCGACGCGGCGCCGGTCTGTCCGCTGAGCGCTGCGGCCTGCGCGGCGAGCGAGACGAGGTGCGCGCGTTCTGTGCCGAGTTCGCCGGCGCCGGCGCCGTAGAGGGTACGACGGCGCGACTCGGCGTCGCGTGCGGCTTGGATGGCTGCGGCGGCGACGGCCGTGGTAGCCATGGCGGCGAGGCATGCGGCGCCGGCGAGCAGGCAGAGGCAGGCCGCCGACCATGCGGCGCCGCGGACGAGGCGGGGCGCGTGGCAGGCCGCCGCGGTGTACTGCGCCGCGACGAGTGTTGCGCCGCACGTCCAGCTGGCCGTGGTGACGAGCGTGAGACGCCTGAGCGGTTTGCGCCGTTCGCGCGCGCGCCCGAGTGTGGGTAGCGGCTGGGTCGGCGTCTCGTCGCCTGGTCCGGGCATGCTCGCTCTCCCCTGCGTAGCGCACCGGGCGCCCGAGCCCGGAGGGTGACCTAGTGTCGCATGTCCGGGCCGCCGGGGTCTGGGGCTGCTCGGACATGGTTGGACATGGTCGCAGAGTTATTACAGTAAGCGCGCCGTGGCGCGCCCGGGAGTCTAATCACTCGTACGGGTGACGCTGTGTCACAAGGCCGCGCGGTCGCCGTTGCCGCCGGATTCCGGTTCGTCGGAGGTCTGCGCGTTGCGCCGCAGTGCGTCTTCGTAGTCGCGTCGCATCAGGCGGATCGACTCCTCTTTGCGTCGCAGGTAGTCCGTGCGTAGGCGATGGTATTCGTCGCCTGAGATGGTGCCGCGCTTGCGCTCGTCGGCGAGCCAGTGCAGGTGCGGGTCGTCCTCGATGGCGTCCAGTTCGCGGCGGATGACGGCGCCGATGGGGTCGCGGCGCATTTCGGCGGCGTAGTCGGCGATCGCGTCGTGTCCGGCTGCGCGCAGGGCGTCGATGGCGTCGCGCCCGAGGATCTCGGCGGTGAGGATGGCGAATTCGGCGCTCGCGGCCTGCTCGCCGCCCGTCCATCGGGATACCAGTGAGCGGGAGATGCGCCCGTCTGATGCGCTGGCGAGGTCGGTGGGGCGCCAGCGGGCGGTGCGTAGGGCGTTGTTGATCCAGTCGGCCCAGCGTGCGGCGCTTTCCTGGCGCTCCCGCTGCCGTTGGTCGCGTCCTGGTCGGGGCATCGCGTGTCCTGTCCGGATAGGCGGTAGTTGCGCAATCACAACGTCCGGTTGCGTTTACGCGACAAGTCTAGGGCACCGGTGTATCACGGGGCACGTCTCCCCTCGGCGTGCAGTGTCGCAAAGATCTCATGGCACTGCTACGGCCCGACGTCCCCGATTTTGTGACCTGGCCGTGACCGATTCCCGTTGTGTTGTGTTGACGCAACATATAGCGTTGTACACGCAACACAACGATCCCGAGAGGACCCCATGGCCACCACGCACGAGAACGCGCCCGGCGCCGAGGCGAACCCGGGGCGCGCGAAAGAGATCCTGATCAAACCCGACACCTTGACCCGCCTCGCAGACGGCGACCGGATGCTCGGCAAGGCCCGCGAGGGCGGCTGGGAGCCGAACCTGTCCGCCATCGCCCGGCGTGCGGGCGTGGACAAGGGAACCCTCTCCCGTTTCGCCAGCGGCGACCAGGGACTCACCAAGAAGATCATCGAGGTGGTGATCGAAGCCAGCGGCAAGCACTGGCTCGACGCCCTCGCCGAGTACTTCGTCTACGACATCCCGCGCGCGCAGGCGGCCGAGGAGTGCGAGGACCTGGCGGCGGCCGCGTGAGCGCCTCGTCTTCCCGGAAGCGGCGCGAGGAGATCCTCGGCCCGGAGATGGTGGCGCTCATCGCGCGCGCTATCGCCGAGGCGCCTCCGCTCTCCCCCGCGAAGTTCGAACGCTTGCGCCGCATCTTCGGGCCGGCCGCGCAGCGCCACCGCATGCGCCTCACGAACGACGCCCAGTCCGACTTGGTGACATCCCGGGCGGCATAGCGGCCCAAGCGCAGAAAAGCCGCCTCGGCCCGGACGCGACCCGGGCCGTAAGCGGCGAGGCAGTTCATTCCACACGATAGGGGAGATATCAGTGGGCACAACCACTGTACAGCGGCCTTCCTCGAACGCGAGTTCGCGCAAGGCAAAATCCGAGTCAGGGTTCTCCGTCAGGGCGTTCCTGTTCGGCCCCCGCGGAGAGGCCGACGACGATCCTAGGCAGGCCGAACTCGAAGAGTCCGCCCTCGACGAGCAGTCCCAGTTGCTGCTCAAGCACTTCAAGGGCGAGTTGTCCAGGGCGGTCAACTTCCTCGCGGCGCAGAAGCGCGTCGCCCCCTCTCCGACGGACCTGGACGGCTCGCGCCCCGCGTACCTGCTGCGGCACCTCGCGATGCTCGCCCTGGACGGGGAGATCGACCCGGAGCTGACGTTCCGCGGCGCGGTCGAGCGGTTGCAGTCGGCGTGGGATCTGCTCAACGAGCGCGCCGACGAGCAGGAGACGGTTGAAGCCCGCACTGTCGCGGCGATGGCGGCCGGCCAGCGCGTGACGCGGAAGCTCGCCGAGGCCGCCGCCACCGAGGACATGATCCAGCGTGTCACCGGCGAGCGGGTCGAGCTGGAGATCGACACGGCGGCCATCGGCGAAGGCCTGGCGAAGCTGCACGCGAATGCGCACTCTCCGCAGGATCAGACGATGCAGTTCCCGGAGCCCCTGTACACGCCGGGCATGCCGGACCCGCGCAAGAGCGCTGAGAAGTCCTCACCGGTCGAGGTAACGCAGGTTCTCGCGCACCCGCATCCGTGGGACGCCGGCGCCGACGGGATGGTGCGCAGCGACGGCAGCATCCCGTCCTCGCCGGTGCACCGCGACGAGACCGCTCCCCCGGTCCCGCGGCGGGAATCGGAGCTGGGCGAGCGTCCGCTGCCCAAGCGCCACAGGGTTCTCTCGATTCCGGCGCGCATGTCCGCTGTCCCCGGCGTCCCGGCGGACGGCTCCGAGTATGCGGCTACGGAGCTGCTGGTGCTGCCCGGTGCGTGGATGTTCACCGATGGCTTGTGGTCGCTGGTGGAGTCCGCGGAGGTGGACGCCGAGAAGCGGGTGGTCGCGCAGCCGGCCGGGGGCGACGAGGTGGTTCTGGGGCCGGGTGCGCCGGTGTGGCTGCTGGCGCCCGGCGAGGCCGCAGGCCTGGTGGAGGCGTATCGCGCGGGGCTGAACGAGACGGAGGCCTCCCGGTGAGCGCCCCGACGCTGACCACGGCCGGCCTGAAGTCCGCCGCGGCGCTGCCCGAGTTGCCGAACTCGTTCCTGGCCGAGATGACCGGCAGCGACGAGCCGGCGCAGGGCGAGCTGCGGGAGATCTTCCCGCGTACCGCGCGCCGTTCCCGCCCGGACCCGATCGCGCTGCTGCCGGGCGATTGCATCCTCGACGAGGGCGAGCGGCCGTGCTGGCTGCGGGTGGAGTTCGTCAAGCATGGGGCGACGGGCAGCGTGGTGCGCACCGCGTCGGGCCTGGAGTTGTCCGTGACGGCGGGCCGCGCGGTGTGGGTGTGGCGGCTCGTGGACGTGATGGCGTGGATGGTCCTGGGCGAGAGCGCGGGTGCCCGATGAGCGAGATCACCGCCGCCCTGGCCCGCGAAGTGCTGGAGATCGCGCTCGTGCACGCCCCGGAAGCGCTCGACGAGCTGCTGCGGCTGCACGCCGCCGCGTGCGATGCGGACGGCGAGCCGGCCGAGGTTGCGCTGGCGCGGGTGCAGTTGGAGCGGTCGCTGCGTGATGCGGCGCTGGACGTGGAGGACTACGCGACCGCGACCGCCGCGAAGGTGGCGATGCTGTGACCGCGCTCTTCGACGTTCCGACCCCCGCGCAGCGCAAGCCCGGACCGCGCGTGACGCCCACTGCGACCCTTGTGCTGCCCGCCACCGCGTCGCGTGACGAATGGCTCGCCGCCCGACGCGAAGGCATCGGCGCCTCCGACGTGCCCGCGATCCTCGGGGTCTCCGACTACGGCACACCCCGCTCCGTCTACTACGACAAGATCGGCGAAGCCGTGGACGGCGCGACCGACGCCGCGCACTGGGGCACCGTCCTGGAAGAACCCATCGCCCGCGAATGGGCGCGGCGCAACCGCTCCGTGGTGCGCCGAGTGGGCCTGGTCGCGCACATCGACGACCCGATCCTGATGTGCACCCTGGACCGGCGCATCACCGAATGCCCGCTGCCCGACTCCCGCCGCGAACAGTGCGCGCTGGAGGTCAAGTGCCGTTCCGCGTTCAAGGCGGCGCGCTGGCACGCGAACCTGCCCGACGATGTCGCGGGCCAGATGCTGTGGCAGATCGCGGTGACCGGCTACGACCACATCCACTACGCGGTGCTGGTCGGCGGCAACGACTACCGGCAGGGCGTAGTGCGCCGCGCCGATCACGAGCCGACGATCCGGCACATCGTGGCCGCTTGCAAGCGGCTTTGGTCCGAGTTCGTCGTGCCGCGCATCGTGCCGGCCGCTGACTCGGAGCACGGCGAGCGGGAGCTGGAGATGTACAAGCGCATGCACCGCTCCCGCTCCGGCCTGGTCGCAGCTGCGGATCCGGAGGCGGTGAAGCGGGCGCTGCTCGACTACGAGGAGCACCGGCTCGCGGAGTCGGCGGCGAAGAAGGCGAAGGCGGTGGCGCAGGCGGAGTTGCTGCACCTGCTGGGCGATCACGAGGCGCTGCTGATCGACGGCCAGGTGGCGTACGAGATGCGCCCGACGCGGCGCACGTACACGGACCTGGAGCGGCTGGCTGAGCGCTACCCGGAGGCGTACCGCGACTGTGTCGTGGAGCGGCCCGGCCGCCAACTGGCGATCGATACGGAGTTCAAGCAGATGGCGGAGGCGCAGTGATGATGAGGCTTGCAGAGAACGCGGCGGCACTGGCCGGCGAACCGCTGCCGGGCACGATGGTCGCAGACGAGCCGCAGTTCCGGGCCGCGCCCGACCTGACCGAACCGGACCTGGGTGACCTGACTGTCGACGGCGAGAAGGTGCCCGTCGTGGTCGCCTGGTCGCGGGTGATGGGCGAGATCCGCTCCATCGGGAAGAACCAGGACTTCGACGGCGGCAGGGCCGGGAAGTTCAAGTTCCGCGGCATCGAGGCGGCGTTGAACGCGTTCGGGCCCGCATGCCGCAAGCACGGCGTGGTGGTCTCTCAGCATCGCGTCGTTGCCGAGTACCGCGAGATTTCCACTGCCAGCGGCGGCAAGATGCGCGAGTGCACGGCGACGGTCACCTACCGCATCTACGGGCCGTCGGGCGATTTGTCGGAGTTCATCGAGTGCCAGGCGATGGGTGAGGCGTCGGATAGCGGCGGCCGGTCGACGCCGAAGGCTCAGTCGATCGCGCTGCGCACCTTGCTGATCAACAACGGCCTGGTGCCGACCGAGGACCGGGACGCGGACGCAGACCACTTCGAGCGCGGCGAGACGAACGTACGCACGGCGGCCTCGTACCTGGCGGAGGTGTTCAGCCCGGAGACCTCGCATGCACGCCTTCAGCAGATCTACCGCGAACTGGTATCGAACCGGATCGCGACGTCGCTGGTGCGCAACGAGATCGGCGAGGACGAGGAGATCGGGAAGCTGGTCGCGCGCCTCGGCAAGGAACGCAAAGCGCGGCCCACTACGGACCCGTGGGCCTCGTCGCAGTCGCCGGCGCATGTCGGCCATCCGGACGGCGAATACGACGCAGACTGCGCCGGGTGCAGGGCGGAGTCGGCCGAAGCCGACCGGATCGCGGCAGGCGGCGCCTGATGGGTACCCCGTGGTGGCTTGGCCCCGCAGTGTCGTTCGACCTCGAGTCGACGGGTGTCGATGTAGCGCAGGACCGGATCGTGACGGTCGCGCTGCTGTACCTCGACGGCCCGTCGGTGCGCCCGGAACGGTACCTGCTCGATCCGGGCGTCGAGATCCCCGAGGCCGCGACCGCCATCCATGGGATCAGCACGCAGCACGCGCGGGAGCACGGCGAGCAGCCCGGCCCGGCATTGAGCGATACCGCCGCGAAGCTGGCGCAGGCGATGCACTCCGGGACACCCGTGATCGGCGCGAACATCAGCTACGACTTGTCGCTGCTGCACTTCGAGTGCCTGCGCCACGGCATCCCGACGCTCTCGCAGCGCCTGGACGGCGCGATGCGCCCGGTGATCGATATCCGCGTGCTCGACCTTGCCGTCGACAAGTGGCGCAAGGGCAAGCGCAAGCTGACCGATCTGTGTGCGCACTACGAGGTGACGCATCACGGCGCGCACGACAGCGCCTATGACGCTCTGGCTGCCGCGCAGGTCGCCGCCGTGATCGCGGAGCGGTTTCCGAGGGTGGGTTCGCTCACGCTGGACGAGTTGCACGACGCGCAGGTGGCGTGGGCGCACGAGCAGCGCACTGACCTGCAGGCGTACTTCGATCGCAAGCGCCAAGACGGCGAGGCGCGCAAGGTCGTGGAGTTGGGCTGGCCGCTGTACGACCAGTGCGCGGATGTGGCGGTGTCGCCGTGACGGCCGCGCATGTCTGGCATTTCTTCGCGTCGATGCCCGCAGTGGTGCAGGCGTGGGCCGTGTTCGCGCTGGCGCTGCTGGGTCTCGGCGTGCGGTGCGCGTCGCTGTGGGTCGGACGGGCGGTGGCGTGGGTGGACGAGCACCGTCTCGTGCCGCGCGCTGCGCGGTTGCTGTGGCGCCGCCGCGAGTGGCGGGTGCGGCTGGCCCGCCGGGGCCCGCGCTGGTGGGTCGATCGCCGCGCCCGGGTGCTGTTCGCGGACCTGGAGCGTGCGGGTGACGACCTCGAGGAGGCCGATCGTGGACGCCTCTGAGGCGCTGTTCGACATGGGCGTAGCCGCGCTGTTCGTCGCGGGCGTAGTGATCGCGTTCGCCGAGGTGCTGGCTCGCCGTGCCGACCGCCGCTACGCCGAGCAGTTGCGCGGTCGCGAACTGGCGGCTCAGGCGCGCACCGCGGTGATGCGGGCCGATCTCGAGCGGGCGCGGGCGCTGAACGACTGCGCGTTCGAGGCCGCCGAGCAGCAGCTCGCGCAGTCCGGCCGGCGGCGCCAGATGCCGTCGCGCGAGCAGGTGCGCGCGGGCGTGTCCTCGGTCACGGGCGAGCACGACCGGATCGAGGACATCCCGGCGATCGAGCTGCTCACGTTCGCGGCGATCGTGGACGGCCTGCGCGAACGTCCGGCGACTCCCGCCGATCCAGGCCAGGCGGGCGGTCCGCTCCAGTGGTGACCCTCCCGTCCTGATCAAGCCCCGGCCGCGCGTCCTCCCCCTCGTCGCGCGGCCGGTAGCCGCGAAGCATCCCGCGGCGAACCGGTCCCGTTCCCGTCCAGCTGGCGGGGCGGGGCCGGGAGGGGGCAACCAATCCGATCCGATCCCCGAGGGGGACCCCTTGAGTACCAAGACCAGCATCGAATGGGCCAAAAACAGCGACGGGACCGAAGGGCGCACCTGGAATCCCGTGGTCGGCTGCGACAAGGTCAGCGAGGGCTGCGGGCTGCCGAGGTTCGAGGGCGACAAGTCCGGCGGCTGCTACGCCGAGAGCATCGCCCGTCGCTTCGCCGGTTCGAAGGCCTTTCCGAACGGGTTCGCTGTCACGCTGCACCCGGAGCGCCTGAACGACCCGCTCAAGTGGCGCAAGCCGACCCGCGTGTTCGCGAACTCCATGTCCGACCTGTTCCACGACGCGGTGCCGGACCAGTTCATCGCGCAGGTATTCGCGGTGATGGCCGCGACTCCGCAGCACGAGTACATGATCCTCACGAAGCGGCACGCGCGGATGCGTTCGCTGCTGCGGTCGGATGCTTTCGGCGAAATGGTGTGGCGCGCCTTTACCGACATCGACCACCCGGGCAAGGACTGGGAGGTCAACGAGAAACTGATCGGTGATCGCGCAACGCCGCGGCCGATGCCGCCACTCCCCCACGTGATGCTCGGCGTGAGCGCGGAGGATCAGCACTGGGCGCAGGTCCGCATCCCGGCACTCTTGGAGACCCCTGCGGCGACGCGATTCGTCAGCCTGGAGCCGCTGTTGGGGCCGATCGATCTGCGCAACCTGCATGCGCGGGGCGTGGTCATGGACGCGCTCGGCGGCGGCGTGAAGACCCTGCAGGGTGAGATCTACACCTCAACGCCTTCGGTGCTCGATCTGGTGATCGTGGGCGCGGAGTCGGGTTCGGGTGCGCGAGACATGGATCTGGATTGGGTCCGCGCGCTGCGCGATCAGGTCACGCGGGCCAGCGAGGTGGCGTTCTTCTTCAAGCAGGCAGCTGTGCATGGCAAGAAGATCCCGACGCCGGAGCTCGACGGGCGCGTGTGGGTGCAGATGCCGCAGGTACGCGGGGTGGTCCGGTAATGGGCAGTCGCCTTGGCGTCCTGAAGGGCGCCGCACAGAAGACCGGGCTTTCGCTCGATGACTACCAGGCCAAGGTCGATGCCGGCGAGAAGTGGTGCACCGGCTGCAAGGACTGGCATCCGAAGTCCGAGTTCAGTGTCGACGCGAGCCGATGGGATGGCCGCAAGTCCGTCTGTGTTGAGCGTAGTAACGCGCGCCATCGGCAGGCCTATCGGCCGAGGCCGCGACCGGAGCCGGGGCGTCGCTTCCAGGCGCCTCGGGATGATGACCGCAGGCAGGCTCGCGGGCGCGTTAACCATCTGGTGAAGGTGGGCCTGCTGCCCAACCCGAACGATGTGCCGTGCACAGACTGCGGGCATCTTGAGCCGGGCCGGAGGCCGCGCCACGAGTATGACCACTACCTCGGCTATGCGTCCGACCACCAGGAGGACGTCGAGGCGGTTTGCAGCCCGTGCCATCACCGCCGCGAGTGGTCGCGGAAGAAGTCGCGTGGCGACAACTCGGCAGCCAAGGCGGTGCCGGCGTGATGACCAATCCGACCGTCGACGCCGTCCTGGCCGCGCTCACCCTATGCACGCAGCTCGCCGACGCGCGCACTGACGCCCCGATCACGATCGCCACGCTCACCAAGACCCACCGCGCCCCGCGCATCCCCGCGGCAGCCGGGCAGGGCGCGGTGACGTTGACGGTGCTTTCCGACGCCGTGTACGTCACGGTCGCGCGCCGGGGCGACACGCGCACGCTGTGGGCGGTCGCGGTGCCGTTCCCGCACGCGGCGGGCAGCCTATCGGTGCCGGACGCCAAGCGGATCGACTCGCGCGCGTACCGGGCGACGCTGGGCGCTGACCTGGAGGCCGCGCTGCTGGTCGCCCGCGAGCAGACCGGAGCGGCAGCGTGAAGCCCCCAGTGCCGTACTTCGGCAGCAAGCAAACCCTCGCGCCGTGGATCGTCAGCATGCTGCCACCGCACGAACACTACGTTGAACCCTTCGCCGGTTCCCTCGCGGTACTGCTGGCCAAACCGCCCTCGCGCATGGAGACCGTCAACGACCTCGACCACAGCCTGGTGACTTTCTGGCGCGTACTACGGAACCGACCGGAGGAACTGGCGCGCGCCTGCGCCCTGACGCCGCACTCGCGCGCCGAATACGAGAACGCCCTCATCCGCCTGGACGCCGAAACGGACGACCTCGAACGCGCCCGCCTCGTATGGGTACTACTGCACCAGGGGCGCGCACGTCGCCTCGACGGGTACGACGGCTGGAAACACGCCGCCGCCCAGCGCCGCGTCCCCGCCGTCATCGGCAACGCCCTGGACCGGATAGCGCCGGCTGCGGCGCGCCTGCACGCAGTCACGCTCGAGTGTGCGCCAGCGCTCGACGTGATCTCCGAGTACGGCGCTCGCCCCGAGGTACTGCTCTACCTCGACCCGCCGTACCTCGAGGACACGCGCCACCCTGCTGCGCGCTACGGCCACGAGATGCGGGATCCCGAGGGGCATCGCGAGTTGGCGCGGGCGCTGCACGGGTGCGCGGCGGCGGTCGTGCTGTCCGGCTACCCGTCGCCGCTCTATGACGGGCTGTACGGGGGCTGGGACCGTGTGCAGTGCCCTGCGGCGACCGGTAACGGGCGCCCGGGCGCCCGTGCCCGCACCGAGGTGCTGTGGTCGAACCGCCCGCTCGGCGCGCAGGGCGTCTTGAACTTCGAGGCGGGTGCCGCGTGAACCGCCCTCGGTACACCGACGCCCTGGGTGAGCGCCTGCTCGCCACGGTGCGCGACGCGTACGCCGACGCCGACCCGGCGCCCCCGAGCCTCGCCGAGCGGTCCGGCTCCGCGCTCGACCTGCGCGCGCTGACTATTCGCCAGCCCTGGCTCGACGCGATCATCACCGACGACACCGACCCGAAGCGCACCGAGAACCGGACGACCCGCACGCATCGGCGCGGACTGGTCTTGCTGCACGCGGGCAAGAGTTACGACCGGCACGCCGCAGACCAGCCGGTTCTGCGCCGCTGGATGATGCGCACGGGCGCATTCCGGTTCGAGTCTCAACTCGGCTCGATCCTCGGACTCGCGCAGATCACCGACTGCCATGAGGCGGCCGGCTGCTGCGCGCCGTGGGGCGAACCGGGGCCGGGCGTCTTCCATTACACGCTCGACCGTGTGCGCCGCCTGCCGGAGCCGGTGCCGTGCAAGGGCGCGCTGGGGTTCTGGCGTCCGCCGCAGGACGTGCTCGACGCCGCGGCCGGGCAATTGGCAGGTGCGTCGTGAAGACCCTCACCGCTCCCGAGTCGACCAGCCAACTGCTTGGCGACACCGGCACCGTGCACGTCGTGCACTGCGACGAGAACACCGCGCTGTGCGGCCTGGACGTGACGCACGTGCCGTGGGTGTCGGACGACGAGGAGACCACCTGCGTGGTGTGCGAGGACCTCGACGAGCAGGGCTACTGCCCAGTCTGCGGGGGCGAGTGGTGACCGAGATCGCCGCCCCGCCCGAGTCCCCCGCCGCGGCCCGAGCCTCAACCGCGGCGGGCCAGACCCCTCCCCCCGCGCTCGGACCGCACCCTGCGCGGGGGGAGGGAGCCACCCGTCGGCAACCCGTCTCGCGCATGACCGAGGCGGCGTGGACCGCGAAGATCCGCGAGACCGCCGCGTACTACGGGTGGATCACGTACCACACGCACAACTCGAAGTTCTCCGAGCGCGGCTGGCCCGACTTCGTCCTCGGTCATCCTCGGCGTCGGCGCACGATCTTCGCCGAGCTCAAGACCGAGACCGGGCGCCTTAGCGACCCGCAGCGCGCCTGGCTCACCCACCTGACGGCGTGCGGGTTCGAGACCGCGCTGTGGCGGCCGAGCGACATGGGCACGGTCGTCGCGGTGCTCGGCCCGCAGCAGCGCGCTACCCGGTGGGAGCCGCGATGAGCGTGCCCGAGTAGTACTCAACGAATGTGCTGGCTTATAGCCGCCGAGCAGCGACATTCCCCGTTTCTAACCCCAGAGGACACGTGCATTGATGAGCACCACAGCAGACCACTACCTCGCGCGTGACTGGCCGCCGGACACCCCCACCGTGCACCCGACGACCGCGGAGTACGCGCTCGGCGAGCACGCCTGCAACCTCGCGCGGGAGCGTGACGCGGCACTGGAGACCGCGGCCCGCGAGCACGCCGAGAACCAGCGACTGGCCGAGGCGAACCGGCAGCTTCGCGAACGGGTGGCGTTGCAGGGCCAGACGATCGCGGCGCTGCGTCGGCAACTCGCGGTGGCTTCCACGGGCCGTGTCATGAAGCGCATCGACGCGGCACTGTCGGGCCCGTGCGCGTGTCTGGGTGACGGCGCGGGCGGCGAGCCTCGGCGCGGCCGGTGGATCCCGTGGGTGCGTGCGCGGTGATCGCGTTGCGCCTCGGCCGGCTGCTGGTGCTGGGCGCGTGCCCGGCGCTGGTGGCCGGCTGCGCGTTCGCGGCGAAAGCCCACCTGCCCGCGCTGGTGCTCGGCTGCGCGTGCGGGTCGGTGCTGGCGCTGTTCCTGGGCCTCGGCCTGTGTGTCGCTGGCGGCGGGTCGATGGGTGAGCGGGCCGCGGAACCGTACGAGCAGTTGTTGCCGAGCCTCGTGGACCTGCCGTGCGGCGGCTGCGGGCAGTGCGAGGACTGCGATCTCCGCCTGGCGGACGTGTGAATACCGCCCCGATCAAGCCGCTCCCCAGCCAAACCGAACTCGACTTCAACCAGGAGACATCGTGAACGAGATTCAGAACACTAGCCAATTCGTCAAGGACGGCGGCGCCTACCTGATCCTCGCCGAAGCCATGGGCGGCAAAAGCAGCGACCGGATCATCGGCGACATGGAAGCCGACGGGCAGCGGCAACTCGTCGCCTCCCAACTGCTGCCCACCGACACGCACCGCACCGACGCCGAGTTCGAGGCCCTGGGTTTCGTGTTCGGCGATCTCGCGGACGGCGACCCGATGTTCCGGCACACCACCCTGCCCGAGGGCTGGTCCAAGCGCGCCAGCGACCACGACATGTGGTTGTACGTCGTGGACGGGCTCGGGCGCGACCGGGTGTCGGTGTTCTACAAGGCCGCGTTCTACGACCGGCACGCGCACATGTCGCTGAACACCGTGTACGGCTATCTGCGCTCCTGTGTGTACGACGGCACGCCGATCGTCGCGGACGGATCGTGGGCGACTCCGGCGGCGCTGCGGAAGGCGGCGTTGGAGTCGATCGAGTCGTCCCGCGAGACGGTCGCACTGTACGAAGCCCGCGCGCAGGGCAACGACGAGTACGCGGTCAAGCGGCTGACGGAGGCGCGGTTGGAGATCGCACGGTACTCGGCCATCGCGGAGCAGTACGCGGAGCAGGCCGGTGCCTGACTCCCCCGCTGCCGCCTCCTCGATGCGCCGCGCCGCGGAGTATCTGCGCCGGGACGCCGACCTGTCCGAGAGCCTGGGCCGCTCCGTGATGCTCAACCCAGCCGAGGTGCGGGCGCTGGCGGACTGGCTGGAGTTCGAGGCCCAGTGTCTCGACGCGAGCGCCGACGATCCCGGCGCGGACGAGTCGCACGGCATGTACGCGCTGGACCTCACCCGCGCCTACCTGCACGAGGCGGGTGAACGGTCGTGAGCGTCCCGTCGATCCCGCAGCGCTGCGAGTCCAGACCCCTGCTCGGCGGCCTGGTCGTGCCGTACATCTCGCTGGTCGCCGAGGGCCGCACGCATCTCGGGGGCACGCACGGCAAGCGCGTCGCCGAGTGTGTCGCCCACTACCTGTGCCAGGTCTGCGGGCAGCGCCTGGGCGACCCGCCGTACCTGTTCCTCGCCACCCAGACGATGATCGACGAGGGGTTCTCGGGCGAGCCCGCGCTGCACCCGGAGTGCGCCGCCTACTCGGCCAAGGCGTGCCCGATGGTCGCCGGGCGGATGGCGACCTACTCGAAGCACCCGCATGACGTGACGGGGACGGCGTGCAACGAGCCGGGCTGTGGCTGCGGCGGCTGGGTCAGCGATGAGAGCGCGAACGCGGGCAGGCCTGCGCCGTCGTGGTTCCGGGTGTGGGTGCGCACGTACGCGATCGGCGTGAAAGAGCCGGGGCCGGTGACGGTCGGCAACGTGTCGGGCTGCGTGTTCAAGGGCCAGATCGTCAAGGTGCGGCCGGTCGCGCGAGCCGAGGTGAACGCCTCGTGACCACCGAGACCGTGTGCCTCAAGGGCCGCAAGAACGAGTTCGGCCCGCGCCTAGAGTGGGCGCCCGACGTGATCTACGTCGGCAGGTCGATGTACCAGGGCGGCTGGCGGCTGGCCGCCTCGCCGTTCGCGAACCCGTACAAGGTCCAGCAGGTCGGCGGCGCGGCCGAGGCGGTGCGGCTGTACCGGGAGTGGCTGCGCTCGCGGCCTGACCTGGTGGCGCTGGCCCGCGAGCGGCTGCGCGGAAAACGACTCGGCTGCTGGTGCGCGCGCGGGCCATGCCACGCCGCCGTCCTCGCCGATATCTCGGAAGGGGCCGCGCCGTGAACCTTCCCGAGCTGGTCGAACGTGCCGGCCGCGCGAACCGTCAGCCGCGCGTCTTCGAGCGCTTCCAGGTGTTCTACGTCGGCGCACTGGCGTTCGCGGTGTTCGACCTCGCGGTGTGGGGCGACGGCTTGGCGTGGGGGCTGCTCGGGATCGCGCTGGCCGGCCTGGGGCTGTCGGTGCGCGGCGAGATCTGCGCGCGCCGGACGCGGGACGGCGGTGGGGCGCTGTGACCGAGCCGCGCCAGTCCATCCAGCCCACCTACGACAGCCGCGAGACCGGCCCGCGCTACTACCTGAGCACGTTCGTGCACGGACGCTCCCTCGACTGGCGCAAGCCGATCGACGACCCCTTCGTCAGCACCGAGATCACGATCGGCTGGCCCGACCTGCTGCGCGCCCTCCTGCGCCGCCGCCTTCTCGTGCGCTTCCAGGTCGACGCCGACAGGGAGCTGGTCGAGGACGTGCTCGAACTCGACGGCAACTACCTCGGCCTCCCGAATTGCACCCGCCGCAGCGAATTCAACGGTCAGATCCACGCGGCGCTCAGCGACATGGACGGTGAGCAGCAGTGAACGATTGGCAGGAGGGTCTAGACCAGGCCGACCGCGACAAGGTGGTCGCATGCGCTGATCTCGTGGGGCGCGCCGGGGCCCGGCAGTTCGAGATCGGCTTCGTCCACGAGGACGTTCCGGTCGCCGAGGCCGGCTGGTACGCGCATGCCCAGTACCGGGGAGCTCGGATCACCGCCGAGAACCACGACGGACCGGCGCAGGCAGCGATGGCGCTCGCGGTGAAGATCCTGACCGGCGCGAAATGCCGGTGCGGCCGACTGGCCGCGCTGCGTCCGGACGGCGCAGTGGCGTTCCGCAAGACGCACATGGCGGACGGGACCGAGTGGTCGGCGGCCGAGGCGGCGAAGGCAGGGCAGTGCCGGTGGCGGCTGATCGGCGACAAGTGGGAGCCGTCGTGTCCGGTGCCAGCGAACCGGAAGGTCGGACCGCTGTGACCGCCCGATGCGATCTCACCGACCTGGCCGTGGATCAATGCGCCTGCTGGCTGCACTCCCCTACTCCGCAGCCGACCGTCGGCGTCGTGCGCGAGCTGCTGCGTCCGGACTGGTTCGAGGCCCGGTACCGGGGTCAGTGCGCGGGCTGCGGTGAGCCGTTTGCGGTCGGGGCGCGGATCACGCGGGACGAGGAGACCGGCGGATGGGTCGCGGAGTGCTGCGGCGACGAGCGATGACCGATGCCACACCCACCCACCCCACCCATCAGCCCGGAAGGGGCATCGTGACCGAGATCCAGCCGTTCGTCTTCCCGCCCACCGGCCAGCAGGTGCGCTCGCTAATGGTCGACGGAGAGCCGTGGTTCGTCGCCAACGACGCGTGCACGGCGGTCGGCATCACCAAGCCGCGAGACGCCGTCGCGCAGCTCGACGACGACGAAAGGGCGTCCACGGTCGTGGACACCCCTGGCGGCCCGCAGGTCATGACGGTGGTCAGCGAGGCCGGCGTCTACGCCCTGATGATGATCAGCCGGTCGCCGGCCGTGAAGCCGTTCCGGCGGTGGCTGGCGCACGAGGTGCTGCCCTCGATCCGCAGAACGGGCGGCTACAGCGTCGCGGGAGGCGACGCCTCGGTGCCCGTGCAGATTCAGGTGGCGGTCAACAGGCTCGCGGAGTTGGCGCACGACGAGCATGTGGTGCCGGCCGCTGCGCGGATTCTGGCGTTCAAGCGGTGGCGTAAGCCGCGCAAGGGGATCGAGGTTTACGTCCAACTCGCGATTGACGTCGGATCGCTCGGCCTGGACGGCGCCGCGGCAGGGGCCAGGGCACTGCCCGCGAAGGACCGGGCGCGGTGACCCTCGACAGCATCGCCCGGTGGATCGTGCGCTCGCAGCCGTACCTGCCCGGTCTGGGCTGGTTCGTCGCGACGTTCTACGGCTTGTTCGCGGCGCTGTGCCTGCTGGTCGGCTGGTGGCCTGGGGTGGCGATGTTCGCCGGCGGGGGTGCGGTCAGCTGGTGGTGCGTGTGGCTGATGCGGCGCGGGGCTCGGGAGTTGGAGCAGCTGCAGCGGGTCATCGACGGGCGCAGGTGCGACCGGTGACGCCCCGGTGTGTGCGCTGCGGCGCGGCGGTGCTGGAGGCGTCAGGCGATGCGACGCCAGTCCACCTCGGTGCCGCGCGGGATGTCGAGTTCGTCGAGATCGGCCTCGGTGAGCACGCGCAGGCTGTCGAGGTCCAGCGGGTTGACCGCGATGCCGTCGGCGGTGAAGGCGTAGGGCTCGGGTTCGCCGTTGCGCGGGTCGCCGGTCAGGCCGGGGACGAACGCGACCGCCGGGACTCCGCGCATCGTGAGCGCGAAGCCGTGGAAACGCAGGTGCAGGAAAAGCGGCTCGGGCACAGGTCAGCCCGCCGCAGGGTCGCCGAAATCGTCCGCGTCAAGGCCAGCGGCGGCCAGCTTCTCGCGAACCTTGCGGATGCTCGTAGTAGTCGGTTCGCGCAACGGCTCGACACCGTTCTCTCGGGCCATCTGACGGATGGTCTCGGCCGACTTCTCGGTCCTACGCACGATCACAGCGGGACGAACGCCAGCCCGAATGGCTACCGCGACGGCTTCGGCGAACTCGGCGCGCTTACGCTTCTCGGCCTGCTCGGCCTTGCGCCATGCGGCGAGCGCCGCCATAACCGGAGCCATTCGCGGGTCGTCGGGGTCGATGCGCGCCATGCCGTCATCGTGCCACATGCCATTTGCGATGTGCAGGCCACCTACCTGCGAAGTCTTGTCGCTGGCGCATTGGTCAGCGAATCTGTCACGGTCCATGAGGTCTACTGTACAGACCAAACGACTTGTGGCAAAGTGGCTACCGGAAGGCTCGCAACAAAGCGGCCTCCGGAGGCGTCGGAAGCGCCAACCGGAGGCCTGAACCCGCACCTGCGCATACAGGAGACGGATCTGATGGCCCAGTCTACGGGCGCCCGCTTCGGGGGTCTCGCGTGAGCACGCAAACGACCCTCATCGAACTCGGCGACATCCGCGCCACCCCGGACTTGGACACGTACGACGTGATCCTCGTCAACTCCAGCGCGGGAAAAGACTCCCAAGCGATGCTCACGCACCTGGTCGAGCGCGCCGACGCCGAAGACGTGCCTCGCAGTCGGATCATCGTGGTCCACGCCGACCTCGGGCGCGTGGAGTGGGAAGGCACGCGCGAACTCGCCGAGCGTCAGGCCGCCGCGTACGGACTGCGGTTCGAGACCGTCGCGCGCACCGAGGACCTGCTCGACCAGATCGTCACCCGCCACAACACGCTGCGGGCGAAGGGTGACACCACGACCCCCGCGTGGCCGTCGAGTCAGGCCAGGTACTGCACCTCCGACCAGAAGACCGCCCAGGTCGCCAAGCTAATGACGCGGCTCGCCGACGAACACCGGCGCACGCATCCGGAACGCCCGATCAGGATCCTGAACTGCCTCGGCATCCGGGCCGCAGAGTCCCCGGCGCGGGCGAAGAAGACGCCGTTCGGGCCGGACACCGCCGCATCCAACGGGCGGCGCATCGTGGACCGCTGGCTGCCGATCTTCGACTGGTCCTCGGGCCAGGTCTGGGAGACGATCCGCCGCTCGGGCCTGCCGCACCACCCGGCCTATGACGCCGGGATGCCGCGCCTGTCATGCATGTTCTGCGTCCTGGCCGGGCGCAAGGAACTCGTGTTGTCCGCGCGCCTCAACCCGGCCATGGCCCAGGAATACCTGGCGGTCGAGCGACTGGTGGGCCACAGCTTCAAAGCCGACCTGTCCATGGCCGAGATCGTGGCGGCCGCCTCCCCCGCGCCGATCGGAGCCTGACATGCCTGCCACTGTCCGCCGCACGTTCACGGCACCCGACACGCTCCCGAACGTCGTGCTCATCCAGGCCGAGGCGCTGTGGGCCGCCGCCACGGACGACGCCGACGACCGCCTCGCCGACCTGCTCGGCCTCGGCCCCGGCGACGGGCACGACGAACTGACGCGCTGCCAGGCGCCCGGCTGCGGCGCCTGGCTCTGGGCCGACGAGGGCGCGGACCTGGTGTACGAGTCCGGCGCCAGCCTGCGGATGTGCGAGGCGCACGCCGTACCGGACGACCCCGGATGCCGCGTGTACCCCGGCGTGGGCCTGGAGGCGCGCTGGCGCGAGGCCGAGGACGCCGCCCGGTCCAAGCGGCTTCGCGAGACCGGCAGTCCGTGGTGAACCCCCGACATACCGGCACGGCTCAAGCGCCGGCCCGCGACCCCACGTCCACACAACCCCTAGCAAGGAGGCTGCGGCTCAATGGCCGACCGCCGCACCTATGTCCGGCTGCACGACGGACTGCCCGACCACATGAAGATTGCCGCGGTCGGCGGCGAGGCCGCGTGGCTGTACGTGTGTGGGCTTTGCTACGCATCACGCCAGCTCACGGACGGGGTTATCCCGGTTCGACTGATCGGCCGGATGACCGACTTCAAGGACAACGAAGCACTTGCTTCGCGTTTGCTTGAAGCAAATCTCTGGCACACCGCTCAGCACGAGTGCAAGAGCTGCCCTCAAGCCGTCGGCGACGTGTACGTCATCCACGACTACTTGGAGCATCAGCGCAGCGCGGCCGAGGTCAGGGACCTGTCTGAAAAGCGTTCCGCCGCAGGCCAGAAGGGCGGAAAGGCTTCCGGGGCCACTCGCCGCGGCGAAGCAAACGATGAAGCAAGTGCTTCAGCAAAACCGAAGCAAACGCGAAGCAAAACCGAAGCAGAGACAGAGACAGATAAGAAGAAGACTTCGTCTTCTTCTGGCCGCACTACGCGCGGCACACGAATCCCCGACGACTTCACCGTCACCCCCGCCATGGTCGCGTGGGCCCGCGAAAACACCCCCGACGTCGACGGCAAGTACCAGACCGAGAAGTTCATCAGGTACTGGCGCGCCAAGTCCGGCCGCGACGCCACCAAGGTCGACTGGGTCGCCACCTGGGAGAACTGGATGTTCAAGGCCCAGGAGGACATCACCGGGCCGAGGCAGATCCCACTTCCTGTCACCGATCACGCCTCGCGCCCCGAATGGTGCGGCAACTGCGACCCCCAGACCCGCATGGCCGAGAACGCCGAACGCCACCCCGTGCGCTGCCCCCGCTGCCACCCCCTGACCCAGAAAGCGAGCACGCCGTGAGCGAGACCCGGCGCTTGCGCGACGCGGCCGAGATGCTGCGCACCGCGAGCCGCGACCACTACGCCGAACAACCCCTGAACTCAGCCGTCTGCACCGGAATCGCCGACTGGCTCGAAGCCACCGCCCACGACGCCGCATACACCGCCCGCGGACTCGCGCTGGAGCACGCGCACCGGATCGCGGACGCCGTCCTACGCAGCGGCGAAACCAAGAACGCCGAATCGGTCCGGGACGGTGCCGCGTGAACGACCGCACCCCCCCGCAGAACCTGGAAGCCGAGATGGCCGTGCTCGGCGGGATGCTCATGTCCAAGCACGCGATCAGCGAGGTCGCGGACATCCTGACCCCGGCGGACTTCTACAAGCCCGCGCACGAAACCATCTACACCACGATCCTGCGCCTGTCCGCGACCGGCCAGCCCGCCGACGCGCTCACGGTCGGCGCGGAACTGACGAACCGCAGGCTGATCGGCAGGATCGGCGGCCTGCCGTACTTGCACGCACTCACCGGCAGCGTCACCACCCCCGCATCGTCGGGCTGGTATGCGCAGATCGTGCGGGACCTGGCGACCCGTCGCCGCCTGATCGAGACCGGCACGCGCATCGCGCAGATGGGCTACGAGACCGACGACGCCGCGGACCTCGCGGCGATCGTGGACCGCGCACAGGCCGAGGCGAACGCGATCAGCGACCGCACGGTGCACGAAGACGACCCGACGGTGCGCGACACGGCGGACGAGGTCATCGACGAACTCAAGAACGGCGTCGAGATGGGCCTGCCCACCGGGTTCCGCGACCTCGACGACCTCACGCACGGCTTGCAGCCCGGACAGATGGTGATCATCGCGGCCAGGCCTGGCATGGGCAAGTCAACGGCCGGATTAGACGTGATCCGCAGCGTCTCGATCAGGCGGCGCTTGCCCAGCGTGTTCTTCTCCCTGGAGATGCCGCGTAAGGAACTGGTCCGTCGCTGCCTGTCCGCCGAAGGCTCCATCCCCCTGCACCACATGGCACCGCGTTGCATGGCGCAGGACGACTGGGAGCGCCTCGCCCTGTGCTACGACCGGGTCGTCACCGCCCCCATCACGATCGACGACCGGCCGAACCTGACGGTCATGCAGGCGCGGTCCAAGGCCAGGCAGCTCAAGCAGGGCGCCGGCCTGGAACTGGCGGTGTTCGACTACGCGCAGTTGGCCAAGTCGGGCCGCGACCGCAAGCACGAGAACCGGCAGACCGAGGTCACCGCGATCTCGAACGAACTGAAGCTGATGGCCAGGGAACTGCACATCCCGGTCATCGTGCTCGCCCAGCTCAACCGCGGCCCGATGCAGCGCGCGGACAAGCGCCCGATGATGTCCGACCTGCGCGAGTCGGGCGCGCTGGAGCAGGACGCGGATGTCGTGATCCTCCTGCACCGCGAGGACGCGTACGAGCGCGAGAGCCCCAGGGCGGGCGAAGCGGACTTCATCGTCGAGAAGCACCGCAACGGCCCCACCGCGACGATCACCGTCGCGTTCCAGGGGCACTACAGCCGCTTCGTGGACATGGCGCACTCCTGACATTCACCACCTACTACCTAAGGAATCCCGTGGACACCGAGAACCAGGCCCCGATCCCCACCGGCCACGAAGACCTCGACGCTCTCCTCGGCGGCGGACTGCACCCCGGCCACCTCACCGCCATCACCGGACCTGTCGCCGTCGGCAAAACCATGTTCACCATCGGCCTCGCCCGCCACGCCGCCATCCGCTGCGGGCAGCCCGCGTTCTTCGCCAGCACCGAATCCGGAGCCGACCAGCTCATGGAGTACGTCCTGTGCGCCGAAGCGCGCGTCCGGTTCGGCGCGTCTCGGCGCGACCGGGCCACCCCCGAAGAGATGCAGCGCGCCAAAGAGGTGCGCGACGCGGTGACGGGCGCCGTACTGGGGCTGGACAACGTCATCAACTGGACGCTGGAGCGCGTCGCCCTCACCGCGATGCGACTGGTCCACGAGCGCGGACTGCGCCTGTTCGCCCTCGACTACGTGCAACTGCTCGCGGAAACGGACCCCGAGCAGGCGTCGGCCGACCGCATCGAAGAGATCGCCGTCGGGCTCAAGCAACTCGCTCGCGCCGCGAACATCGCGGTGGTCGCCGTTTCCACGATGCGCAGCTTCCCCGCGAAGGCCAACGGCTGGATCCACCCGGCGATGTTCGACCTCGGAGACACCGAGGCGTTCGAACGCCACGCCGACGAGTTGATCATTCTGCACCGCGAAGACCAGGACGACCGCGACAGCCCGCGCGCCGGGGAGGCGGACGTGATCCTCGCGAAGAACCGCAACGGCCACACCGGAACCGCGACCATCGCGTTCCAGCCGCACTTCGCCCGCTTCGTGGACATGGTCAAGAGCTGATGGCCGCCAGCCACGACCCCGAGCCGGACCGCGAGGCCCGCGTCGCTGCTGTGGATGAGCGTGCGCAAAGCGCTGGACCGAATGGGCGCCAGCCGATGACCGCACCCCTGCCGCCGCGCCTGTCCGACCACGCCCCGCAGCCCCCAGTGGCACTGACCTGCACGAACGCCCGGTTCCAGCCCCTCAACCCGAACGGAGATCAGCAGTGAGCGACAACAACGGAAGCAGCGGCGGGATCAGCCTGATCGGCGCCCTCGGCCTGCTGTTTATCGGCCTGAAGCTCGGCCACGTCATCGACTGGTCCTGGTGGCTGGTGACGCTGCCGCTGTGGGGCGGTGCCGCGCTCGTCGTCGCGATCCTCGCGCTCGTCGTGGCGGGCGCCGGGGTTGGCGCGGCGGTCAAGAGCGCCGGGCGCCGGCGCGAGATCCGGTCCGCACGCGCACGGGGCGCCGTGTCCGGCCGCCGCGTGTCGATCGGCGAGCGCAGAGACACCCGATAGTCACCGCAATCCCTGACCTGCATCGACACCTGGCCGCACGGCCGGAAAGGAACTGACATGCACACCGCACCCGACAGCGCCGAAGGGCGCCTGACCGATCTCATCGACCGCTGGAGGATCGACAACCTCTCCGCTGCCGACCTCATGCCGAGCGCCGAGCAGATGCCCGCGTTCCTCGGCGACCTCGACGCGATCCTGCGCGAGCTGCGACAGACGCGCACCGGACTGGACCAGACCATTGGCGAACGCGACCAGGCGCAGGACGCGGCCGACAGCCTCGCCTACGCCATCGCCCCGCTCGAGGTGATCGGCGAGCACACCGGCGACAACGACCCGTGGGCCGAAGCGCTCGAAGTGCTCGGCCGGCAGAAGACCGAGTGGACGTGGCAGCGCAGTGACGCCTCCGGTCTCGCGGTCCGCGGGTTTCCGATGCCCGAGGCTGCGGCGCGCAAGCACGTCGATGACCTGAACGCCCGCGAGGACATCGCGAAGCGGGGATGGCGCTACGAGGTGGCGCGCAGGGTCATCGGGCAGTGGACCGCCGAGTCGGTCCTCCAGTCCGCGCCGCTCGTCGACGAGGCACCCTCGGCGGTGACGGCATGAACGACACCGACACGACCGGCACCCTCCCACTCGAGGCCCTCGACGCCGAGGCGCTGGCCAAGCAGATCGACTACCGCGTCGTCGCATACGGCATCGACGTCCTGGACAACTCCGGCCACGAGATCGCCGCACGCATGCTGCGGCTGCTCGACGACCAGTTCGGGGCCATGTCCCGCAGGGCCGAGGCCCTTCAGGTCGTCCTGAACGCCGCGAAGGCGATGAACGGCGTGCACGAGCGCGCCATCGCCCGGCTGCGCGCCGAACTGGAGCAGGCGAAACTCGCCCCCGGCCCGACCGGTCTGACCCGCGTGTGGTCGGGCTACAACGACGACGAGTGCTGGTTCCCAATGTTCGCGAACCTGGCCGACGCGAAGGCGTACGCGGAGCGGGCGTTTCGGGTCTCGTGCGCGGAGCTGGACGCGGGCGAACCGGGCGAGATCACGTGGGTCGAGCGCAAGGCGCGCACCGACCACCTCGGCTACCCGGACATGTGGGACCTCACGTCGGACGTCGGCGGAGACGGCTGGGTGGTGTGCGGGGTGCTGGTGCACCCGGATCTGGCGTCGGGTCTGCGGGAGCAGCCGATCGAGCAGCCCGAGCCCGACGGCGAGCCGCAGCCGCAGACCGAGGGCCAGGGCGTGCTGCCGGTCGAGACCGCCGGGAGCGCCCCCGACCCGCGCGACTTCCGCATCGGCGACCTGGTGCAGATCACCGCCCGCGAAGGCGAGAGCGAGGCGACGCCGCCCGGCCTGCGCCTGAACGGCCGCACCGGTCCCGTCGTCGATTTCGACGACACCCAGTACCCGATCGGTGTCGCGGTCGAGGGCTGGCTCGGCCCGGTGTGGTGCAGCCCCGGCGAGGTCCGGCATCTGAGCGCCGAGGAGATCGCCCGGCTGGAGAGCGGGGTCGGCCGATGACCGCCCCGCTTGCCGACGCACGCCTCGCCGAAGTCGAGGAGTTCCTCGACGTGTGGGACGCCGCCCCCGTCCACCGCGCCCGGTACCGGGACGTGATCAGCAGTCAGAAGTCCGGCGACCCCGAGGGCGGCCGCAAGCTGCGGGCCACGACGCTGCGCGACCTGCTCGCCGAGGTGCGGCGGTTGCGCGCCGAGCGCAACGAGATCGCCCGCGCCCTGGCCGACCGCACCGACGAACGGGACGCCACCGAGGCCGAACGCGCCCGGCTCGCCGAGGTGCTCGGCGCACTGGACGCCCGCCGGGCCGCCGAGCAGGTCGCGATGGAGGACCTGCAGGCCGCGTACGAGCGGCTCGGCGACGAGGCGTCGCGGATCGCCGGCATGGGCCAGCGGTTCCGTGTCGAACGCGACCGGTTGCACGACGCGCTGAGCGAAGTCCTGGCCAGCGGCGGCCCGGACTTTGACGGCGAGGTGCTGCGCGACCTCAAGCGCACGCTCTGGATCACGCCCGAGCGGTTGCAGGGCTGGCGTGGCGTGCTCGCCTCCGTGGAGCGCTCCGAGCGGGACGACATGCAGCCGGAGGCGACCCCATGACGCGCCCGGAGCGTTCCCGTCCGATCCGCGACCGCAAGGGCCCGCGCGGCACGGCGCGCACCCGGGCCGCCGTCCGGCAGTCCGCCGTCCGGATGGCCGAGCTCAACGCCCTCGCGGCCCTGTGCGCCGAGCAGCACGGCGACACCCCCGAGCTTCAAGCCGAGCGACGGGACGCGCTGCTCGCGGAGATCGGGGGGCACTGGGGCGACGGCATCGGCAGCCCGGCGGCGTACGCGTGGGACGCGGCGATCCGCGACGGGCTCGCGCAACTGCGGGGTGCGGCGTGACCACTCGACGCGCCGCCGCCACTCGCACCCCGGTCCTGCCGGACGGCCGCCTGGACTGGACGCAGGCGCGTCTCGGCGAACCGGCGCCCTGCCAGCACTGCGGGCATCCGGCGATCCTGCGCCACCCCGTCACAGGCACGCCCTGCCACAAAGTCTGCGACCGGCCGGTCCAATCGGCCGGATCGGAACCGGCCGGCCAAAGGAGGGCTGCTGCGTGAGCACTCCCGCCCTCGGCGCCAAGCTACGTGCGGCGCGGGAAGCCGCAGGACTGAGCCAGCGGCAACTTGCCGAGCAGTTGCACGCAAATCAGACCAGCCTCTCGGCCTGGGAGCGGGGAGCGCGTATCCCGCCTCCGCGCCGCATGGTCGAGGCCGCACGAATCCTGCACGTAGATGTGGACGTCCTGGGCGATCGCCTAAACCGTGACGGCCAGGACGCAATGACCTGCACGATCCGGGAACTCGGGGCCGCGATCCGGGAAGCGCGCATCGCAGCCGGCCTCAGCCGGGAGCAACTGGCGGAACACCTCGGAGTCGTCGTCCCTACGATCGGCGTGTGGGAACGCGGCTATCGCGCCCCTAGCTATGAACGCGCCCCTTCAGTGGCTGCGGCGCTCGGCCTCGACGTGAAGATGTTCCCGCGCTGTAAGCAGCCGCGAACCACCGTCTACAACGTCCAGCCCGGGAAAGTGCAGGCGGGCACCGACAGCCTGGGGCGTCCCGTCTGGCGGCAGGTCGTCGACGCCAAGGAAAAGCTGTTCTCGCGCGTGATCGCCGGGCCCGGTGGTTGTGTGATCTGGACCGGCGGGAAGACGGACCGCGGCTACGGGCACATCAACATCAACGGCGAGCGCCACTATGTGCACCGCCTGGCCTACCAGCTGCTCATCGGTCCGATACCCGAGGGCCTGGAACTCGACCACCTGTGCCATACCAAGGACCGGTCATGTCCCGGCGGCAGGTCGTGCCCGCATCGGCGTTGCTGCAACCCGTATCACCTCGAACCCGTCACCTCGCGCGAGAACAGCAGGCGCAGCGCGCCGGCGCGACGCACCCACTGCCCCAAGGGGCACGAGTACACCGAGGAAAACACGCGCGTCCGCGTGCGGTCCGGCAAGCGAAGCCGGTCGGCAACCTCGCGAGAGTGCGCAGAATGCAACCGCTTGAGAAGTCGGGAAGCGTATAAGGCCGTCCTCGAACGCACCCATTGCAACGTCGGGCACGAGATGACGTCCGAGAACACGACCACGCGTTCCGACGGTGTGCGCATGTGCCGAGCATGTCGCTCGGCGGGCTCCCGGAAGCCGCGCCTGACTCCCGAGCAACTCACCGAGGTGCATCGACTGCTGAGTTCGGGCGAGCGGCCTCTGCGGATCGCCGCGCTCTTCGGGGTCACCCCGACAGCTATTCGCGCCATCGCCAAACGCAGAGGCGCCGTCGCGGGCGAGCCCGAACCCGACGCGCTGCTCGCCGAACACCGGCGGCGGCTCGCGAACACCACCCCGACCACTGCCACCGAGAGGACCGCAGCATGACCGAGCCAACGACCACCGAACAGGCCACCCGCGAGTGGGGGCACCGGTTCTGGGACGGGGGCGCCGCGCCGGACGAGTCCCGCGAGGCCGCGCTGCAACTCGCGGCGCGTTTCAAGCCCGGCCGCGTCGAGATCGTCCACCGCGACGGCCCGGACGCCGAATGGCAGCGCGCCGACTACCAGCCGCACACGCCGTCGGAGCGCATTGACGCACTGGCCGACCACATCGCGTTCCTGCGCGCGCTGAACGACTGGCGCGGCACGCGGCTGGTGGAGCTCGGCGAGTACCCGAACCCGCCGAAGACGTACGCGGCCGGGGCGCCGACGACCGGGCACTTCAGCCCCGGCTACCGCGGCGAACTGCCGGACCACCACGGTTCGGCCGGCACCTGCGCGATGCCCGCGTGCGTCACGGCCCGCGCCCGGCACGAGGCCGCGGACACCCAGGACCTCACGCGCGACATGTACGCCGACAACGCGAGAGGCGGCGCGTCGTGAGCGGGGCGCGGCACCAGGCGCTCGGGCTCGGCGCGATGGCAGCCCGCAACGGGGTCGCGGCGGGCCGGCAGCCCTACGGTCCGCGAGCCGGGTTCACCGACACCGACCCGGGCGGCGCGGGCGGGAACTGGCGCGACCGGGCGGCGTGCAAGCCCGGCAGCGGCATCGACCCGGAGACCTTCTACCCGATTGGGGCTACCGGCCCGGCGCTGCTTCAGATCGAGGACGCCAAGGCCGTGTGCCGTCGCTGCGCCTCGATCGAGGCCTGTCTGAGTTTCGCGATCACGGCCGGGATCGACACGGGCGTGTACGGCGGCATGAGCGAGGACGAGCGCCGCGCACTCAAACGCCGGGCCTCACGCAGCCGCACCCGACAGGGCACCGAGAGCACAGAGACGGCCAGCGCCACGGCTGACGCGAACTGACGGCCCCTACCTAAACCCGCTTAACGGAAACGAGGCAGAAAGACCCATGACCGAGCAAGCCGTACGCGCCGCTGGACCGAAGCCCGTCGTCCTCACCGGACCGATCACGCACTCCTGCGGCGCGTGGTGGACCGGCACCCGCGTCTCGCACTGCGGCGGTTGCTGCCTGACTTTCAGCTCGCTGACCGCCTTCGACGCACACCAGCGCGGCGGCACACCCGGGCAGATCTGCCGCAAGCCCGACGAGGTCGGTCTCGTGCCGGTCGAGAAGCCCTACGGGGTGCTGTGGTCGTGGCCGTCGTCGGACGCGAACCCGCACGCGGCAAGGGGCGACGACGATGCCTGACGAGCCCGTCCCCACCCGCCGCGTCTCGTTCACCGTGACCGGCTACCTGCGCCACGGCCATCCCGTCGGCGGCTGGTACGACATGCAGGCCCAGCCGGACGGGGGCCAGGTCTACTCGATCCCCGAGTCCGAGGTCGACGAGGCGTCCGTCACCGACGCGCCACCCGAGACCCTCACCGACGACGACTGGTCCGAGATCGCGGGGCAAGTCCACGCCCGACTCGGCGCGGAAGCCGGATCGGCGCTCGTGGCGCAGTGGCGCCGCATCGCGGAGGCTGCGGAGTGACGCCCGATCAGATCCCCCACCGCCTGGTCGAACTCGGTGCCGAGGCGCTGCGCCGGGCCGCGTACGAGTGCGACGGCGACTGCGGGCTGCCCGAGGACGAATGCTGGACCACGTACCCCGTCGCCTGGTCCGCGATGGTGGCCGGCGAGACGCACGTCCACGGCAGTACCGAGGCACTGGCCCGCACCGTGCTCGCGGGGGCCGCATCGGCAGGCGGTTTCGAGTGGCTGATGCGCACCGCCGAGCAGTACCAGCAACGCGCCCACGCCGCCGAGAAGGCGCTGGCCGAGTCTCGCGCCGTTCGACACGGGGGCGCGCCGCCGAGGCTGGGCTGGCGGGCGAAGGCCGCGCGGCAGTTGGCGATCGCGGGGCGGGCTGCGCTGGAGGCGGTATCAGTGCTCGGCCTCGCGCTCGTGGCCCTGTGGGTGTCGGACTGGGCGCAGCGCGAGGCAGATTCCCGGGCGGTCGGGTGGCTCGCGGGTTTCGGCGTGCTCCTCAGCCCGTTCGCGGCGCTGGGCGCTTGGCGCCACCGGATGCGCGCGAAGGGTCGGCGATGATCGTCTTCTGGCTCGTATTCGGCCTCGTGGCCGGCTATGTCGCCGGTCGCCTGCGTCCCGGTCGCCGCCTGTTCGACTGGACCTACGCCGCCGCGACCGGTGACCGTCGGGGCGGCGCGTGGGTCGCGGGCGTTGCGCTGGCGCTGCTTGGCCTCGCCGTGCACCCGCGGCGCTCGATCCGCTACGCACGCTCCTGGCGCCGCGCCGACGAACGGGCGCCCGCGCCGCAGATGGACCCGGAATGGGGGCGGCGGTGAACAGCCGCTGCCCGCGCTGTGGCCGCCCGCTCGCAGGCCGGGACCCGGGTTCGCTCAAGCACGCCGCCAACGTGCGCAAGCTGGTCGGCTGGTTCGTGGCGTTCCCCTTCACGGCGGGAGTCGTCCTGACGCTGGCGGTCGCGGTCGGACTCGGAGCGATCCGGTGACCCGCCGCCCGGTCGCGGTCGAACCGCCGTGCCCGAGCCAGGCCGAGCACACGCCCTGCCCGACCGGCTACCTCGCCTGGTGGTCATGGGCCGAGCGCATGAACCGCACCCACGGCCAGCGGCGGTGCACAGGCTGTGGACGGTGGGCGATCTGGTACCGCCGCGCCGAGGGCGAGTGGGCGATCTGCTGGGGCTGCGGCGAGGCGAAGGTGGATCCGGCGCTGTTCGGCGAGGACGAGGAGCTGCTGTGCGGCGGGTGCGTCGCCGAGAGGGAAGCCCTCAACGCGATGGCGCGCACGGAGTCGCAGCGCCGCCGCTGGGCGGAGGCGACGTGAACCGGTACCGATCCCGGATCTACACACCACCGCCGCTCACCCAGCGCGGCCGGCAAATCCGCGAAGAATCCCGCGGAGCCATCCTCGATCTGCGCCCGTACGAGGCCCCGCCGAACCTGCGCCTGCCCAGCGGCCAGCGCGCCTACTGCCGGCGCTGCGTGCGCCACTGGCTGAACGGCGCCTGGTACTGGGATTTGCCGATCATCGGGCCGGGCGGCACGTGGCGCTGCGTGCTGTGCTGCGGGCTGGCGGCCGACGAGGCGGAGTGCGAGTGCTGCGGGCTGCCGCGCGAGGTCAACGCCGCATTGATCACGAAGGGGCGCTGGACGTGACCCGCCGCAAGCGCCGTCGTCCGCCGTGGCCGTTCCAGCTGCTCGGCACGGCCGGGGCGCTCGTCGTGGCGGCGCTCGCGGTCACAGCCGTGGCGCACCTGCTGATCGGCGGACCGTGGTGAAGTCAGGACCCGGCGCGCTTCCCGACCCCCACGCCCCCATCACGGTCGTGTACTGGCGCTGCTGCGCCGGATGCGCCGCATGGCTCGCCTACCCCTACGCACCGCCGCAGGACGAGCGGACCTACTGCGGGCCCTGCGACACGCGTCGCGAAGCATCATGCGCCGGATTCGACCCACGCCCGCACCCCTCGCCCGACGCCTGCGTGCGCCGCCACTCCGCGCCCGGCTTCTGGGTCGTGCTCGCCCGCGACAAAGACACCCTCACCCTGCGCCGCCTCGGCCTGCCCGACGCGGCTCCCGCCACCGTCCACCTGTCCGACACCTACCCCCGGACCGACTTCAGGCAGAGCCCGTGACCGACAAAGCACTCACCAAACACCGCGCGTACCTGCGCCGCGCTCAAGGCATTCCCGGCTTCGTCCCCTCGCCGACCGTCGCCGCGCACCTGCGCGCGCTGCGCGCGGCCGGATGGACCGTCCGGCAGATCGGCGAATGGTCCCAGGTCAGCGAAGGCACCCTCTACCGGATCCTTGGCGACGCACGCCGCAGCGTGCACCTGCGTACCGCGACCCGGCTCGCCGCCCTCGCCCCCGACCGTGTCCCGCCGAGGATGCGCTGATGGCCGCCCCGCGCGAACGCGATCTAACCGTCACCCTCGACGCGGCCTGGCTCGCCTACGAGAAGCACCTGCTCGCCCGCGTCGACGCCGACACCTTCAGCGCCCAGTCCGCCCGCGGCTACCTCGCCTACTCCCGGCGTCTGGTCGACCATCTTGGGCCGCAGCGCACCTGCGACAGCGTCGAGGCGTCCGAGATCGTCGAATGGCTCGCGCACTACCGCGCCCAAGGCGCCCGACGTCCGGACTACGTCCAGAAGGGCGCGGGCCCCGCGACGCTGCGCCACTGCCACAAGTCCGCCAAGGGCCTCTTCGCGTTCGCCGACGCGAACAGGTGGCTGCGCGAGAACCCGATGCGGGACGTCGCCGCTCCCCCGCTGCCGCGCAAGAAAGCCGGACCGGAACGCGCGGCGCTCTCGCGCCCCGAACTGGAGGCGATGATCGCGGCGGCGCGCACCGGCCACGGCTCCTACCACGGCGACCGCGGCGCGTGGGTGCGCGACGAGATCGTGATCCGGCTGACCGGCGAGTCCGGGCTGCGCAACGGCGACGTGCAGAACCTCGACCTCGGCGACATCGAGGCCGAACCGTCTGGGCACTGGGTGGCGCAGATCCGCCGCGGCAAGGGACGCAAAGCGCGCACGGTGCCACTCACCGACGCCTGCGCCACCCTGATCCGCGACTACATCGACCAGTGGCGCCCGCAGCCTGCCGGGACACCGGACCGCTACGACAAGAACCACCACCTGATCAAGGGCGACGCGCAGGCGCTGCTGCTCTCGCCGGAGCGGCACCGGTTCAACGCGGCGATGGTGCGCCGGATCGTGGAACGGTGCGCGCAGTCCGCGCTAGGACGCCACTACGTGCCGCACGGGCTTCGCCACACTACCGGCACGCTGCTGGCCCGCGAGGCAAAGGCAGACCCGGCACTGATCGCGCACATCCTCGGCCACTCGGACATCTCGGTGACGTCGGTGTACCTGGACACGACCACGGACGAGGCGGCGGCTGCGGTCAATCGGCGCAAGGTCGGAGCGAAGGCTCGGGCGCCGAAGGAGTTGCCGCCGAGCACGGACGATCCGCGCTGGCCGGAGTGCGGCACGCGGGAGGGCTGGAACCGGCATAAGCGCGAGCGGATCCCGAGGTGCGCGCCGTGCCGGATGTGGAAGCGGGAGGACGCGCAGCGCGGTGAGGCGCGGGCGCTGGAGCGGGAGTTGACGGCCGCGCGCCGCCGCCTCGCCGCGCAAGAGGTGCAACTCGCGGATCTGCGGGCGCAGCGCGAGCGGCAGCGGCAGGTGATCGCCTCGCAGGGTGCGCGGATCGAGGCGCTGCATGCGCAGTTCAAGGCGTCGCGCGGGCTGACCCGGATGCCGAAGCTGTTCGCGGCGCAGTCCGCGCAGGACGTGTGCGGCTCGCCTGCTGGCTACAAGCGGCACCGGCGACTCGGTGAGGACCCGTGCCCGGCGTGCCTCGACGCGGTGGCCGCCTACAGCCGCGAGCGGCAGGCGCTGGCCGAGACGGGGCGACCGAAGGGGCTGTGCCCGGCGTGCGAACAGCTGCGGGCGGTGACGGCCAGCGGCGGGATGCGCAAGCACGGGTGCGCGGGCGACGGGCAACCGCCGAAGCCCGTTGATGCGCCGATGGAACTACGCCAGGTGGCGTGATGCGGTCAGGTCTCGCCCAGGGGAAGCCCGGCCGCTTCGCGCCGCTCGGCTGGCGTCATGTCGTTGTAGCGGACGAGGAACCGCGTGATGACGTTGGTGATCGTCGTCCCGTCGCCCTCGGCTTTCTCAAGTGCAGGTTTCCAGACCTCGTCCTTGACGCGGAGATTCCGGACGGGGGTGACTCCGGTGGCTGGTCTCGGCACGCGATCAGTGTCGCATGTGTACTTACGGGTTTCCATGATTCTTTCCCTCCGGGACTTGAATCTGTACTTACAGAATCGTATGCTGTAAGTACAGAAACCGGCAAGGGGAGGACCTGAGATGACCGCCACGCAGACCGCTTACAGCCAGTGCGACGAGGCGAAGTGCACCAAGAAGGTCGACGCCATCGTGCGCAACGAGCACACCGGCCGCATCGACTTCCGGCTCTGCAGCGGTCACGCCAACATCGCCGAAAGCGTCGGCTACGGCTACGTCGAGCGGCTCGGCCACTGACCTTCCGCCCGGCCCTTCGGGGCCGGGCATCCTCGCTCGCCCGATCAGAGAACCAACCGGAGGGGACCCCGAGATGATCACCGAGAAGCGCGCAGACGAACTGGCAGTTGGCGACCTGTACGACACACGCTGTGGCGTCGCCGACCTCGCCTTCCAGACGATCACCAGCGTTGAGCGCTTCACCCTCCCCGGCGGCGGCGACCGCGTCGAGATCAGCTACACCGGCGACGCGATCTGCAACAGCCGCATCCTGGTCGGCGCCTCCACGGTCCGCGTCAAGACGGACGATCCGGCGCCCGCCCAACCCGCCAGCGAGTTCGCCCGCAGTATCTGCCCCGTCGCCGACCACCAGCCCAAGCGGCCGCGCCGCTCCTCCGGCAAGGTCGGCTCCACGATGTCGACCGCCCGTCGCCGCGCCGTCCTGCTCCGGCTGGCCGAGCGCGTGAACTCGGGTGTGCTGACCGCCGCCTCGTACCTGCGCGACCTGGGCGCGGACGACGACACGGTCCGCCGCTACGCGTCCACCCTGGGCAAGCGCGTCAAGGCCCTGGCCGCCGCGAAGGGCATCACCCCCGCGCTGTCGGGTCTGGCCGTGGTCGGCCGCCGACTGGTGCGGTGCCTGGCGTACTCCCCCGCCGAGATCGAGATCCTGCGCTCGGCCACCGCCGACTACACGCGCACCGCACACCTGATCGGATCCTGAGATGGCCGCGCGCGCCGCCGCCAACACCCTCAACCAGTGGACCGTCGTCACCTACCGCGGGTCGCTCACCCAATTCCACGGCCCGGCCCGGTTCGAGGACGTGTGCGACTGCTACTACGGCCCCGACCGCGACAAGGACTGCTGGGGCTACGCGCTCATCCTCGCGGACGGCCGCCGACTGCTGCACGTCAAGCCCGAGTCGTTCGACATTCCCGCCAACGCATTGATCGGAGCCTGAGAGATGACCACCACGAAGAACGGGCTGAAGGCCACTGCGGTGCGCGGCCACTCGCGCGTGTTCCTGGTCGAGAAGCCGGGTCGCGGCCGCGTCGAGTTCATCGAGATCAAGTCCGGCGTCGCGATCGAGGAAGTCGACACCGACGCGATCGAGCGCAGCGGAGAGGAGACCTTCGACGCCTTCATACACGCCAGGAAGCTGGATCGACGCGATTGCGAAGACCGCGCCCAGGCTGGCTGGTACGTCTCCTCCGCCTTCACCCACTGCGGCCCGCTCCCGACCAAGGCCGAGGCGATCAGGCAGATGCGCCTGATTCTGGCCGACGTGAAGATCTGGTGTTGGCGCGACATCCCGAAGCCCGCGAAGGCCACGAAGGCCGAGGCCGCGCAGTGGCTCGCCCGCGAAGCCCGCGCCCGCGCCCGCGAAGCACACCGGCGCGGCGCGGCCGGCACGAAGATCACGCGCCGGTTCGTCGAGGAGGTCGCGAACCAACTCATCTGCGACGGACGTCTGACCGAGGACGACGCCGACCCCGCCGCAGTCCGCAAGGCCCACCGCATCGCCGTCGAGACTAGTTACGAGTACGGAGACCGCCACCTGGTCAACCTCGCCGACGTGCCAGGCCTGCGCCTTACCGCGCGCGACCGCATTGATTTGGCCGCAGCCGAGCACGGCTGGAGCGTCGAGCAGATACCCGCCGGATGGGCGACGTCCGAGAAGCGGCGGTACAGCAGGGGCGACGACTACATCTCGGTGAAGTTCTCAAAGAGCGGCCACGTCACCGGGCTATACAACCCGCTAAGGAATTTCGACCGAACCTGGACCGGCAAGGCCGAATCGGCCATCGCCTACCTCACCGGAAAGAAGGCGTGACATGGCCGCGCAGCCCAGTGCAGAGCATGTCGTCCTAGCCGCTGCTGTGCTGCGCCGGGGCGACGAGCACCCCTGGTACGCGCCTTCTTCACACGCCTTCTTCACACGCCTGCTCGACCGGTTCGGGCGCACGGAGGCGTCCCGCATCTGGATCGAGGCCGTGCGGATCGTGGAGGCCGAGCACCCGCTCGACCCGCCGACACACTGCGCGCCGGACTGCGCCGGCTTCTGCGGCGAGTCGTACATCGACGAGGACTGCGCGCCCTGCCAGGAGCTCGAAGCGATCCGGTACCCGGCCGCCGAGAGCGGCCCGCACACGTGCGGATGCGGCGCGGTGATCCCCGCCGACCAGCACGAAGCAATTTTCGACCACATCGACCAGTGCCCGTCCGCCTGACGGCGCAGACCACGAAGGAGGCGCGCCGTGCGCCGCGAACTTGAGATCACGATCAGCCTGGGCAGCGGCTCCATCCGGGAGCGCGTCGCGCTGCCCGAGGGCTGGGACGAGATGACCGGCGAGGAGCAACTGGCCGCCATCGACGAGGAGGCCGACACGATCATCTGGAACCGCAAGCACGTGACCGGCACCGTCGTGGAGGCGTCGGAGCGATGACCAACCCCATGGCGCCCACCAAGACCGAGCGCGCCCAGCGGATCGCCCTGAACGCTCGGGCGTTCGTCCGCAAGGCGCGACGCGACGGGCACACCAACCTGATCACCGGAATGCTGCTCGCCGAGTCCGCGCAGGCCTTGAAGCTGCTCGACACGGACGGCTGGACCATCCGCAAGGCCGCACGCCTGACCGTCGCAGAACTGGAGCAGGCGCAGGAGCTCGTGCGCGCCGAGGTGCCGGACCTGACCGTGTACGACGCGGACGGCCGCTACGTGCTCGACGGTCCCGGGCAGGCCCCGGTCTTCCACCTGGGCGGGTGGCGGTTCGGTGGCGGTAGCGCGTACAGCGCGCTGGTCGAGGTCGCGGACCTGCTGATCCTCAACCCGCGCACCGGACCGGGGGCCTGACATGCCCGCCCTCTCCCCCGCCCAACTCGCGGTCCTGCGCGCCGCGGCTCAGCGCAACGTGTGGGCCGACGCGACGCGCGAACCGGTGCGCTGGATGGTCGGCGCCGACGAAGACGCCCGGCCGGACACCCCCGCCGTGCAGTCCCTGATCGACGCCGGGCTGCTCGCCGATGACCGACGCGTGGCGGCCGACATCGGCACCTGGTGCTTCGCGACGCCGACCCTCGCGGGCCGCGCCCTGCTCGACACCCTCAACCCGGAAGGCCGCTGACCGTGCTCCCTACCGCCACATTCGCCATCGACCGGCCCGCACCCGGTGTCGCCGTCGTTGCGGCCACCGGGAGCCTGGACGTGTACAGCGCACCTGACGCCCGCAGCGTCCTGCTCGACGCGATCAACGAGGGCCGCTACCGGCAGGTCGTGGACCTGCGCGCGGTGGGCCTGATCGACTCGACCGGGTTGAGCGTCATCGTGGGCGCGGCCAAACGCGCGCGGGCTCACGGCGGCGCCCTGGCGCTCGCGGTGGATCTGGACAGCCGCGTCGGCAACGCGCTGCGGATCGCCGGTCTGCACAAGGCGATCGCGCCCGCCGAGTCCGTGGACGGGGCGCTGGAAATGCTTGCAATGCTTGCGCCGCAGACCTCGGAGCCGACTGCCGAGCTTGCAGCGCCTGCCGCTCCGTCGTTCTGGCCGCCGCAGCCCGGCGACGTGTGGCTCGCGTGCCTCGACGCGCAACTCCCCGATCCGTGGGTGTGCCCATCCGGGGGGAAGCTGAGGGCCTGCGGCATTGTCCGGGCGGCCGATCGAGTGTGGAGCGAGTTCGGCCCGCTGCGGCTGGTGTGGCGTGACAGCGCGCTCGTCACCGCGATGCACTCCAGCGAACTGCCCGACGCACCCGCCGCGGAAGGCCGCTGACCGTGGGCGACCAGTTCACCGACGACCCGGTCGGGCGCCTGTTCAAGGCGTTCTCCGACGCTGTCGACGCCCGGCTGGCGGCCAACCCGCCGCGACCGGCCCGCCGACGCAGGAGCCGACCGGTCGGCGCGAAGCAGCGCCCCGCCCTCGTCGACGACTTCGATCGTCCCGCTGATGGCTGCTTCTGCGCCGCGACCCCGTACCCGCCGTGCTCGCACTGCGAACCGCCTGCCTGACCGTTCTTCCTCGCCCGCGCCCCACACCGCGCGGGGCCACCCGATCCACTACCAGCGAAGGAGCACCATGACCGAATCAACCGCACTCGCCCAACTCGGCGCCGTCGAGGCGTTCACCGCGTGGCTCAAGGTTGACAAGGAGAACCACCCCGGCGACCGGCGCCTCGCCATCTCCTACGAAAGCGCACCCGTCCTGCGCAGCCATATCGAGGCGCTGCTGGACGCCGCCCGCGAGATGGCGCTGATCGCCAACGAGCGGATCGGCCAGCTGAGCGAGGCACAGGAGTTGGCCAGGGCCTTGTACCGGCTGTTCGATCCCATGCCGTTCTGCATCGACGACCTCGACGAGCGCATGTCGATCGAGCGGCTGCCGCAGTGGCTTGGCGGCGAGGCCGAGACCTGGCAGCGAGAGGGCGGCGAGTGATGGCCGCTGCGATCAACATCTTCGACCTGCGCTCGGTCCTGGGCGCCCAGATCCGCGAGGCCAGCGGCGCCGACATGTACGACCTGGCGTCCGTGAACCTGAATGCCAACACGATCGAGATCCGGTTGCGTCTGCGCGACGCCGCGACGCTCAGCGCCCACTTCGCTAACGCCGACCGCTGGCGCAATGCGTTCGAGGCGCTGCACGCCCGGCTGCTGCGCGACCTGCCCGGCGACGCGAGCGAACTGCCGCCGCCCGGCGACGAGTACTGGGCGCGGACCCTGGACGAGCTGCTGACGTTCGCGGCCGAGACCGCGCTCACGGCGGAACGGGGCGCGTGATGCCCAATCCGACGATCGACCCGGAGCGTATCGAGCAGTACGAGGCGGAACGCGCCGCGATCATGCGCGAGCACACGCCCCGGCTCAAGGCCATGGCCGGCAACGACCCGCGATACCCGCGCGTGTGGAACCAGCGCGCCGACGCACTGCGCGCACTCGCGGACAAGTACCGGATGCCGACCGAAGGAGGAACGCGATGAGCGACGCCTGGGACCTGTTCGCGCAGGTGCGCGACATCACCGCGTGGCTCGACGCGGACGGCGCGCTCACCGACGAAGACCACGTGTTGAAGATCGGCGCCGAGCTCGGCGAAGCCATCGACGCGCTCGCCGGGATGAAAGGCACGAACCGGCGCAAGGGCGTCACGCACACCATGGAGCAGGTGCTTGAGGAGCTCGCCGACGTGATCCTCGCCGCCGCGTGCACGATCGAGCATCTGCGTCCCGGTGCGGACGCCGTTCGCGGGGCGCTCGCGTCGAAGGTCGCCGGGATCATGGCGCGCTCCGACATCCAGCCGCTCGCGCAGGCAGGTGCGTGATGGCCGCGAAGCAGCGCAAGCCGGACCCGTTGCAGCCCGGCGACGAGCAGATCGCCCGCGAAGAAGTCGAGGCGTACTTCCGGCACCAAGCCGAACTGGCTGCCGAAGAACTCGCGCAAGCACAGGCGCGGTTCGATCGCCTGCAGGCCAAGGCCGACGCGGCGATCTCCGCGTTCCGCGCCGGCGAACGCATCGAGCAGGTCGACGCGTGGTCGATCGAGTTGCACGCGGGCGGCCACACCGAGATCGGGATGGCCATCCTCAACGGCCGATCCACCGACCACGCGGCGTACGGCGCGGCGAAGGCACGCAATGAGGCCACGGCACGGTGGCTGCGGTCGCAGGGCTATGAGCCGATCGAGGACAGGAGACGCTGATGGCCGTCAAGACGACGCTCACGCTCAACGAGGACGAGCTCTGGCTGCTCTACCGACTCGTGGTCGACGAGGTGTCGGGCGGTCCGTGCCTGCTCGAGCAGCCGCATATCGAGCACGAGACGGCGGCCGGCACTGCGCTGGCCAAGTTGTCCGACGCGGTGCTCGCGATCCAGGAGAGGAACGCTGGCGATGGCCGATCTTGACGTCCTGGCCGGGGAACTCGCCGAGTCCCTGATCGAGTGGCGCGCCCGCAGTGCCACTCGGCGGGAGGCGCAGAACGAGGTCGGCGACGTGGCGGACCTGACCGACGACGAGCGGGAAGCGCTAGTTGACATGGTGCTCGACAAGATCGAGCGCGCCGACATCGAAATCACGATCAAATAAGGAGTACGGCATGGGCTGGGCAAGCGCAGGCGAGATCTTCGACCCGGCGGCGAAGGCGCTGGTGGAGCTGAACGCGCCGGACGAGATGAAGATCCGTGTCCTCGGCGACCTGATCGGCGCACTCCAGGACGGAGACTGGGACACCGAGGACGAGTCTCTCGACGAATTCCAGAACGACCCGGCGATCGTCGAGGCGTTCCGGCGGCACGACGTGTACATCAGGTGCGACGACGAGCATGCGACCGACGACCGTGGCGATGCCACCTGGTGTACGGGTGAGCGTGGCCACGATGGTTTGCACGCAGACGATGACGGGCGGGAGTGGTCGTGACCGACCTAACCGAGGCCCGCGCCCTGGCCGCTGCGGCGCGTGCGGACACCTCCGACGGGCTGGAGGCGCGCGAGAAGCTGCCGGACGTGGTTGACCAGCTACTCGACCTGATCGGCGAGCCGTGGACCGAGTGGGCTGCGCTGACCGACAAGGCCGCCGGGCATCCGGTGACGAAGCCGTGCGACGACGAGCAGGACGCCCGCGAGTTCGTCGCACTCATGCCGCCGGGCGCGTGGGTCGTGGTGCGCCGCACCCGCTACAGTCACGCCGAGCCGTGGGTCGAGGTCCCGACGGGCGCAGAGGCCGGCGATGTCTGAGACGACACACGGCACCGCGCGCGCCGAGCAGCGCATCCGCGCCCTGCTGGCCGCACTGCCGCCGGGCACGCGCAACCTCGGCGGCGAGTTGGTCCACAGCGCCGCGTTCCGTTCCGAAGAATGGCCGCGCGGAGTCTACGCGCTGGAACGCACCGACATGGAGGCCGTGCTCGCGCTGCTCGACGAAACGCGTACGGCACTCGCCCGAGCACGCTCGCTGTGTCTGGCGCATCCCGCCGACGCCGTGGACCCCGAGCGGCACACGCCCGAGCGGGTGCGTGCGTACTTGCAGCGGCTCGGCTGGGTGCGGGAGGGCGGTGGGCGAGTGGCCGAGCTGTGGCATCCCGTCGGTGCGCCCGAGCAGCGGGTGACCGTGCCGCTGATTCCGACGGCGCCGGATTACGCGAAGGTGTTGGGCTTCCTAGTCTCGGATCTCGCTGATCTGTACGGGCCAGGCCAGCTTGTGGTGCTCGCGGCCATCGAGGCGGCGTGCGATGCCTGAGTACGAGACCTACTGCTGTCGCCACCCCGAGTCCGAGTGCGCGAAGGCGGGCGGCTGTTCGGGCTCGTGCAACTGCGGCGCGGGCGGGGACGAGTGCCGCCCGGTGACGCTGCTGTCGGGCGAGACGATCCCGGTCCTCGGCGCACGCGAGCTGTCGCCGGCCGGTGTCGCAGCTATGGGCGAACTGGTCGAGGCCGTGCGGCGCAAGGCCGCTGCGGAGAACCCGCCGGACCCGGACGCCGCGGCGCTGTGGGCCAGGATCGACACAGCGCGCCATGCTGCCGGACTGTCGCTACGGGAGGTGTCCGGGCTGTGCGGGGTGAAGTTCTCCGTCCTGTTCCGCACCGCGCAGGGGCGGATGCCGGGCGCGGACGACCTGGCGGCGATCGAAGCGTGGCTAGCCGCGAACGGCGGCTGAGACGCTGCCGCCCCGGCGAGACGGGGGTCGGCCGGGGCGGCAGGCCCGAATGTTCCGGGCATCGGGCGCGCCGATCGCGGGGGGCGTGGCTGGCGCGCAGTTTCGAGACTAGCGCGCCGATACGACGCGGCGGGTGCGTTTGTCGCAGGGCCGTGGTTCCATCAGCGCATGGCGATCGCCGAGGACTGGCCGTGGCTGCTGCTTGACGCACTGGACGCTACGGCGCAGCAGAGCGCGCAGTTGCACCTTGACCTGTGCCCGTTCTGGCAGGGCGATCCGTGCTCGTGCGGGGTGCCCGCGACGATCGTCGCGGTGCGCGACCGGGTGTTCGCGCAGGCGGGTGACCGGATCGCGGAAAGGGTCAGCCAGACGCCGGCGGCGTGAACTCCACGGGCGGCGGACTGTGCCTCGGGCAGTCGCGGCAGGGCATGTGGATGGAGATCAGCGCCGGGTCGTGCCCGGTGCGTCGCGCCGCCAGCGCCCGCAGATGCTCGCCCAGTTCCCGGTCGGTGAGTGCGGGCGGCCACGGGAACACGGACGGGCCGCCGGGCAGTGTCAGCTCGAACAGCCGCCATCCGGCCAGTTGCGGGTGCTCGCAGTAGGCGCCGCGAAGGCGCAGCAGGCGGAAGAAGTCGTCCGGGTGCATCGGGATGCGCGCCGAGGCGTGTTGCGTCCGGGCCCGTGCAGTCACCGGCGGCGGTCGCGAATCTGGTAGACCCGCTCGCGGGAGAGCCCCGTGTGTCCGCTGACCACAGAGACGGGGACCCCCTCGGCGATAGCGGCGCGGATCGCGTCGTCGCGTCGCGCCGTCTGACGGTCGTGGAGGGCCACGTCGGCCTGCGCTGCCACGAGCTCGTTCACCTCCGGCGCTCGCTGGCTGGTGTCAAGGGGAACGACGTGGGCGGTGAGCGTGTCGACGATGCCCTGGATCTCTCGGACGGCCCGCTCGACGTCGGGACCGGTGGCTCGGTCGGGCCGGGCACGGACGTCCTCGGTGTGGATGGTCTCAGCGATCGGCGCGGCGGCCGTGATGATCTCATTGAGCTGTTCGACGGTCGGCTGGCCCGGGATCGGCCAGTAGCGCGTGTTGGGGTCCTGCTCCTTCGGCCTGTCTGTTGCGCGCGGGAGGCTGTAGCCGACGCGGAGGGTGTCGTGGTAGCCGTCGAGGATCAGCATGACGGCCATGGGGACAATGCCGTGGGTGCGGTTGCGTTCGTAAATGTCGGCTTCGCGATCCGCGTTGTCGTTGTCGAGGTACTCGATGTGGAGTGCCATGGCCTTCCCCCATCCGCCGCCACACCGTGTAGCGCGCTACACATATACTCCCGCTACGGGATAAGGCTGTCAAGCGTGCTACACATCCGCCCATGACTGGAACAGCAAAACGCCCCGGTCGCAACACACTCGGCCGGGGCGTTCGCTCGGGCCCGACCACCATCCGTGGCGCGCGGCCAAGCCCTCATCGCGGGCGGGGCGGGCGCGCCGGCTCTCGGTTGCCGAAACCGGCCGGTACGTGCCGCCACGGGCGGTGACCGGTCTACCCCTCGCTGATGCCTGCCCCTAGTGGGAGTCCTGCGTGCAGGCTACCGCGCTGCACGGATGGCGGCGTCGAGATCAGCCATAGCGTTCCTCCATCTCGCCGACGATCGCGTGCATCGCGTCCAGGCCCGCGTTGATCTCCGCGTCCAACTCTTCGAGCGTGCGCGTACTCGGCGACAGGGACCGCCGGTACTCGTCCCGCCGCTGCGCGCTGGTGGCCAGGTGCTGCTCGCACAGGTCGAGCAGTTCCCGGACCTGGCTGGGGTGGACGTCGGCGGTCTTCCACCCGCACCGGCATTGGCCGCGCTTTCGGCTGTGGTCGGTGGCGTGCATGGCGATCGTGGCATCGCAGTACCAGGTCCAGTCCGGGCCGGTGGCGAGGACGCGGATCGGGGGCGGAGCGTCAGGCATGGCGCCAGTGTCGCATTGCCTATTTCAACTCGACATTCCCGCGCCAGGGTTCGAGCGCCGCGGTCCGCAACTCCTCGGGAAGCGTCTCGGCGGCCAGGCCGATCGCGGCGCCGAGCTCGTTGGGTTCGTACATGCCGTACCAGGCGATGCCGGGCCGGTCCACGACCGGCATGACGCGCGCCCGGCCCTCGGGGATACGGCACCAGCCGAACCGGCCGCGTCCGGTGGTGCGCCCGTCCTGCTGCCACGCCCCGAGCCAGGCGAGCAGCGCCGTCCACTCGCCGTCGGGCGTGCGCGCCCACGCGAGCGCGACCGTGTCGGTGTGGCCGCCGCGTCGGCGCGGGTCGGGGTGATTGAGATTGTTCACGCGCAGCCGCTGGGCGCCTCGTACCGCGATCAGGTGTGGCGGCGGGGGCGGGAGTTCGGACAGCGGCGGATCGTCCACCCACCTGCCTCCGATGTCGGCCACTTATCGAGCCTACGCAGTGCGCGCCTCCACCGCCGCCGCACCAGCCATCCGGGCGTACGGGACGGCTTGAGCCCGCGAACGGGGCGCAGGAACGGCGGCCAGTGGCTCGGCGCGCACCCGAACTCTGGCGCGCTCACCAGGGCCGATCTCGATGTCGGTCCAGCCACTCCCAGACAGCCCACCAGGCGAGCCACAACACGGTCAGCGCGCCGATGACGATGCCGCACCACTCGTACGCGGTCAGGATCGCGCGGGCCTGGCGGCGGGTGCAGTTGTGCATCAACTCGCACGTCGGCGGAAGGATCACGGCGCTGATGGTCACGGCAGGCCGCCGATGGCGTCCGGGCGCCCGGCGACCGGCAGGCTGATCCACCGCCCGCCGTCGCCGAGCCGCCAGATGGCGCTGACCCGCCCGTCATGCTCGCGTATGTGGACTTCGCCGGTCGGCAGCGCGTCGTCGACGAGGAGCGGGATGCCGAGCAGCGAGCCGAGCGGGTTGCGCAGCGGTGACGGCCCGCCTTTTGGGGCGCCCGCGATCAGTGCGTCCAGGGTCGCGCCGTCGCTCACGGCGATCTCGCGCGGTAGCGGGGGGCACGTCGGCGAGCGGGCCCTCGAGTTGGGCGAGCAGGCCCGCGTACATCGGCGGCTCAGTCATGTGTGGCGTCCTCAGCCCGTTCGCGCCCGTCGAGCGAACGGTGCACGATCAGCCAGCCCATCGAGCCGTCCTCGCGTTTTTCCGGGCGCACCTCGGGGCCGCACACGCAGTCGGGTTCGCCGGTGGAGGTGTCGTGCTCGACCAGGTCGCCGACGGGCCGCACGTGCAGGATGTCGGTCATCGGGCCGCGCTTCGCAGCCGGGCCCGCGCGTTCTCCATGGCCCTCGCCAGCACTGCGGCGGCTTCCCGCTCATCGCCGGGCACGCGCACCGCAGCGTAGAACCGGCCGCCGCCCACGTCGGTGACGCGCTGCCATTCGACTGTCGGCTGGTGGTCGAGCAGTTCCTCGATCAGTTCGTCGCAGAACGCCGCAGCGCGGCCGGGGGCGATGTTGTAGTCGGCGTAGGCGAGGTTGAACTGGTGGGTCGGCACGTCAGCCGCCTTCCGGGTGCGCGTACTCGCAGTCGGGGTTCTGGCAGGCGTGCTGTCCGATCGAGGGCGCGTAGATCATGGGTAGGCCGTCGGCTGGGCAGGCGCAGGACTCGTCGCAGCGGTGGGTGCGGCGCTCGGCTTCCGGGACAGTCGTGAGCGCCAGGTCGAGCGGGCCGTAGATCCTCTCCCATGTGCGCGCCGAGACCATCGACGGCGGCCAGGGCGTCTGCCGGTCCGCGGTCATGGCGCACCTCGCAGCCGCATCTTGATCCGGGTCCATCGCGGGATGTGCCCGAGGCACCAGTACCGACTGCGGTTCGGCCAGCCGGTCTCGAACGCCAGGAAGCCGGGGTTCATCCGGCCGCAGCGCGAGCACGGGTACGTCTTCACGTCCCTCCCCTGGCGGCGTCTCGTTCGGCCCGGTGCGCGGCCCAATCTTCGGGCCACTTCGCGAACTGCTGCGGCTCGATCGGCGCGCGCAGTTGGCGTATCGCTTCGCCGACTGGCACCGGGCGGTATGTGCCGTCCGACTGGCGGGCGCCCTCCAGGAACCACGCGGCGGCCCCGGCGCGGGCTTCGTGGGCTCGGCGTTCGCCGTCGATCAGGCGCCGTTCCTCTTCGAGCGTGGCGTCCAGGTGCTGGTTCTCGGCGCGCAACCGGTCGCGTTCGGCAAGCAGTTCGTCCGCTTCGACCTCGGCGCACCGGTGACAGTGGGCCGCACCGCCGTCTTCGCAGCGTTCGCCGTCGCAGGGCTCGCTCGCCCCGATGGAGCACAGACGCCTGCACGGCCCCGCCGATCTGCACCGCGGCGTCGCGCCAAAGCCGGTCTAGCGCCCGCTGCGGCACCAGGCGCAGCCACCACGGCAGCGTGATGTAGTCCGCGGCGATCAGGTCCGCGCCCGCTGACTCGGTGGCCAGGTCCCGGATCTCGTACGGCAGTCGCAACGGCCCCTGGTCGGCGATCGAGTCGTGTTCGGCGCGTCGGCATGCCCGACGGTGCGCGCAGTACTCGCTGCGGGTGCCGTCGGCGTGCAGGATCGCGGAGCGGGTGTTGTGGGCGACACGCCTGCCGCAGTGCGTGCAGCGGGGGCGCTTGCCGACGAACTCGGCGGCCGGGTCGCGTGCGGTGCGGGTCTCGGGGGTCACTCCACGCCCCATCGGGCCAGCGCGTCCATCGCGGTGAGATCGGGGACGACCTGGTTGCCGTACGGGCCCGTGGTGGCGTTGGCCATCACCCGGATCGCGCACCACATCACTAGGCGCTTGGGCAGTTTCCAGACGAGCCGGAGCATCCACTTCTCGGCTTTTCGCTTGGCCCAGTACTTGAGTTCGGTCATGTCGCTCTCCGGTGGGGCCGTCAAGGTGTGGTGCTGGTGGCGTGCCAATTCTCGCAGGCCGCGCCCACAACGCGGGCGGTCACGCCGCCATCTCCCGTTCGCCGACGGCCGTGCGCGCCATGGCCTTGAGGCAGTCGATCACCGCGAGGCAATCCCCGAGCGCCCGGTGGCCACCGTTCAGCGGCTGCCACCTGTTGTTGCCCCAGTAGTCGGACCATTCCCCCACCCAATCCGAATAGGGGATCATGACGTCCTCGGCGCGCAACTCCGCAGCGAGCCACGCGTCCGGGCCGACATCGATCAGCCACAGTTCGTGGCGCACGCGGCCGACGTCGTAGCCCTCGTTGTAGATCAGTACGCGCCTTCCGTGCACGGCCGCCGTCAACCTCGGCAGTATCTGCGCGAACGTGGGCGCGTCGGCCACCATCTCGTCGGTGATCCCGTGGATCGCGGTGGCTTCGGCCGGGATCGGCTCGCCGGGGTTGATCAGGGTGTCGAGCAACACCTGCCCGGCGCCGGTGACGACGGCGATGTCCACGATCCGCGCCTCATCGTGCAGGCCGGTGGTCTCGGTGTCGAGGATCACCGTGTTCGGGTCGGCGAGCGCCGCGGCGGCCCAGGCGGCGAGTTCTTGGACCTCGCGGCGGCGTGCTTCCCGCGCGGCGCGCTCGGCCGCCTGTGCGGCGGCGCGTTCCTGCGCCCAGCGCGCTTCGCGTTCGGCGCTGAGCCGGGCCTGCTCGGCGCCGTGTGCGGCCTGGCAGGGCTCGCAGCGGCGTTGCCAGCGGGCGATGGCTGAGCGGGTCTCCAGCGCCCAGGCGAGCACTTCCCGCTTGGTCGCGGTGCGTTTGCCGCAGCCGCCCGCGCACCGGATCGCCGCCCGCAGCAACTCTTCCTTCTTCCGATTGCGTTCGGCGACGCAGAACCGGCACAGCCGTTGCGTGTTCCACGCGCCCACCAGGATCTGCGGGTACGGCTTCGAGCCGACGCGCCGGCAGCCGCCGCAGGTGCGCGCCCAGCGCGCCGCGGTCTTGGCCCGGTCGGCGGCGGCGCACTTGCCGCACTGGCGCCCGTGGATGACGTACTCGCGGACCTTGCCGCAGCGCGGGCAGGTGCGCCGCGCCCTCCACGCCCACTCGTCGCCGACCGAGCGAACGATCGGGGCGGCGTCGGCGGGTTCGTACAGGGCGCGCCGCTCGTCCGGGTGGTAGTAGGGGATCACGTAGCAGACGGGCCGTTGGCCGGGTGCGGGTTGCAGGCGTATCGCGGCCAGTCGGGTGACGGTGCGCAGATGCGCCGGGGCGGTGCCGTGCTTGTACAGCGGCAGGCCCAAGTAGGTGCCGATCGGTGCGGAGGCGGGTGCGGTCTGAATGCCAGTCACACGGCTATCGTCGCAGGTGGCACCGACAAGCACGCCCGTCTACGGCGCTTTCCCGCGGGTCGAGGGCAAATCCGCTGCGAGCGTCGGCTTGGTGCGGATCTCTAGCCGCGCCGTCGGCCGTCGGCATGGTCGAGCGCGGCGCGTCCCGCGTCGGTCAGCACGGCCGGCGTGTACCTCGGTCCGGGTACGCCCGGCTCGGCCAATCCCTCCCCCTCGATGACGTTCATGGCGCTGTACATCGGCCGGAATCCGGACGGGCGCGACGGGTCCGCGATCCACCAGTTGGAATAGCGCCGGTTGGGCTTGGAGACCTTTCCCTCGGCGATGGCGCGCAGGATGGTGAGCTGGTATCTGGTCAGTTTCACCGGCACGGCGATCTCCTCGGGCTCGCTCGCGGGACGCGGGATGGTCAATCCTCCCGCAGGGCACTGACACTCACAGCGGCCGTCCGGCGCTTAGCCGCAGCGCTAGACGCGATCTACGGCGCTCCCCACGGCGCCCGGGGATGATGAGGGCGCTGTGGGCGCTGGCTTGGTGCGGAATTCCAGGCGTCCGACGCAGTTGATGTTCTGGAAGTCGCCGTCCGCGACGTCGATCCAGTGTCCGCTGTCCGGGTGGCCGTCCACGACGATGCGCCACTGGTGGCCGGGCGCGGGGTTGTCGGTCACGCGTCGGCACCCCTCTGCGCAGCGGGCTCGGCCGCCAGGTCATCAAGCGCCAGCAGCTCCCACGAGTCCGTCTTACGGTAGGACGACGACCCGGCCGCGGCGGGATCGGCGTCCAGTCCAACCACGGTAGTCCACGAATCCCCCGCCGAACGGATCTGGTCGCGGTACGGGTAGTGCAGGTGGCCGTGCACCAGCAGCCGGGGGCGCAGCGCGGTCACGGCGCGCTGGATGCGGTCCTGGTTCGGCCAACACTCGGGCAGGTCCTTGCGGTTCCAGCGCGGGTCGGAGGCGCGCGGCTTGTCGTGGGTGAGCATCACGTCCACCGGGCCCGGGTCGGCCAGGGCGGCGGCGAGCTGCTCGTCGGTCAACTCCTCCTCGGGGAACCACAGCGTCCCGGCGGCGTCTGCGGGGGTGCGGCTGTACCGCGCCGCAGCGCGCTCGAGCTTGAGCGTCTTCTCCCGCTCTGCGCGCACCCGCCAGGGCTTGTCCACGCTGTACGCGCCGCCGAGGGCGATGAACCGCACGCCGCCCCAAGTCCAGCGGTGCCCGCGCGGGGCGTATCGGACGTGCTCGGAGATGACGACGAAGCCTTCGTCGTCGGTGGCGGTGTGGTCGATCAGGCTGGAGCGGTCGTGGTTGCCGTCCAGCCACCAGATGGTGCGCCCGGCTTTCGCGGCGAACTTCTCGACGTCGCGCAGGAACGCCCGGCCGTCGGCGGTGTGCGGCCAGTAGCCGAAATCCCCGAGTTGGAACAGGTAGGTCGCGTCGTGGCGGTTGGCGGTGTCGAGCAGGTGGCGCAGGTGCGCGAGGTTGCCGTGGGTGTCGCCGACCAGCAGGACGCTCCCGCTCACGCCGGCCCTCCCGGTTGCGCGGCGTGCATGTGGTCGATCGCGACGTCGGCGTGCCGCCACACCCGCACGAGGCGCCCGCCGGGCCGGCCGTGCCCGTCGGTGCCGTCGGCCATCAGGGCGGTGCGTTCGGCGCGCAGCGCGATCTCGTAGCCGCACGCGGCGGTGCCCTGCGCGCCGCTGCCGACCAGCGCCGCGCAGGTGCCGTGGTCGCCGTGTTTCGGCGCGGGGCCTTCCTCGGCGTCGTTCTCGTAGCCCCTCGCGAGCTGGTCGATCCTGGCCCGGATCTCGGCCGGGTCGTCGCGTGTCGCGGGTTGCAGGCGGCGTTCGTTCGCGCCGGCCACGAGCGCGGCCACCTGCGCCGGGTCCAGGCGCTGCGGGTTGTAGTTGTCGGCGTCGTTCACGACTGGGTCCTCCGCGGATGCGAGCGCGTCAGGGTCGCGAGATGGGCCTCGACGGCGTCGATGACGACGGAGGACATGCTGCGCCCCGCATAGCGGCAGTGGGCTTCGAGTGCGGCCCACACGTCGGCGGGCCTGCCCGGTGGCACGGAGATGTTCTTGCGTTGCGTCGCTGGCACGTTTTCCGGCACGCCGTGAGTATCCCCGAAGGCGCCCACATTCTTTGTGTACCGCCCGGCCGGTCCGGTCACGGCACGAGCACCGCCAGGTCGACCAGGCGGAACGCCATCGCCTCGTACGGCACCTGGAACAGCTTGTGCAGGTCCGTGACCATCCGCTCGCGATCGGACGCGGTCGTGCGCCCGCCGAGCCACACCGCCAGTTCCCGCATGATCGCGGCCTCGGGCATCAGCAGTCCGGCGGCGAAGCGGTTAGCGGCGCGCTCCTGCGCCATCGTCGCCGTCGAGGAGACGGGTAGGCCGTTCGGGGCGCGGATCGCGTGGTCGATGCACAGGTCGTATTCGTGCAGCAGCGCGTGCCCGAGGCCGTGGGCCAGGGCGAAGCGCTGGCGGGCACGCCCGTGGGCGCTGTTGACGCCGAGGATGACGCTGCCCTGTGCGTCGCGGGCCGTGAAGCCAACGGCGTGCGTGCCCTCGTGTTTCTTGCCGGCGCGGCGCATGCCGCACTGCTGGACGAGGGTGTCGACGGGGATGGGGATGTTCAGTGCGGGGTGGTGCGTCGCGAGGACGCGTTCGGCTTCGCGGGCTGCCGAGGCGGCCACGGTGCGGGCGGCCACCGGTCAGTCCTCGCCGTCTTCGTCGTCGTGGCCGCAGGGCCGGTTGAAGAACCACACGAACGCCCCCAGCGGCGGCGCGATCAGGAGTTTGGAGGCGCGCTGCCCGTCGCAGGCGTCGACGGCCCGCGGCAGCCGCCAGCGGGTGACGCCCCAGGGCGGCCAGTACTGCCAGCGGCGGGCGTACACGCGCCCCCAACCGGCCCAGGAGTACGGGGCGCGGGTGTCGTCGAGGTTCTGGTTCGGGCGGCGCCACACGACCATGCGCGACGGAGGCTCGGGTCCGGTCATGGCCGCACCGCCGCGGTACCCGCGCCCTCGACCCAGCCGGGCACGACCGTGACCGGGATTCCCTCGGACCGCCACAGCTCGACGATCGCCGGGTTGTCGTCGTACGCGTGCACCGGCCGGTACTGCTGCCGGATCTTCGCCAGGATCTCGCGCTTGACCACATGGTCGGGCCGGTAGTCTCCGTTCGCCCGCATCCACATCGCATCCGAGGGCACGCCGTGCAGGGCGAGCCAGAACGCAGTGGAGTTGCGGAGCCGCGCCTCGCGCGCGGTCACGACCAGCACGGCGCGGGCCGCTGCGTGTTCGGCGCGGGCGGCGTCCACGACCCAGGCGTTCGGGGGGCAGTTGACGGCGTCGCGGTGGAACGCGTCGAAGTTCTTGCGGTAGCCGTTGGCGGGGCCGCCGAGTACGTGGTGCCGGATGGCGCGCACGTCGCACAGGGTGCCGTCCATGTCGAACAGGACCGCCTCGGGCAGCATCAGGGCGCCGCCTTCGCGACGGTGTAGTGCTCGGCGCGCACGCGGTAGACGCCTCGGGCGACTCGGACCACGAACCCATCGTTGGCGGCGTCACTGAGGAGCTGGTACGCGGCGCCGAGCGTCTTTCCGGTTCGTTCGGCTAGCGACGGGGCCGTGATTGGGCCGATCCACCCGGCGAGCAACGCCCGATACTGCTTCGGCTGCGGCGTCCTGGCGCGTCGTGGCTGGCGCGGTTTCAGCGCCCTTCGCTTTCGCGACGTCTCACGTGCGCAGGCGCGGCAATAGCGTTGGCCGTCGTACCATCGCGTGTTTTCCTCGGTCCACTCATGGCCGCTGCCGCACGCTGTTGCCCGAGTCAGTGACTTCGTGGCCGCGACGGAAGCCGTGCGCTTCGCTATCCACTCGGGCGACTGCTTCCTGCCGCATAGGGAGTCGCTCCGCTTTCGCAGCGTCTTCGCGCTGGGTTTCTTTCCCATGTTCGCGGCGGACAACTTCGCGCGCGTCTCGGGCGACCTGGGTTTGCCAATCTTGGCTTGAGCACTCTTACGTACAGACTCGGATGCCATTCGCCATGTGCCCCCTGAGACGCCGCCCGTGGACAAGTTGAGCAACGGCGCACCCGCGAGTCGCAGGCGTTCGATGTGCCGCCTTTCGGCGGCGTCTAGGCCGGTAGCGGGTATTGGCCCCTCGATGAGGAGGATTCCCGGCACCGCGCCGGCCTCGGCGAGCTCGGCAATCCAGCGGCATACGGGCCGGCTCGGCGAGCGGCGGTCCGCCAAATGCCCTTTCAGCCTGCGCTTCAGTGCTTGACGCGTCTGGCCGACGTACCGGATGGTCCCATCGATGTCGCGAAGCCCGTAAATGACGCCCATGCCAGGCGTCGGCTTCGCCCGTTCCGCGTCGCAGGAATCAGCTTGCATACATCTATTATCGCAGGTAGCGCCGACATTCCGAAGGTTCATGCGGCAGCTCGCGGAGCGATATAGTGCTGCGCCCGGACCCTCTTCAACCACCCCTCAACGACACCGTAACTCGGCTCATCGGGCAGCGCCGTCCTGGCTGCGTCGAAGGCTGCGACCGTCTCGGCAATCAGCTTCTCTGCGGCGGTCGGGTCCTTCGCGACCTGCTCGCCGAAGTCGAGGTACTGCTGCGGGTCCTCTAGGGCCACCGTCAACCTCCCCGAGGTGTAAAGCTCAAGACCTTGGCGGCTCAGGCGCAGTAGGTGGCGCGCATGTTTGGCCGTGCGCTTGCGAGTGTCCGCGCTGAAAGACCCGTCGCCCCGGTTGAGCAGTTTCCGGCACTGGGCGACCGCGTATCCGCAGTAGGCGTCCCTCACCAGGCGGGCGCTCGGGAAGGCGCTGCGAATGCCGACCAGTTCATCGCCAAGCGCCGTCTTGATCTCGTAACTCTCAAGGAAGAGCAGTTCAAGGACGGTCGGGTTGGACTTGAGCATCAGCCTCGCAGCTTTGGCCGCCTCGTGATACGTCACGTCGGGTTTGGTGGTGACGATGGAGTCGTTGGGCGCGGTCAGGCCCATGAACCGGGTGGTGGGCCAGGTGAACACGCCGAGCCGGTCGATGTCGGAGTCGGGTCCGGCCAGGCCGTACGCGGTGGAGCCGACGACGCCGGCCAGCAGAACGCGCATGTCGGACTCCTCGGCGGCCGTCACAGTGTGGTCTCCAGTTCGCGGATGTTGGCCGCCCACCCGGCGACCCGGTCCACGTCCTGCTGCCGGATGCCGAGGCTGATGTGCAGCAGCAGCGTCGGGATGCCGTCCTCGGTGCGCGTTTTCGCCCACTCGAAGTCGCCGGGCTCGAAGTCGTCGTCCAGCCATGCGAACGCCCGCTCGCCGACGTACGCCTCGACGGCGTCGCGCTTCCAGATTTGGCCGAACGGGAACGGTCCACGCGAGGGGAACTCGATCACCGGCAGTTGCGGCAGGCCGACCACGGGCGCCACGAGCCGGTTCGCCGAGTGCTCCCAGGTGGTGGCCCAGGCCAGGTCTACCAGGTGGGTCAGGGCGAGCAGCATGGGTCCGTGCGCAGGGTTGAGCCAGACACGGATGGAGCGTTTGCCGCTCTGTGCCCAATGCCAGCCGTCCGCGCCGGTGCGGACATGCCGGGTGGTGTATCCGTCGGGCCGCTGGGTGGGTTTCGCGCCGTAGGGGTTAAGCGGTCCGTCTACGTCGAGCAGGAGCAGGGGTTTGGTCACGTGTCCTCCTGGGTTCGGTTGATGGTTGCGTGTTCGCGGGTGTCGCGCGATGTGTTTCGGGCCGGCCGCGTCGGCTGCGTCTCGATCCGGTCGCGGTCCGGTCGCGCCGGCCCGTGCCGTACGCGCCGGGCGTAGCGTGGTGGCCTGTCAGGATTCGAACAGTGGGGGGATCATGCGCCGTCGTTCCGGCACGTCCGTTGTGGGTCTGCTTGTGGGTCTGGCCGTAGGTGTGGCCGGCTGCTCATCCAGCGCCCCGGCCACGCCCGCTCAGGTGCACCTGAAGGGCACACTCACCCTGTCCAGCGGCTACCTGGACAACTCGACCACGAGTTACGTGCAGACCGACGGCGACCCTTGCGCCGGGGGCGAGGGTTACAGCGACATCAGTCAGGGCGTTGCCGTGACGGTCGGCAACCAGACGGGCGCCACCATCGGTGTGGGCGCGTTGAGCGGCGGGGTGGTGCAGGGTGCGCGGACTACCGGCACGGTGACGACGGGTACATGCGTGTTCTCGTTCGATGTGCCGGTGCCGGGCGGGCAGTCCGAGTACACGGTGACGATCTCGCATCGGGGGACGCAGACGTACACCCTGGACCAGGTTGCGGCGGGTATCGCGCTCACGCTCGGCTGATCGGGCGGCGGCGCCGGACATGCGCCCGCGCTGTTCCTGCCGGGCGACCCGTCGCAGTCCTGCACGATCAGCGCGGGGTCGGACGCTCCGTAGCCGGGTCACGAGATGCCTTCCAGGTAGACGGACTGGTCCACGGGGTTGCGGTAGGGCTGGTATCCACCGGCGGCAAGGATGCGCTTAGCTTCCTCACCCGCGCGGTCCGCCTCGGCGAGCGCGCGGCCGGTGGCGGTGGGGCGGGATTCTCCTACTGCGCGGGGGTGACAGTTAGGGCAGCGCCCGGGATGACTGGAGTCCCAGTCGATCATTCGGGTGGACTGCTCACACTCACCGCACCATGGCGGCCGACTACTACCAGCGCCTTCGTCTCTGCGGCGCGGTGCACCGAGGTCCTTGGCGCGGTAGATGGCGGTTCGTACGCGGTCGTTGGCGCCGGTCCAGTCGCGGTCGAGGGTGGCGATCAGGTCGGGCACCGTCCATCCGGCCGCGAGGGCCGCGGTGATGGGGGCGAGGAGTTGGGCTCGTTCGCTGCGGCCTGGTTGGCGTTGCAGGTCGAGTTTGTCGATGACGGTGTCCGCGTCGGGGTTGGGTTCTTGTTCGGCGTAGCCATCCCCCGCCGCCGCCCTAGGGCTTGCGTGGATCGCGACCGCTGGTCCGCTGGAGGTAGGAGGAGGTCTGTCTGTCTGAAAAACGTCTGTATAAGGAAGGGGAACGGCTGAGCCGTTTTCGGTGCGACCTGCGGAAACGGTCGTTTGTGCAGGTGGGACCGGGACCGCCTGGGCCGTTTCCGGTCCCACCTGCGCGTTCGCATCATCCTGCCTGCTCGCGCCGACACCGGCTGAGCCGTTATCGGTCTGACCTGGCGTAATGAGGGTTTCCGCAGGTGGTACCGGCGACGGCTGAGCCGGTGTCGGCCCCGCCTGGGCGTTTACCGATTCAGCGTAGATTGCGATGATTGTCGTCATCCGGCCGTCGGCCGACCTGACCTGAGTGCGCACCAGGTGTCCGGCTGCGGCGAGTTCCTTGGCCGCCTCGAGGTAGGCGTCTCGGCCGCCGCCGCGCTTTCCGCTGCCGTAGTACTCAGCCACACCTGCGATGGAACTGAACTTGTTCCCGTCGATGAGCAGACGTGCGAGTAGGCCAAGTGCGGCGAGGGACAAGTCCAGGTTGCGTGCGGCCTCGTTGGGGAAGCGCTCGAAGCCGCCGCGGTTCTTCGACAGGCGGGTCACCTCGATCACGCGGCGCACCCTGCTAGAGCCCAATGCTGCAGATGTAGTAGGGCAAGCACTACGGTGACATCTTTGAAGAGGTGGTCAACTTCTTGTGAGAAGTTCCCGAGGGGAGACGCATGTCCGATGGATCGAAGCCGACCCGGCGAGAGAAGATCGCCAACGACCTGAGGAGTCAGATCAGGGAAGGCAAACTGCCGCCTGGGGCCGCCGTTCCGGGCGAGAACGCCATCGCGAAGGAGTACGGCGTTTCGCAGCCAACCGCGCGGGCCGCGTTGGCGATCCTCCGAGGTGAGGGGCTGATTCGCGTCGAGCGCGGCAAGGGCGCGTACGTGCGCGACTTCAAGCCGATCCTGCGTGACGCGACGACGCGCCTGTCTGTCGAGCAGTGGGGGTCTGGGCATGCCATTTGGAGTGCGGACCTCCAGTTGCGCCCGCTGTCCATCGTTTCGGTGGATGTGACCGCGGGTGCTGCATCGCCTGACGTGGCCGCGCTGCTGGGTACAGCGCGGGTCGTCGTGCGTGACCGCGTGTATGCGGTTGACGGTCGGATCGTTCAGGCGGCGGTGTCCTATCTGCCGGCCGACCTCGTGAAGGGTTCGCCGATCGAGAGGCCCGACACTGGTCCAGGAGGTACATACGCCCGCCTGCGCGAGTTGGGGTTCGAGCCTGCGAAGTTCGTCGAGCAGGTCAGGATTCGCATGCCGCAGCCGGAGGAGCGCAAGCGACTGAAGCTGGATGTCGGCCAGCCGATCGCTGCAATCCGCCGCACGGCGGCGACTGAGACGGGGCGCGTTGTGGAGGTCAACGACATGGTCCTGGTGGGGGAGGCATACGTGCTGCAATGGTCATTCACCTCCTGATTCCCGAGTGATCGAGAGCCCCGGTGCCCGCCGGGGCTCTTTTGTTTTCTATGTACTCCATGAACTAACTAGATCCTACTTGACTTCTTAACAGATGTCACCCATGCTGGGGTTATGAAGCTCACTGAGAACACGGCAACTGGAGTAGCCGCTGAGGGCGACTGGCTCACCGTCGCCGAGTTCGCGGCGATCTTCCGCATTTCAGACGGAGAGGCCTACGCGGCGATCCACCGCGGCGAGATCCCGGGCGTGATCCGGATCGGAACCCGGCGCGGCTACCGCATCCCCCGCGCCTCGGTCGCCCCGTACGCCGAAGCCCAGCGCGTCAACGCCGCCGTTTAGCGACCCCCGATCGCCGCCCGTGCGCCGCGCCGACCCCCCGGCGCGCGTGCGACACACCACCGAACCGACCGGAACCGCCCGAGGAGAGAAGGCACCGATGCAGATCTGGATCCTCACCAAGACCACCGACATCGACCCGACCCAGATCCTCGGCGCCTACGACCAGCAACCCGGCACCCGCCGCTTCGCCGAGGAGGCGACCCGCATGCTCGAAGCCGCCGCACGCTCCCTGTACGGCGAGGGCGGCGAGCCGATCCCGGATCCGCTAGCCGTCTGCGGCCGGGGCGAGGACGGGTCGCTGAACCTGACCGTGCGCGACGACCTGCTCGCGCTCGAACCTATCGAGTACGTCACGGCCTGACCGGCCCCCGCGCGCCGCCCGCGCCGGAAACCCGAACCCGAATCGAAGGAGCATCCCCGTGTCCTGCACCGCGAGCAAGTTCGACCGCGACTGCGGCGGCTGCCGCCATTGCGCCGACTGCCCTCCCACCCCCGGCGAGCCCGGAATCCTGCACCTCGACCCGCAGGCAGTCGCCGACGCCAGGGTCTGGCGGCGCCACCGGCTGCGCGAGCGGCTGATCGGCGACCGCGCCAACAACTGACCGGCCAGGCCGAGCGGCACGCTCCACGGTTCGAGCCCGTGGCGGCCACGCAGCACAGCACGACCGCCGAACAGCAAGCGGCCCGACCGCGTCGCAGGCAGCCGGGCCACACGATCCAAGCCTGGAGGGGCAAGAACCGTGGACACCACCGTAGCAAGCGGCACCGACAGGGCCACTGGCCGCGCCGCCAAGCGCGTGAGTCGCGCCCTGGTCGCCGTGCGCACCAGCGGTCGCAGCGAGGCTGACATCGCCGCCCTGCGCCAGGCCCTGCGCCGCAGCGGCCAGCGCGTCACCCGCCGCCAGCTCACCCACCTGCTCGACCTCGCCGCCGGGAGCGCCGCCTGATGACCGCCGCCGCGAGCGTCTTGGCCCCGAGTCCGCACCTCGGGCCGGACGCTCGCGGCGGTGTGCTTTGCGCGCGGGCTCAGTCGCCCAGCGCGTCGTCGAGGAACTGTTGGACGGGCCCGAAGAACCCGTGCGGCACCAGCTCGGCGAGTTGGTCGCGCGGTGCCCAGGTGACCGCGTCGATCTCCTCCGGGTCGCCTACCTTGACCTGTCCGCCGACGACCTCGCACGCGACGTACGACATCTGCCGCCCGGTCGCGGGGTGCACGCGCTCCCCCAGCAGCGCCTCGGCCTTGACGTCCAGGCCGGTTTCCTCGCGTGCCTCGCGCACCGCCGCCTCCTGCGCGCTCTCCCCGTCCTCGATCGCGCCGGCCGGGAACTGCCACGACAGGCTTCCTTCAGTGACCCTGCGGCGCACCATCAGCACGCGCCCGTCTTTGACGATCACGGCGGCGGCGATCGGCGGCCTCGGGTCGCTCGCGGGCGCGGTCGTCGGCTCAGTCTGCGGCTGGGTCACGCTCGGCCTCCAGTGCGTCGAGGATCGGCGGGTACACGGTATCGGGCGGTATGAACCGGCCCAGGCTGTCGATCGGCGCCCACGCGACATCCAGATTCTCGAGGGTGTCGGCATTGCGGGCCTGGCCGGTCAGGTAGTCGCACAGCAGGTACTCGCACACCACGCCCGTGAGCGGGTGCACGCGGCGGCCCAGATGCTCGCGGACGGCGGCGTGCACGCCGGTCTCGGCGAGGGTTTCGCTCACCGCGACCGCAGCCGGGTCGGCGCCGGGTTTGACCACGCCGGCCGGGAACTGCCAGCGCAGCGCGGCATTCTGCCCGGCGCGCCGGCACACCAGCAGCACGCTGCCTTCGCGGCGCACGACCGCGATGGCGACCGTGAGTGCCTGCGGGCCGGCGACGGCGTCGCCTTCGCGGGCTTCCAGCAGGTGGGTGAAGCGTTGCGTCGCGGCGGCCGGGGCTTGCTCCAGGGCGGTGTCCAGGATCTGCTGCACCTCGGCGCGCGGCACCAATGCGGGCTCGGCGTGCCAGGCGGCCACGGTGCGCACCGCGACCCCGAGGCTGTGCGCGAAGGACTCGTTGGTGTGGCGCAGTGCGGCTTGCAGCAGGCAGGCGCGTTCGCCGGTCCAGCGTTCGACCACGACCGCCACGGAACTCGCCCCTCGTCGGGACTGCACTGCCGCTGCACCGCCGCATCCTCGATTGCGCGGCCCGCAACCAATGTACTCATTCGCGTGGAACGCAAGAATGGCCTGGGCGCGGCTGGCGATAACCTCCGAGACTCCCGGTCAGCTCGGCACGATCTGCGGAATGCCGCACGCCGCGTCGAACGGCCCCTGGTCCGCCACCATCCTGTCCAGGTCGCTCGTCAGCGCCGTCAGCGCCGCGTTCTGCTTATCGAGGTCGTGCGCCTGCTGGGCGCCCTGCAGCTGGATGTAGTCCGTCGAGAGGCGCTCCGCGTCCTGCGCGACGGCGACGCTGAGCGGGTCGGAGCCGCCGTTCTCGGAGAAGACCAGGGTCAGTTGCGTGTAGAACGCGCTGGCGTCCGCGGCCTGCTTGTCGTCGGGTCCGTTCGCGTCGGCGGCAAAGGTGGCCTGCATGCCGGCGACCAGTGTCCGTGCGGCGGCGCACAGGGCCGGGTTCGGGCCGGTTGGTGCGGCGGAACCGGGGGCCGGGCCGGTCGGGGAGCCGCCTGCGGATGGCCGGTTGACGCCGCTCGAGCAGCCCGCGAGCGCGATGAGCCCGGCCGTGATGGCTGCGGCTGCGGCGGTGTGGCGCATGTCGGTGTCCTCTCCCCCGCGCGGCCTGGTGCCGCGCACGCGCGCAGACTACGAGGTCTGCGACGCCCGGCGCGGCGCGTTGGCCGGATCGTGACCATCGCCCCCCGGGGGCGGCGCGACCTCGGGCGAAAGAAGGCACGAAGTGTGGGGGGAACGCTCCTTTATGGCCAGCGTGACCCACGGGGGCAGTCCCATCTCTGGAGAGATGGATATATAGACCCAACACTTCGTGCCTTCTTCCTACCCTCCGGTAACCCGCAGGTTCCGCCGGTCGTCGCGGTTGGCTTTGCACACCTTGACGGCCAGGGCGCCGTACTCGCCGGCGAGGCGCCACGGGCGCGGGACGCCGTGCTGCGGCTCGTCGAACTCGGACTCCTCCTCGACTGGGCACGCCGCCAGGCCGACCACCTGAAGGTCCTCGGCGGTGCGCCGCGCGACATGCTTGTGCAGTCCTGTGCGGCGGTGCAGCTCGGCCACCGTCAACTCCTCCCCCAGCGACAACTCGGCGAGCACCGCCATGCGCGGACGCGGAATCGTGTCCAGCGCGCACTGGCGGCAGATCGCAGTCGCGAACTCGTCCGGCTCCCCCAGCGCCTTCAGCGACTTGGCCAGTGCCTCCAACTGGTGAACCAGCCGAGGCGGCTCCTCGATGGTGGGCAGGCCCTCCACTTCGCGGCGTCCGTAGGGATTGCGCGGGACGTCCGCGCGGCCGTAGCACGTCACGATCGCCGCATCCTCGATGGCTTCGTACACCTCGTCCGAGAGGTCGATCGCGCGCACCAGGCCGCGAGCCTCGCGGACCAGCTCGGCGGCGTAGGCGGCGGCGTCCTTCTGCCGCTGCTTGAAGTCCACGCAGTTGCGGCGCTTGCGTGCGGCGGCGCGCTTGGACTCGCTGTCCGATTCCGGCAGGCGACAGTAGAGCCAGCGCGGGCCGAGCGCGTCGGTGTGGCTGGTGTAGTTGTCGATCGCCGGGGTGACGCCTGCGAGCAGCGTGAGTCGGCCGGTCCAGCGCAGCGGCTCCATGTTGCCCACATCGCGGCTGACGCTGCCGTCGTAGGCGCGGCGCAGCAGGGCGAACAACTGGTCTCGCCCGCCGCGATCGCTGGTCGCCAGCACGGTGGAGAAGTCGCCGATGGTGACGAAGGAGCGCGACGCGTTGCGCGACAGGATTCCGGTCGGCCGCGGGTTCTTGCCTTTCGACCACGAGAGCAGCGCCGGACCGGTCAGGTCGTCCACGTGGTCTTGTACGACGTCGTTGAGCAGGTCGATGGCCTCGGTCTTGCCGCCGGAGGGCGCGCCGACGATCTGGCCCCACAGCGGGTCGCCGTCCAGGGCGGAGGATACGGCGACCGCGACGGCGAATCGTATGTGGCCGTCGCCGTTACCGAGGTAGAGGTATTCGGCGGCGAGTTCGAGCAGTCGCGCGAGGTTGGGTCCGGGCGGCGGCGGGATGTGCTTGGCGATCTCCGTGTCATCCCAGCCCTGTTCGCGCAGCGCGGCGGCGTCGTCAGGGCCGGGCGCGAGGGCGTCGCTCATGCGGCACGCTCCGGCGCGTCGGCCTGCTCGGCGAAGTACTGCTCGGGCGTGAGTCGGCCGGTGAAGTCCCCTGGTCTGGGTTTGGCCCGCTCAAGTTCGCGCTCGCGCCGCCCGGCATGCGAAGGCCGGTTCGCTCCGGAGCGAACCGTAGTCGCCAGGTGCGCCCACCAGGCCGCCATCTCCTCGTGCGCCGCAGCGTACCCGGCCTCGTACCCGTCGCCGTGTCCCGCGTCGTACGCCCACTGCTCGCGCCGCTGGACGTCGCGCAGTTCGGCGGCGAAGTTCGGCATCCACGGGCAGCGCGTCACTTCGCAGCCGCTGAGCCCAGCCGGACGTTCATCGAGGGCCGTCACCGGACAGCCGCCGAACTGGCCGCTAGTCCACCGGGACGCGGTACCTGAACTCGAAGCGGTCGCCCGCGCAGGCGAACACGGTCACCTCTACCGGACGGTCGTCCTGCGTGTAGAGGGTCCGCACCAGATCCACGACGGGAGTGCCCGGGTGCAGCCGCAGCGCCGCCGCCTCGTCGGGCGTCGGCATCCGGGCCACCAGATCCTCCACCGCATAGGCCAGTGGCAGTCCCAGTTCGCGCTTGAGGTAGGCGTGCACGCCGCCCGGCACCTCTGCGGCGGTGCGCAGCACAGGGTCCTCGGCGAACTCCTGCGGGAAGTAGCTCAGCGCCACCTGCGCCGGTTCCCCGTCGAGCGTCAGCATCACCCGGCGCAGCAGCAGCGCATCGCCTTCGCCGACCCCCAGCAGCTCGGCGACCTTCGTCGGCGCGGGTTCGAGGCGCGCCGTGGTGACCTCCTGGCCTCGCTCGAAGTCCTGCTTTTTCGCCTCGGCCTTCATCGGCGGCGTCCCCTCGGGTCGGCGCTGCGAGAGGTGTCGTGTCGATCCCTCGCGGCGCATTCGGCGCGGGTGCCGTACGAAGGTGCCTTTGCCCTGCCGGGTGACGACCAGTCCTTCGGACTCCAACTGGCCGATGGCCTGCCGCACGGTACCCAGGGCGCTGCCGGACTCTTCGATCAACTCGCCGAGGGTCGGGAGTTTGTCGCCGTCGCGCAACTCCCCGCGCGTGATTCGCCTGCGCAGGCCGTTCGCGATCTGCGCATAGGCCGGCGTCGGGTCGCCCGGATTGACGGTCACAACTCAACTCCCTGTCCTCGCCTTCTTTGAGTCTAGCGACAGAGTTGACAGAGCCACACTTATAGAAGACTATCAGAGGTAGCACACCGTGAGAATCGATGCAAACGCAGCAACGGCAGCGAGGGAGGCGTCAGTGAGTAGCCCCAAGGCCCCGGCCGGATTCAACGAGCCGAGCTTCTCGGTGGGGGAGTTCGCCGACGCCATCGGCGTGCACCGCGTCACGGTGCGCCGCTGGATCAACCGGGGCCTTCTGGCGCACTGGCTGACCCCGACCGGGCGTGTCCGCATCCCGCAGAGCGCAGTCGACTCGGGCGTCAAGGTCCGGGCTGCCACCGAGACGCACGCCGCATGAACACGAAAACGGCTCGGCTGGAGGGCGAACTCCAGCCGAGCCGACGATCCGCCACCTTGGAGGGAAACCGGATCATGCAGAGCCTAACCGGAACCGACACCACCGCGCTCGCTCTGGCCGCGGCGGCCACCACCGCCTGCCAGGTGCTGCCCGGCTGCACCGTCGACCACGGCGACCCGGAGATCGGCGACGCCTTCCACTACACCCGCAACACCTGGACCGGCCCGATCGCCACCAACGTCGAGATCACCACCGACGGCGAGGTTGTCCTCGCGATCGGCAACGGCTCCGACCCCGAGCGCCTGGACGCCGACGAAACCGCCGCCCTGATCGCCGCCCTGATCGCGCACCGCGAGCGCATGAACAACCTGCGCGCCGAGATGACCGCGACGATCACGAACCGGGGCGCGCGATGACCATCCACGCGGCGAACACCAACACCCACTCCTGGCGCTGCCCCGCATGCGGCACCTGCAAAGCCGGCTACCCCTCCCAGAGCGCCGCGCACCGCGCCGAAACCCGCCACGCCGACACCGCGCACCACAGCGCCGCAGCGAACGGCGGCGCGCGATGAACCCGAACACGCACCCCGCTGCCACGCCTGCCATCGTTTCGCTGAACACCCTCGCCCGCTGGACCCCGGCCAACGCCGACGAACTGGCCCGCGTCCTGCAAGCCGTCCACAACCACAGCGAGCACACCATCATCAGCGCGCTGCTCGACGTCCTGGACAACCTCGCCACCGCGGCGTTCGGCATGCAGGGCGTCAACCCCGAGCAGGCCCGGCTGATCGCCGGACACCTCGAGCGCGCCGGCCAGGGCATCGCCGCAGCAGCGGCCGACTGGATCGACCGGGCGCGCGAAGCCACCGGAGCGGAGTGGACGCGATGAGGCGCCCCCCGATCGCACTCGCCGCCGCGCGCCTCTACCTGCGCCTGTGGCCCCTCGCCGGCGTCTGCGGGCGCTGCGGACACCGCATCAGCGCCGACACGCACTCCGTCCTCGTGCTGCGCAACTACAAGACCCTGCGCCGCGTGCTGATCCACCAGGGGCCGTGCCCGCCGCAGCCCATGCAGAAGGAGTCCGCGCGATGAGGCGCCTGCTGCACGGCCTCGGCCGGTGGCGCGGCACCCACTGCGACACCTGCGGGCGGCGCATCGCCCCCAACCAGTCCGCCGTCGCCGGACCCGGCAACACCCGGCTCGTGCACTACAACCCCGACCACTGCGACAGCGCGACCCGCCGGCCGCGCGACCGCCGCCGCGCAGCCCGTGTCGCCATGGCGGCCACCGCGATCCTCACCCTCGCCGCCATCGCCGTGCTGTTCCTCGACCACAACCGCGGCCACCACCGCCCCGAACTGGCCGCCATCGCCGCCACCGCGGTCGCGCTCAGTGCCGCGCAGATCATCGAACGGCGCCAGCACATCCGCCGCCTGGCCGACAACGACCCCGCCCTGCGCGAGATGACCCGCAAGGACAGTGAGCGATGAGAACCTACAAGCGCCTGATCGCGCAGACCCACGACATCAACGCCGAGTCCCCCGCGCAGGCCGACGAGATCGCCCACATCCGCGCCCGCGCCGTCGACACCATGCTGCGCGGCCTGAACATGGGCACCGCCTGGGCGCCCACCATCGCCGACGGCGCGAGCGGCGCCGACGAACTGGTGGACATCCTCGAAGGCACGCACCTGGCCGACGAAGTCGACGACAATCCGGAGCGCAACCCGCGCCCCGGCTACGTCCCGATCGAGGACACGACGATCCCCGAGCGGCTGCTCGCCTGGCGCGACGCCGCGATCCAGCAGGCGCTGCGCGATGCGATCCCCGCCGCCACCCTCGACGACCTGCGCGCCATCCGCGAAGACGCCGCCGCGTCCATCAACGACCCCGCCAGGCGCCTGGCCGCCCTGCACCGCATCGTCGCGACCGCGTCCCGGATCGCCGACGGGCTAGACCTAAGCGGCCTCGCCGGATGGCAAGACGGGATCACCTGGTCGTGCGCGCACCACGGCGAGGCGGGCGACGACACCGAGCACTGCCCCACCTGCATCGAGATGGGCATCATCAGCGCCCCCGCCCCGACGGCCAGCTCCAACGCCGCCGCCGCCGGATGGGGCGAGCCGCTGCCCGCGCACGCGTACAGCGACAGCGACGGGGAGGCGGACTGAGATGACCACCACGACCGCCACCCCGCCCGAACACGGCACCACCCGCCGCTACCGGCTCGGCTGCCACTGCCAGGAATGCCGCGCCGCCGCCGCCCGCCAAGCCAAAACCCGCGTCTACGCACACCACACCGGCACCTGGCGCGACCCCTACACCGACACCGCCCGCGCCTGCGAACACCTGCGCACCCTGACCGACGCCGGCCTCACCCTCAGCGAAATCGCCCGCCTGTCCGGCGTCAACCACGACACGCTGCGCACCATCACCGGCCGCCGCCGCGGCATCGAGCGCCGCCGCATCACCCGGGTCAACGAGCAGCGCATCCTCGCCGTACGCCTCGACCTGGACCGCCTGCCCCCGCACGCCCTAATCCCCGCCACCGCGACCCGCCGGCGCCTGCAAGCCCTCGCCGTCACCGGCTGGAGCGCCGCCGTCCTGGCCGAGCGCGCCGGGGTGCAACAGCAGGCCCTGACCCTCCTGCGCTCCGGGCGCCAGCCGCTCGTGCGCGCCGGCACCGCCCGCGCGGTACGCGACCTGTTCGAGCGGCTGGCGTGCACGGACGCGCTGGGCCTGGTGCCGGACGCGGCGAAAGCGAAGCTCGTCAAGACCCTCGCACGCCGCCGCGGCTGGGCCCCGGCTGCCGCATGGGACGAGGACACCATCGACGACCCCGCGGCCGAACCCGACCTCGGCGCCCGAACGCGCCGCCAGGACGCGATCGCGGAAGACGCCGCGTGGATCGCGCGCACCGAGGTCGCGGACCGCGACCTGATCGCCGCGCGCCTGGGCATCAGCCGCGACTACCTGGACCAGGCGCTCACCCGCGCCGCCCGCGAACCGGTCCGCGAGTTGGCGGGAGCGGCCCGATGAGCGGCATCGAAACCGGCCCGAGCCCCGCCGACATCGTCAACCGCGCCGCCGACGCGCTCGAGGCCGCAGGCAAGCCGCTGCTCGCACAAGCCGTAAGACTGCTCGCCGAACGCGCCGAGGACCTGGCCGTGGACGCCGAGCAGCTGCACGCCGCGCTCGCTGACGCGACGGAAGCAGCAGAAACCTGGGCCGCCGTCCACGCGCAGACCGAAGAGACGGCGGAAACCCGGGCCCGCATGTACCGGCTCGCCGCAGAGGACACCGCCCACTACCGCGAGACCCTCCAGCGCATCGCCAAGGCCACGAGTCTCGAGGACGCGCGGCGGATCGCGAACGGGGCGCTGTCATGACCAGCCACCCGATCACCGCCGCACCGACCGTCACCAGCGGCTGCTGCGTGGCCTGTCAGGCAGGCCAAACGCGTGCCGCGTGCGACACCAGCCTGCCCGTCGTGCAGCGCGCCAGCATCACCGCGATCGCCCGACGCGCCCCGAACCCCGACATCCCCGGCTACCTGGCCGAGGCGGTCCCGGCATACCCGTCCATCTAAGGAAACGATCATGACCGCGTACACCGACCGCCTCCTTGACGAGAACGACGACCTGACCCCGGACCCCGCGCTCGTGCGGCGCGTCGCAGCACGTGTCAAGGCGCACCTCGGCCACCGCCGCACCGGCAAGGTCATGTTCGACGACATCGTGGCCGCCATCCTCGCGGACCCCCAGCTCACGGCCGAGGTCGCCCGGCTCGACGACGGCGCGCGAGAACTGCTGCTTGACGACGTCCAGACCGAGATCGGCTGAGCGTGATGAACCGCAGGCAAACTCGGCCGCTGTGGCGCCGCTACCTCAACAGCCTCATCGACACTCGGCGCCGCCACGCCAACTCTGCCCAGAGCGCGCACGCCGGCCCGCAGGAGTGCCTCGACGACCACCGGTCCTTGCCGCTGTGGCGCCGCGTCCTAGTCGGGCTGCTCGGCGTCCGACTCGAGCGCGAACACCGCCGGTCCTGACCGTCCACCGTGGCCGACCCGAACCCGACACCAAAGGAGCCATCCATGCCCGACCAGGAAGTCACCGTCATCACCGGCAACGGCGCCCAGACCAGCGGCCCCATGCCCCAGCGCGACGCCGAGATCGTCAAGGCACTCGCCGAGATCAGCGGCAACATCGGGAACAGCAAACCCGCCAAGTAGCCGACCAGCCAGCCGCAGGCGACCAGCCCGGACCAGCAACCCCGAAAGGAACACGATGCCCCGCAACACCAGCCGCCGCACCACCACCCCGGCCGACGCCCCGAACCCCACCCCCGAGAACGACCTCTACGACGACACCGACACCGACGAAACCCAGGCCGCCACCGCGCGCGGCGGCCGGACCGTCATCAGCGCCGCCGCCCTCTTCGGGCGCAAGACCAAGTAGCCCACCAGGCGCCCGGCCGACCACCACCGGCCGGGCCGACCATCCAACGACACCGCCGAAGGAGGCGAGACCGATGCTCGCGATCACGCTCACACTGCTGGTTCTGGGCGCGCTGCTCGCCGCCTTCGGCACCGCCGGGTTCGCATTGAACTGGACGGCACCCGACCACGACAGCCTCCGGTACACCCAGGGCATCGCCAAGGCCGGGCGCCGGCTGTCCGCCGCCGGCCTGACGCTGTACGCCCTGCATTACGGCGCGAGCGGCCCGGCGCTGATTGCGCTGCTACTGGCCGCCGCGCTCGCACTCGCGACCTACCTCACTCGAACAACGAGCACCTTATTGGCGGACGGTGGTGGCCGGTGAAGCAAGCAAAGAGGTTCCGGCTCTACCCGACGCCCACGCAGGAGCAGACCCTGCTCACGCACTGCGCGCACGCCCGGTATGTGTGGAACCTGGCGATCGAGCAGCACTCCTGGTGGACGCCTCGGCGCGGACCTGCGCCGACGTTTGCGGCGCAGTGCCGCCAACTGACCGAGGCCCGCGCCGAGTTCGAATGGCTGCGCGAAGGCTCAGTAAACGTCCAGCAGCAGGCGCTGCGCGACTTCGACCAGGCTATGCGGCACTTTTTCAACCGTACCCACGGACGCCCCAGCTTCCGGAGTAAGCACCGCAACGAGGGGTTCCGCATCACCGACAGATGTGACGTGCAGAAACTCAACAGGCGCTGGGCGCAGGTGAGGATTCCCAAGATCGGATGGGTGCGCTTCCGGCTGTCCACGGCGCTCCTGCCGGACGCGAAGTCCTACCGGGTGACCTGCCGCAACGGTCGGTGGCACGTGGCGTTCGCGGTCATTCCCGACCCGATCGAGCCGCCCGGTACCGGAGAACTGGTCGGGATCGACCGGGGCGTAACGATAACCGCCGCACTCTCGGACGGGCGCACCTTGAACTGCCCTCAGTCGAGCGTCAAAGAACAAGCCCGCGTTCGCAAGCATCAGCGTCGCGCAGCCCGCGCGCCGAAGGGCAGCGACGAGAAGGGCGCCGAGTACGCGCAAGTCGCCAAACTGAAGGCGCGCGAGGCGGACCGGCGCAAGGACTGGGTGGAGAAGACCAGCACGGATCTTGCGCGGCGTTTTGACCTGATCCGGTTCGAGAAGCTGAACATTCGGAACATGACCGCCTCGGCACGGGGAACCATCGAAGCGCCCGGCCGCAACGTCAGGCAGAAGTCCGGCCTGAACCGGGCGATCCTCGCCCAGGGCTGGGGGCAGCTTCGACTGCGCACCGGGCAAAAGGCGCCCGGCCGGGTTGAGGATGTCCCGGCGCCGTACACCTCGCTGCGATGCAGCGCCTGCGGGTGGATCGAGAAGGACTCGCGCAAGAGCCAAGCCGAGTTCGTCTGCGTGTCCTGCGGGTTCGCGTGCAACGCAGATGTGAATGCAGCAGTGAACGTCGCGGCGGGGCACGCCGCAGGGATGACGCCGTGCCAGCGGCCGAGCATCCGTGGACCTCGGCCCGTACGGGCCGGAATCCTGCCTAGAGCGCAGGAGGGTGCCAACTACCTGACCGCCACCACCAACACCATCGTCCCGAGCGGAGCCACGCCGTGAACCTCATCCCCAACCGCTGGCGCCGCGACCCGCGCCGGGCAGCCAAGAACATCTACTTCGCCATCGAAGAAAACCCCCGCACCGAGGCCGCCCGCGACACCCTGCGCCACAGCAGCGACCCCGCGCAGCGCTACCACGCCCTCGACTTCCTCGCCGAGCGCGAACTGAGCCTCTACCGCACCCACGACGGCGCGTTCGGCCACCAGCCCTGGGCTGACGACATCGCCGGGGACGCCGCGACCGGTCTCGCCTACGGCGTGATGGCCCTGCGGCTGCTGCGCGCCCTCGAATGGGGCCGCACGGCCCAGCGGTCCTGGCGCTCCCACTGGCAGCCGATCGCCTGGGGCCGCGTCGACCTCACCGCTGCCGAGCAGGCGCTCGCCGACGCGTGCGGCCCGCTGCTCGACCTGCTGTCCAACGAGGACCCGACCGAGATCGCGGTGCTGTACACGCGCCTGTGGATCGCCGCCTACCCGATCATCGGCGGCCAAGCGGCCGAATGGATCGCGGTGCTCGGCAACGACTGGCAGTGCCGCGCCGCCGGGGTGCAGGACGGCCCCGACACCATCCTCACGATCCCGGACGCCCGCTACAGCCCGGACGCCACCCCCAACCCCGCATAGGAGTCCAGCCATGGCCAAGCCCAAGTACGTGATCACCGCGACCGACAAGGACGGCAAGTCCCTCAGCGCCGTCGACCGCGCGCTCGGCGTCGTCGGAGGCGCCACCGTCTACAGCGACGACGACCTCGCCAAGCGCCTCGCCGACCTGCCGACCCACCCCGACGTCACCGTCACGATCCGCAACGCCAACGACTGCTGACCCGAAGACTCCCCGCGCGCGTCCAGGCGCGGCGCGGGAAACCTGCCACCGCGCTAACGGCGGCAGAGCGCCCGGCCCCGAATCGTGAACCCCTCCACATCGATTCGGGGCCGGGCAACCACCACATTCAGAAACAACACCAGAAACAAACCGAACCCTGATTCACCGCCACGGAAAACGTCCGGAGAGGAGCGTACTGTGGATATCAACAATGCAGCGTCGGACCAGTGCGCTAACACCGATCCGACGCCGACTAACACGAGCCGCTATCCAGGAGCGACCAGCGTGCCTACGGCAGAGAATAACCGCGCGCCCAAGGGCAAGCGAACCCGCCACGACGACGCGCCCACCCCCGACGCGCCCGGCGACGTCATGGCCGTCCTACGGCACGGCGGAACCGCCGCCCTCGCCTGCGCCGCAGCCAGCTCCGCCGTCTCCCTGTACTGGCTCGCGATCCTCGTCGGCTGGCCCGCCGCCCTCGCCTGGCTGCTGCCGGCGAGCCTCGACGTGTACGCCGGCACCAGCCTCTACGTCGGGTACCGCCTACCGGTGCGCCACCCGGCCGCAAGGACTGCGCGGCGCAACGCCCGCTTCGCGCTGTCCCTCTCAGTCGCCTGCAACGCGATCTATCACGCGCTCGTCCTGTTCGGCACTGCGTGGCCGACCTGGGTCCACGACTCGCTCCTCGTCGCGGTTTCAGCGCTCCCGCCGATCGTGGTGGAACGCCTGCTGCACCTGCGTTCCAAGGTCGACACTGGAACCCCCGCAGCGGGTTTCGGGACCGTTCCAGCGCCGCGCGCTGAAATCCCGCAGCAGGTTCCACGCGAACGTCCCGCAACTGCGGCCCTCCGTCCCACTGGAACCCCCGCAGCGGTACCGCCGCCAGTTGCGCGACCCCAGGTTCCGGTTCCAGCCGCGCCGGCGGCACAGGTCCCGCAACCCGCGACCGCGGGTGTGGACGGAACCGAACTACCGGCTCTCGGGGAGCGCCGCGACCTGGTCGCCGCACAGCTGGAGACCGTGAAGGAACTCGTGCGCGAGCACGGCCCGGAGGTCACCCTCTCCACGATCATGGCGCGCACCGGGTGCAGCAAGTCCACCGCAAGCCGCCGCCGGGCCGACGCCATCGACGCGTTGAAAACCGAGGCGCGAGCGCACCGGGAGCCCGGCGCAGAACCGGCCGACGAACCCGAACGAGACGGCGAGGTCGCCTGATGCGCGCCAAGCGACGCCACGCCACGAACGAGGAAAACGAGACGCAATCGGCATTCTCCGCCGAACCCGGCACCGCTCTCGCGCTGCGTGGCGTGGCGCAGCCCGCGCTCGCCGCACACGCACCGCAGGTCAACCCGTACGCGCCGATCTACGGCACCGGGAACCTCGCCACGAACGGCGGCTACCCGTCCGTGGCGTACAACCCCTACCCCGGCCTGCCCGAGCACGTCGCCGACCAGCTCACCCCGGGCCTCGCGGACCGCACCGGATGGGCCCTGTTCCAGTGGATGCAGGACCGCCACCTGCTGCCCGGAATCGGCGTGCTGGCCGGCGTCGCCTGCGGCTGGGGGGCTGCGGCGACCGAACCGATGCACCCCTGGTTCGGGTCCGTCGCCCTCGGCATGGGCGCCCTGGGCGGCGTCACCTACGCCGGGATCCACGTCATCCGCTCGATCAACGGAGACGACGACGCGGAGCCCGTCCCGGTAGGAGTGCACATCATCGGTCTCGGCGGGATAGCGCTGACCGCGTTCGGCGTCGCCTGCATCACGGGACTGTCGTTCCTCTCCGCCGGTGTCACGCTGGTTCCACTGGCGGCCGGGTACTACGCCTGGTTCCAGAACCGCAACAGCCGCCTGGAAGGGCAGCGGCGTTTCATCGTGGACTACACCGCCGCGTCCACCCCGGCGCTGGTACCCATGCCTGGAACCGCGATGGCACCCCCCGCCGCGATCCCTGGAACCGTGGTGTCCCACGAAGAGGCGATGGTGCGCCGCGCCTTCGAAGGCATGAACATCGCGCTGCAGGACGTGTACGGGTTCGAGCGCATCGACGCCGACTCGTTCGCCCTCACCGTCGTGTTCGCCCCGGCCTCCAACGTCTCGCCCGAGTCGGTGATCGCCCGCAAGGACGTCCTGGCCAGTTCGCTCGGCGCCCGGCAGCTGATCGCGCTGACGACGCAGCGCGGGCACGAACTGCGCCTGACGATCCGCTACGGGGAGATCGACCCGCTGGCCGAGACCGTGCCCTTCCCCGGCCCGGTCGCCACCTCGATCACCGAGCCGATCCCGATCGGGGTGTCCGCTGACGGATCGGCCTCCGAGATCACCCTGCTCGGCGTGCACACCCTCGTGGGCGGTGCGACGGGCGGCGGGAAATCCGTCATCGTCAAAATTCTGATCACCTCGATCGCGGCGATGAGCGACGCGGTGCTGTGGCTTATCGATTTGAAGCCCGGCCGTATCGAGCTCGGTATTTTCGAACCCGTCGCCGATCGTTCCGCACGTTCTTTGGCAGACGCCGCGATGATGTTCGAGGCGCTTATCGCCGCGGCGAAAGCCCGCGGGGAGTATCTCGCGTCGCTGCGCGATGAGACCGGGCAGCCGGTGGAGAAGTGGGACCCCACCGTCCACGGCCCGGTGATCGTCGTGGTCGTGGACGAGCTGGCGGAGTTGGTGCGCCAGGGCAAGAAGGTGCGCAAGGGCGAGTACGGCGACCGCATCATGGAAGCGATCAAGTGGGTGGTGTCGAACTTCGAGACCGCCGCGCAGGTCTACCGGGCGCTCGGCATCCAACTGGTGATCGCGACCCAGTCCCCGTCCTCGGCGATCACCTCGGGAGACGGCAAGGACGCGATCGACCAGTTCCAGAACCTGCTGTGCGTGCGCACCGCGAAGGTGTCGCAGACCAACATCGTGCTCGGGCAGGGCGCGCACGGCGACGGGTTCCGCGCCAACACCGACCTGTACGTCTCGGGCATGTACTACATGAAGACCCCGCAGCTGTCGGTGCCGATCAAGCACAAGGCGTACTGGAGCGAGAACGAGGAGATCGTCGGCTACATCAACCAGTACGCCGACACCCGGCCGCCGCTGGACGAGCGCACCGGCGAGGCGGTGGCCGCGGTGCTCGGCACGATCGGCGCGACCCCCCGCACCGGGCCGGGCGGCGGGGGTAGCCGGACGGTGCCGATCCGGGACGCGGCCGAGGCGGCGGCGCGCCCGAACCTGCGCAGCGTGCCGAGCGGCGACCGCGACGGCTACGACGGGCCGCGCTACCCGGACCGCCGGCCGGTCGAGCCCAAGAAGCAGCCGCTATGGAATCTGCTGGACTCGCCGCAATTCCGCGCTAGCGGCGCGACGGTCGGCGAACTTGCGGCGGCTGCCGCGCGGGCGGGCCACGACGCGTCGTCGCTGGCGTGGGTGCGCGACCGCTGCAAGGAGTGGCGCGAGGCCGACTATGTCGTGTTCGAGAAAGAAGGCCAGGACTACCGGTACTGGCGCGACGACTACACGCTGGCGGCTCAATTCAAGCGGGAGGCATGAGATGGAACCCGGGACGTTCGTCGTCGGCTGCACGGCTGAGGGCGAGCCGGTGACGGCCGAGACGTATCGCCTTCCCGATCGGGTGATCGGCGTCTGGATCGATGAACTGGCCGAGTCGGCCCGGACGCCGAGGCTGGACGCGCCGTCGGCCGCGGCGCTGTGGGCGGCGATGCGCGCGAGCGGGCCGACCGCCCGGGGCGCGTGATGGCCCGCCGCCAACGCCGCAGGGCCCGGCTGCGCGGCTGGATGCCGAACCGGGTCGCCGCCCGATTCATCTCCGGCGGCAAGCACCAGACGTTCACCTCGATCGCGAAATCGCCGTTCCGCGTAAAGACGATCACGAACAAGAACAACCGGCGCCAGCAGTACCAGGCCGCGCGCCGACGCGAAGCCCGCGCCCTCGCAGCCGCCAAGCGCAAGGCAGTCCGGGATGCCGCCGCGCAGAAGAAGGCCTACGCGCGCCGCGCCGCCGAACTGAAGAAACTCGCGCCGAAGCCGCCGCGCAAGCCGCGCCCGAAGTCCCCGCCGATCGCCGTCGACCCGCGCACCGGCCAGCCGATCACCTGGCCGCAGGCGCAGAAAGCGCTGCGGGAAGCACAGGAGCGCGCCGAACGCCTCGCCGCAGGGCTGCCCGGCGATGCGCCCGTCAAGGCGCCGCGCAAGACGGCGGCGAAGAAGACCGCTGCGGCGCGCCCTGCAAACCGCTCCCCGGCCGCGCGCCGCAGCGGGACCGCCCGGCCCAGGAAGCCCTCGAAGCCCCGCAAGGCGACCGCCATCCCGGCGCCGCCCACTTCGCCCGGCAAGACGCTCACCGGCGTGTACTGGGCGCTGACCTGCGCATGCCAAGGCACCGGCCGCATCGTCCAATACGCCGACGACGGCACCCCGAACGGCTCGATCTCCTGCCCCACGCACGGACGCAAAGCGCGCGGCGGACGCAAACTCACCTCCCGGCGCGCGATCAAAGAAGCCGGGCTGCCTGGCCTCGGCTCCTGGCTCGAGGGCAAGACGCGCCGCGGGCGGGGCAACCTCGACAAGAAACAGGAGCGCGCCCGCGACCGGGCCAAGGCGATACAGAGGCACGCCGGCCCGACCACGCAATGCGGCGCCTGCGACGAGGGCATCGTCAACCGCGGGTTGACCGACCAGCTGCGCGATGCGTACATCGGCGACCTGATCGCGAAACTCGAAGCGCAGGAAAAGCGGATCCCCCCGAGTCGGACACTGAACGCGGCGGCGCGCAAGGCGTACCCGTACGACCACTGCCGCCGGTGTGCAGGGCTCGGCCGCGCCCCGAAGGCGGCCGACGGCGACTGGTACGAGAGCGCGGGCCTGAAGGAGAAGCACCGGTTGACACCGCGCGAGAAAGCCGCCGGGCAGATCGACCCGGCGCTGCGTATCCGCAACTCCCGCACCCGGCGCGGCTGAGCGCTCGGCGCTGCGGCACTGCTCGCGTTCGGGCGCTGACTGCGATACTGGCCGCAGCCACCCCGCGACCGAGGAGAACCGTGGACACGACCACCGCCGAGACCGCCACGCGCACCGAACTGGTCGGCAACGTGCGCGACCTGCGACACGTCCCGCTGCGGCAGATCGCCGCGCAAGCCGCCGCGAGGGCAGGCAACACAGCCGGGCGCGCCGGGGAGTTCAACTCGTCAATCTGACGGCGCGACGGGCAGCACCCGCGCGACCAAGCCCCGTTCATCCGGCGGGGCTCCCGCTTATGTGTGGCAGGCGTGCCTCACGACCCCGTGTCCGGCCGCGTCCGATCCGTGTTGCGCGGCAGATTCCCACCCGCCACACTCGGCGCAGAAACAATCACGCCCGCCCCAATGACCAGTGAGGACGGGCTGCGCGTCCGTTCGAATGCTTGGCGGCTACGCTCACCATATGGACTTTCGCATCAGGGACTTCATTGCTGCGCGGCTGGACGAGCGGGAGACGGCGGCGAAGCGCGCCATCGAAGCGTCCGGCGGCGAGATCTGGCGCGCATCGGACGGCGGACTGTACCCCGAAGACAATCCCTCGCAGCACCCGGGGGCGTTCCTGGCGGACTACTACGGCTTCACCGACCCCGACTACGGCGATCACATCGCGCTTCATGATCCCACGTGGACGCTGCGGGACATCACGGCGAAGCGGCAGATCCTCGGCGCATACGATCGCGCTACCGCCCGCTTTGACGAAGCCCTCAGCAGTCCGCCCGACATCGACGCCGACGCTAGCGCCTTCAGCGCGCGGTCTCACATGGATCTGGTGTTGCGGCTGCTGGCCGCGATCGATGCGGATCACTCGGACTTCAACCCGACATGGAAGCTGGACGTGTCATGACAGGCGAGCTCGGACCGCTGGTGGTCCGCAAGTTCTCGATCCCGCTGAGCGTTTCCGCTGCCGACCTGGCCGACGCGCAGGAGATGCGCGAGCACGAACGCCGCTTGGCCGGCATGTCGCCCGAGGAGCGTGCCGAGCGTCAGGCGCGACAGGACGCCGAACGGGCGGTCGCGCTCGCCTCCGCAGTCGCCGACTGGCGGGTTGTGCGCGATCGGCTTGCCGGGAACGGGCCGGCGCTCGCCGCGTTGAAGATCCATCGCCCGGCCGATAGCGGTTCTTTCGCAGGCGTCGTGTGTGCGCAGCGCGAGCGCAGCGATGATCCAGACGAGTGGCCGTGCGAGACGTTCACCGCGATCAAGGAGGCGTGACCGTGGAGCTGCCGAAGGAGATCCGCGTCGAGTCCGACCGGACCGGTGCCCCGCGCGTCACGATCGACGGGCAACCGCTGCTCTGGTACACGGCGGGGATCGTCGTGCCGCCGCCTTCGCGCGACCAGATGCCGACGGTCGTGCTCACGATCCCGGCGGAGAAGGTCGTCATGGTCAACGAGATGCAGCCGCCCGCGACCGGCTTGCCTGAGGGGAGTTCACAAAGCGCATGATGGGCGGCGGAAATCGGTCTCGGCCGCCCCGTGTTCGGGCGAGTGCACCTATCGCATTACGGCTTGTGGGCCCAGTGTTGCTCGCTTTTATGTTGCTCGCGGTGCTGCGCTTCGGGCGATAAGCGGGATGCAGTCTGCATCCCGGATTTCATGCGACGGCGAATAGGTCAAGCCCCGGCTAGTCCGGGTACTGCGTCGCTTCCCATGGCTGCGGCTTCGGCCGGAACGAGATCACATCCTGGCCGTCGCCCGTGTGGGTCCATTCGGAGCGGGCACCTGCCCCGCTGAATCTCAGTAAGTCTCAGTCCTTCTAGGCGTATACTGGGCGAGTGAAGCTTTCGGAGTGGGCGCGCCGCGAAGGCGTGCACTACCAGACCGCGTGGGAGTGGGCGAAGAACGGGCGCATGCCCGTGCCCGCCTACCAGACCCCGTCCGGGACATGGATGGTGCGCACCGAACCCGACGCGCCCACCGGGCGCGTCGTCGCCTACGCCCGCGTCTCCAGCGCCGACCAGAAGCCCGATCTCGAGCGCCAGGCCGGGCGCGTGGTGACGGGCGCGACCGCCCGAGGTCTCGCCGTCGCCGAAGTCGTCACCGAGATCGGTTCCGGACTGAACGGCGAGCGCCGCAAACTGCACCGGATCCTCGCCGACCCCACCGCCGCAGTGATCGTGGTCGAGCACCGCGACCGGCTCGCGCGCTTCGGTGTCGAGCATCTCGATGCCGCCCTGCAAGCGAACGGCCGCCGCATCGTCGTCCTCGAACACGACGAGACCAGCGACGACCTCGTACGGGACGTGGCCGAGGTACTCACCTCGATGTGCGCCCGGCTGTACGGGCGCCGCTCCGCCAGGAACCGGGCCGCGCGCGGCATCGCCGCCGCGACGGGCGAGCGCTGATCCATGGCCGTGCAGGCCTACCGGTTCGCCCTCGACCCGACGCCGGCCCAGGCGCGCAACCTCGCGCGGCATGCCGGCGCGGCGCGGGTCGCGTTCAACTGGGGACTCTCGGCGGTCAGGGCGAACTTGTCCCAGCGTGAGGCCGAACGCTTCTACGGCATCGACGGCGACGACCTTACCCCGGCGCTTGGCTGGTCGATGTATGCGCTGCGCAAGGCCTGGAACCAAGCCAAGGGCGACATAGCTCCATGGTGGTCGGAATGCTCGAAAGAGGCGTACGCCAGCGGGCTGGAGCAACTCGCCCGCGCGTTGAAGAACTGGTCCGACTCCAAACGCGGCAAGCGCGCCGGCCGACCGGTCGGGTTCCCGCGGTTCAAGGCGAAGCGTCGCGCTGCGCCGTCGGTGAGATTCACTACCGGGACAATCCGCGTCGAAGCCGACCGCATGCACGTGACGCTGCCGGTGCTGGGCCGGATCAAGACGCACGAGTCCACGCGCAAATTGGAGCGCAGGGTCGCGAACGGCACCGCGCGGATCCTGTCCGCGACCGTGCGCCTTGAGGCGGCCCGCTGGTTCGTCGCGTTCACCGTCGAAATCCGGCGACCCGAGAAGTCCCCGCGCCGACCGGACGCGGTAGTCGGCGTCGACCTGGGAATCAAGACGCTGGCCGTCCTGTCCGAGGGCGAGCCGGTCGGGAACTCGCGGTACTACGATGCGGCGCGCCGGAAGTTGGCCCGCACCTCGCGCACCGTTTCGCGCCGCCAAGGACCGGACCGGCGCACCGGGCAGGCCCCTTCTAGCCGGTGGGTGCGGGCGAACGCCGCGCGCAACAGAGTCCACCGCCGGGTTGGAAACCTGCGCCGCGACGGGATCCACAAACTCACCACCGCGCTGGCCCGCGAGTACGGCACGGTCGTGGTCGAGGACCTGAACGTCGCCGGGATGGTCCGCAACCGGCGGCTCGCACGCGCGATCTCCGACGCCGGGTTCGGCGAGATTCGCCGCCAGTTGGCGTATAAGGCGGCGTGGAACGGCGGCCGGCTCGCCGTGGCGGACCGCTGGTTTCCCAGTTCCAAGACGTGCTCGGGCTGCGGGGCAGTGAAACCCAAACTGTCCCTGGCCGAGCGCACCTACACCTGCATCGAATGCGGACTGGTCTTGGATCGGGACCTGAACGCGGCGCTCAACCTCAAGCAGTTGGTTGAGCGCACCGTCGCCGGGAGTGGCCCGGAGACGTTAAACGGACGTGGAGCCGACCGTAAGACCAGCGTGCTGGCAGGTGGCCGTGAAGCGTCTACCCCGCACCCGGCTCTCGCCGGGGTAAGACGGGGACTCTTGCCGGGCAACCGGCAAGTCCTAGGCAGGCATTCGCTGAAACTCTAGGAACGGTCGCGCTCCCAGTCCTCGCCGAACACCAGCTCGTGGCTCGGCACGCCAAGCTGGCTCACTAGGAACAGCACCTGCGTCGGGGCCTCACGCGGCGTCTCGTCGGGCTCGACCTTGAACAGCGCGTCGATCGGCCCTTCCGGGAAGGCCACCGAGCAGCGTGCGGGCGGCATGGTCGCCCCGTCGCGCAACCTGATGTCTACGGATCGCGAGAGGTTGGCGTCGGTCTGCTGCGCGAGCAAGCCGAGGGCTGTTTCCAGTGGCGAGCGCAGCACCATCTCGACGCGCGTGCTGTCGATCAACGCGGTGGGGGCCGGGCCAGGCGACCGTCAGGAGCATCTCGCGGGACGGGGTGAGGGGCATGGCTCAAGTGTCTCGCACGACTGGTAGGCCGAGGGACTCGAACCCTCATCTCCCGAACGCGGACCAGGCCGCTCAGCCCCGGGCTCTAGAAACCCATCGCGCCCACGCGTCCGCGGGGAAACGCTGCGGCGTCGGAATCGCCGCTCGCCGCGACTGTCGGGTGTTCTGCCCGCTGAACTATCGGCCCATGACCGGCGTCGCACCTACTACGAGGATAGCCCGGCAAAGCGAAACGCCCCCAGCTCGAAAGCCGAGGGCGTTCGCCGGGTCTGCCGTCGTCCGCTTCACTGCTGCGGCACCGGACAGGACCCTCGCGGGCGGGGGCAGATCGCCCCCTCAATCGGTAGTCTCGCGGCGCGCCCGTCGGAGTCGAACCGACCCCTGACCCTTACCCCTGGGCCGTAGCCCTCAGGATTCCGGCTTGCGGGCCGGTCGAGTCAGATGCCACCCGTACACTTCCAGGCGCGCCTACGGCCAGGTTACTCTTCCCATCCCGCCTGACATAGGCAAACGAGTTTGATCTCGTACCGTTCACGGCTGGTGGTCACGGTGTCGTTGTAGACCTCGACATCGCAGGCACCCCAGCTGTGTTCTTCGCGTTCGTGGTCGCAGATGCACGTGCCCTGGAAGGTGGGGAACTCCTCCCAGCCGTCTTCGTCGTCCGCGCTCACAGCGTCTTCGGCTTCAGGTCCGCGACGTCCTCCACGTACGTGCCGCCGCCGTTTCCCGTGGCCGCCTTGCCATCGGGCAGGTAGTTCAGGAAATAGTCCAACCGGCCGCCGACCACCACCAGGTCGTAGCGCTGCAGCTTGCCCGTGAACCCCTCGCGGGCGCAGCCCCAGGCGCGCAGCAGCATGAACCGGTCGATAGGCGCGGTGAACTGCGCGGTCTGGCCGCACCGCGAGCAGGTGGCGTCGGTGAGAGTGAACTCCGGCGCGGCAGGATGGGGGTGGGCGCCGGTAGTCTGCCAGTCGTGGCGCTCGCGGTCGTTTTTGATCCGCGTCGGGGTGGCCGGTTTGGCGTCCCGTGGTTCGGCTGCTCGCCGTCGCCAGTTCATATCAAGCCTCGATCTGTCGTCGGACGACTTCGCCGGGAACCGGTTCGCGAGACTTCGCTCCACGCACGAGCCAGACCCGCTCGCGCGGCTCGGCGCCTGGTCGACGGAAGTCGCCGCCCTCCCACGCGGAGACGATATCGATGTCGTGCTCCAGAATCCCCGAGAGCGCTTCGGCGACGCGCGGCATGTCCAACTCATCGCTGATGCCGTCGAGGTCTTTGCTAAACAGAGCGACCGCCCGCACCTGATCGTCGGGCGTGCGCCGCAACGGCATGACGACCGAGAAGAAATCGCCGTCCACCCGCCGCGCGGCGTCGATGAATGCCTCGACGCGGTCGGGATCGTCGTAGAGGAATGACGTGACGTGCACGTGCCGGTAGCTCACGTCAGCCTCCGATCGCGTGCTGGTCGCGCACAACCTCGCCATCTATCACGGTGGGCTTGGGTGTCGCCTTGATCCGATAGGCGAGGGATGGCGTGTCCTGCCAAATCATCATCTCGGTGCCCTCGAAATCCGTGATCTCCTCGGCTGTGATCATCACTTCGCCGCCGAGACGCGAGACGAGTATCCCGATCAGCCAGTTGCGCAGTTCGACGGCATCCGTTGGTCCGCTCATTGGCTCCCCGTTCCCGGGCGCTGGATCGTGAAATGCGTAGGCACCGTGAACGATTCGCCGGCGCCGCATCGGGAGCAAGTCCCAGCGAAGGTGATGAAGTCGGGCTCGCGGGACACTCCCGGCGTGAACAGCGTCGGCCCGATGGAGTGGTGACGCCAGGAATGGCCGATAACGCAGCAGACCAGCCGCCGCCAGCGGGTACTTTTCCGATTCAAGGCGCCCCCGCCTCAGTCATCTGCTCCTCGACCGGTCCGGCTGGCGCTGGCCCGTTGTCCTCGGTGAGCATCTTCAGGACCGTGGCCCGCGAGTAGACCGGGGCGGCGGTTCGGGCGATCTCGTTGCGCCCGACACCGTCCCGATCGGCGGCGGCGAGCGCGGCACGCAGCACGTCACGAGATGCAACGAATCGCTCGACGGCATCGTGCAGTGTGACCGACTCCAGGTCGATGTCGGCGGCGAGCACGAGGATCGGGTGGTCCGGGAACTGGGTGCCCATCTGTTCGCCGATGCGCTCGATCTCGCCGTAATCCATGTCGGGCGGCACGCGCAGCAGGATCGTGTCGCCGGGATCGAGTGCGAGCCGGGACGCCTCGGCGAAACGGACCTCGACCTCAGCCACGGTGTGTGACGCCTTCCCCGGCCGGCGGCAACCCGAGAGACGCGAGTAGTTGATCCCGCACGCGCCGCACGCCATCCGGGCCCGTGTGAGCCTGGCACAGCGCCCGCAGCGGCCCTGCGCGGAAGTACTCGACCCACTCGGTCTGCCACCCGCAACGCCGACACTTGCCGTAGAGGCGCTCGTTGAACTCGTCCTCGGCGATCCCGCCATAGCAGTCCGGCCGGCCGCCGCTGCCCGCGGCCACGAGCCGGATCGGCTGCTTGAAGCGTTCCCGCCGCGCGTCCTGCCCGAGCGCATGCCGGTAGGCGGCGCGCACCAGCCAGGAACGCCGGTCCAATGCGACGCGTTCGGTTCGCCACCCGCAGGCGCAGACCGCTTCGAGGTCGGCGACACAGGAGGCGTACGGGTCGGTGACGGTGATCGCGCAGTCCTTGGTCGCGTCGCCGTATTCGAGAAGTGAGACCCTCGCCATGCGGTCGAGGGCTGTGTGCGGGACGTATTCCCAGGGGATGACGCCTTGTTCGGCGAGCCCGGTCGGGACGTGCTCGAGCAGGTTCCGCTCGCCCCGGTGCGCGCTCTCGCTCCAGCCGATCCGGACGGGCCGCAGCAGGCCTAGCTGATCCGTGTAGGTGATGGTGCGCAGCTGGTAGTACACGACATCATCGGTGACCGTGACTGCCTTCTCTGGGTCGAACGCGGCGATGCTGAACGGCTGGGGTATGACGATCGCGTAGGAGTACTTGCACTCTTGCGGGATCGCGCGGGAGTGCCCAGCCATGGGGCCGTCGATCAGGATCGTGTCGCTGTTGACCGGCTCAGTCATCGGTGAGACACTCCCATCCCGCCGCGCGCAGCAGTTCGGCCGGATTGCCCCGCGCGGAGTTCCATGGCAGCCACATCAGCCGCCCGTCATCGCCCACCGGATCGGCGCGGGTGGCTGAGTCGAAGATCATCTGGACAACCTCGACCGCGACCGCGCCGTCCGGGCGCCACCAGCGACGTTTCACCGGCACGAGCGGGCCGTCATGTTCACCCCACAGTTGCACGTCGTCGCCGACGCCTGGTAGGTGCGCGGTGTCGATGGCGCGCTGCCACCAGGTGTCGTTGAGCGGCGCACCACCGACGCGTACGCCGGAGTGGTCGAGAACGCGCAGGCGCAGGATGACCTCAGCCACGGTACGTGATCCTCCCACCGTCGATGGTCGCGTCACCGATGGCCCCGAACTCGCGGGCGCACCAGGGCTGCTCGCGTCGGCGCGCCGCAGCCTCGTCGAGCAGCCGCTCCATTGCCTGCACCGAGGTGAGCCACGGGCCGCGCTGTTCGTGGCGCTGCTCACACCCGTCGCCGTGTTCGTGGATCTCGTAGCGGCCCGCTGCGGCCGTGGAACACGGGTGGCAGCAGTAGGCGACGCCGGTTTTCACCTGCCGGAAGCAGTCGGGCTTGTCGCACTTGTGCAGGCCGCTGTACGCGCCGTCTTCGGTGAGCATGGCCACGTACCTATCTGACTGGGTACCGTTCATAGCCGCTTGACCCACTGGCGGCCATTGGCCTCCCAGGCTGCAGTGAACTGGTGCACGTCCGGGGGTGCGTCGCCGCGGCGTTGCGCCGCCTGACAGAACTCCATGAACGCAACCGCGAGACGCGTCTCGTCATCGACTTCAACTGGCTCTTGCGTCCGGCTGCGGAACCTGGGATCGGCCGGTGCAGCGAACACGATGCGGGTCGCTCCGCCGTGCCCGTTGATCGCGGCCACGTCCTCGATGCTGTTCCAATTCACCGTCGAGGGCCGCTGCCCGCGCCAGCGGACCGTGACGGTGCCGTCCGGCCACAGCACGCCGTCGGCGACTCGGCCTGTGCCGGAAATCCCGGACACATCAGTGTCGCGTTCGAGGGCGAACAGTCGCGGCGCGGGGATTTCGGGCCACGCGCTGTAGAGCAGGTCGTACGCCTCGAACCCGTCCTTGGCTTTGCCTGCGGCGTCCCAGCGTTCCTGTGGGGTGGGCTGCGTCATGTCGTCCATCGTGACACTCATTCGCCCCGCCCACCGCGCGGTACCGTGATCCCATCAACCGCCCAGCCCGGGAGCAGTCATGCCGCGCGCCGCCGACACGAAAACCGACCCCGCTGCGGCGAAGACCGCCCAGGCCAAGTGCGACATGGCCGCCGTCACCCACGCCGAGGCCGTCCTGCGCCTACCCGGAACTCCGTACGTCGTGCTCTCCTTCGACGGCCCCGTCGAGCCCGAGCGACTCGCCCAAGCCGCCGACCGGCTCGCGCGCCGCGACAAGGTGCCCGTCATCCTCGGCGGCGACGGCCTCAGGGTCAGCGAAATGATCGAGGAAGACGCGCTCGAGACCGTCGAGAAGACCCAAGAGCGGCAAGCGCAATGGGGTGAAGCCTTCGGCGCCGCACTCCAGGCGGTCGACACCTTCACCGCCGATGAACAGGCCGAACGCGCCGACGAGGACGGGGGCGTTGACGAAGACGAACCCGAACCGCAGCCCGCCGAGATCATCCTCGCGTACCTGCGCGAACACGGACCCGGCTCACCACAGGACATCGCCGCCGCCACCGGCCTGCCGCGGCGCACCACCACCGTGGAACTGGTGCGCATGACCAACGCGGGCACCGTGCACAAAAACGGACTGGCCTACGCCGTCAGTGCAGCCTCAGCAGAAGCGTGACGATCACACCCAGCGTCGCGACCGCGCCCACCAGAATCACCCACCCCGCGTTCAACCCGCTGCTACGCCCCTGGCTCGTATCCATCCGGGTCGTCAGCGCCGCGAGCTGAGTCGCGACCACCTCCACCCGATCCGACACCGCCTTGATCTGCAGCAGGCCTTCGACCTTCGTCATAAACGTCAGAACCTGATCGTTCAACTGCCCCCGGAACTCGTTCACCGCCGCGAACCTCTCGCCCGACGCGACCTCCGCCTTCGCCACGGCCTTCTCCTGCGCCGCCAACGCCGCGGCGATCGCCTCCTTCTGCGCGGCGAACGCGGCGCTCACCGCGATCTGCTGGTCCGCGAAACGCTGCCCCGTCAGTTTCTCCGCCGCCGCCAGGGAGATCGCGGCGACGTTCGCGGCGTGCTGGATCGCGGCGTCGGTGTAGACGCGCAGGATGTCGATCTCGCGCTGCGGCTGAGGCATGGCGCTCCCTGCGTCTAGGGCGTGCGGCGCGGCAGCGGCACGAGCTGCAGCGGCCACAGTGCGGAGCGCGGCGCGGGGGCGGGGGATGGTGCGCTGGGGCGGTTGTAGCCGTGGGCGTCGAGACGGCGGGCGGATTCACGAGTCCCCGCATGGCGGTGAGCGTGACGGGGGTGACGGAGCTTACCTGTCTTGAGCAGCACGAACGGCACCTCGGCACGCGCCAACCGGATAGAATGGAGCCTACTGGACTGAAGGGGTCTGAATGGCTGCTATAGGGGGCGCTTACACGCCCATCAGCACCGAACGGCGCTTCGCCCTCAAGGTGGACAAGACGGGCGAAGGTGGCTGTTGGAACTGGACAGGGAAGATCAATGAGGGCGGATACGGGATCTTCACGATCAAGCACCACACCTTGCGCGCCCATCGAATCGCCTGGGAGTGGCATCATGCACTGCCGATTCCCGAGGGGCAGATCATCCGCCACATGTGCGATAACAGGCGCTGCGTGAACCCGTCCCACCTGGTTGCCGGGACGTATTCCGACAACAACGCCGACGCCGTGCGTCGGCAGCGCGCCGCGACGCTGGTTGGCGAGAAGGTGCCGTCGGCCAAACTGACCGTAGACAAAGTGCAGTGGGCTCGCCAGCAGTTCGATTCTGGGACGATGAGCAAGACGGCAATCGCCCGTGAACTCGATGTCGCACCAACGACGATCGATGCCGTCGTGTTGCGCAAGAGTTGGAAGCACGTCAAATAACACGTCACATGCCTCGCCGATAGAACGGCACCCCGAACAGCAAGTCAACCCATCGTTTAGGAGTGGGCTTCGGGGTGCCGTTCTTCACCATTGGAGCCGACGCTGTCGCCGAGGATGCCGCAGGAACGCTCGGGGCAAGCGGGGAAGTCCCGGCCGATGGTATCGCTGATGACGTTAGTGTCTGCGATGGGGAAGCGGAGGCTGACGCAGATGCCGTGGATGTCGGCGGGCAGGTGTAATGAGGCGCCGGCGTCCCGTTGTCGGGTACGCACTCATACGTCACACCATTAACCTCGAAGGCCCAGCCCGCGGGGGGGCTGCCGGGGGCGCCATCTACACCTGGATTCCCCTGTTTTCCGTCTTGTCCATTTTCTCCCGGGCTACCGGGTGGACCGCTGGGCGCGGGGTGCGCGGCCATGTACGCGGCCACCGAAGCGTCGATCTGCGCCGCCGTCGCATCTCTGCCCGGCGCGGGCGGGTGCGCCGACAGATAACTCGCGACATCGGCCTCGACCTGCGCGGCGGAAACCCTCCCGGTTGGCGGGTTCGCGGCCAGGTACCCGTCGACCGCGAGCTGCACCTGCGCGTCCGACGGCCCCGGACCCCGAACACCCTGAGGGCCCGCGACACCCGAGACCACGGCTGCCGGCGGCGGCACGTTCGGCGTGGCGCCCAGCGAGATGATCTGCGCCCTGGCGGAAGCAACCGCCGCGGCGAGACCCTCCACCGCCGCGCCCTGCGCGTCGATCTTGCGGCCGTCCGCTTTCTGCCCCAGCAGCAGGAACACCACCAGGCCGAGGCCCAGCACGCCGCACAGCAGCCACGCGACGGGCCACCAGCGCGGCGAGAACCGGCCCTGCATCGTCAATGACCTCCCTGATGGACGGCGGTGTACCAGGCGGCGGCGAGCACCGCCAGGATGCTCGCGATCCCCAGCACCCGCTGCCAGGTGATCTCGGAGCGCTGGCTGACGGACTTCTTCACGTCCGCGAGCGCCGCCATGACGATCTGGTGGCGTTCCTCGCAGTGCGCGTCCACCTCCGCGATGTCTTTCGCCAGGTGGCTGTTCTCCCGCGTCCACGAGTCGACGGACACGGTGGACTGGGCGAGGGTGTTCACGCGGGTGTCGATCGCGGACTGGTCTCTGCGCACGTCCTCGAATTTGCCGAGGATCTCGCGGTTGGTAAGGGGTTCGTCGGCCATGGTGCGGCCCTTCTGGTCGACCGGGGTCTGGGGCCGACGTGCGCGGGGTGTTACGTGTCGGTGCGGGCGGGCGCGGCGAGCGCGTCCTCGTGCTCGTTCACGACGCGCCGCACGACGGGCACGGGCATCGTCTTTTGCAACTGCCGGTACGCGGATTCGGTGACGCCGGCCAGCAGCGACCACAGGCCGGACCAGCCGGTGATGTGCCCGCCGGTGGCCAGCAGCTGCGCGCCGAGGGTGTACGCGAACACGCGCCCCAGGCGCCAGGCCTGCGCGGGCCAGTGGTGGTGCGCGGCTTCGAGCGCCAGGTCCGCGCGCAGCGAACGGAACACCGAGCCGACCGTCACGCCAGCACGTCCGCCCCGACGATCCCGGAGCCGGACTCCAGCAGCAGGGAGACCTTGTTGATCTGCGGCGGCAGCGGGATCTTCAAGGCTCCGGCGACGCGGCCCGCCGGGTGCGTGGCGACTGCCCATCCGGTTTTGATGTCGAACAGCGCGACACGCACCACGGCGTCGGCGAAGTCGCTGGCGAGCAGCAGTGTTGCGGTCTGCATGGTGACCGCGCCGGGGTTGGTGAACACCACGGGCTTGTTGGGCTGCAGGTCGACGTGCATGTCGTTCTCCCGGTGGGCTGTGGCGGTGTGGGTCGGGGTGGATTTGGCTGCGACGATCTGGGTCGCGCGGTTCACGATCGCCTGGCGCTGGGTCAGGATCGGCGCCCCGGGGCAGTCGTAGTGGCCGCCGCCCGCCGCGCCCAGCAGTCCGTGCCCGATGACGCCCTCGCCGCGCGGGTCGTCGGTGACTTGCAGCTTGGTGCCGTGCACGCCATGGACCCAGGCGAGGATCTGCGCGGCGTTCTCTATCTGTGAGGCGGTCAGGCTGTCGCCTGAGTGGCCTTCGTTCTCGATCGAGATGCCCACCCCGTTGTAGGCGGCTTCGGCCCACGCCACTTGGCTGGTGTCGACCCACTGGTCGGGTTTGCCGGTTTTGGGGTTGCCGAAGTGCGCTGAGACCTGCGCGGCGGGGTTGTGGATCCAGGCGTCGCTGCCCGCCTCGCTGCCGTCCTGGATGTGGATGACGAAGAGGCGGTACTCGGTCATGGCGCCGCCCACGTTGGGTACGGGTCCGCGCCAAGTGGCGCCGGGGTATCTGCTCATGCGGGTCGGCCTGCTTTCTACGCGAAGGGCCACCACCGGATGTCGGCAGTGGCCCGTTTGCGCTCGGTCGTTAGCCGCGCGCTTGGCTGGTCGTGGTTGGCGTTCCCCGCGTGATGTGGTGGATTACCCCGGACTGCACCTTGAGCCCCCAGCCGCCAGATACGTCCCAGAAGTAGGTCCAGCCGTCGATTTCCTCCGTGCCGGTCGCTGTGACCACTTCGGGGGTCTTGTCGGTAGTGAATGTGACCTCGTACCGGAATTCCTCGGCACGACCGCCTTTGACGTTCAGGCTGTCACGCATGCTGGCCGCCTTACGTAATCGCGACATGGGAGACACTGAGCGCGAACGCCAGGGCGAACGCGGTGAGGCCGGCCGCGACGAACACGGCCCAGTACGTCTGGTGCGCTCGGGGCGTCTGGAGCGCTGCGGCCACGAACGCGACGGCGAACAACACGACGGCGGCCCACGCGGCGATCTTCATGTCAGGCGGCGGGCGTGTTCGGGGCCGCGGAGTCGCTCAGTGCGACCGACGCCGGGGTGTTGTCCACGATCGTGACCGTGTCCTCGGCCGCGATGCCGTTGCTGGTGGTCACCGTCACGGTCACGTCCCCGGCCGGCGCGTTCTCCAGGGTCGCCCACAGCGGGTTGGACGGGTCGGCGGTGACGGTGCCTGCGCTCGCGGACCACGTCACCTCGTCGGTGATCTGTACCTGCTCGGCGTTCTCGACGACGGCGGCGAAGTAGACGGGGACGCTGAGTGGGTAGCTGCTCATGGGCGGGCCTTCCGGGTATGTGCTGGCGGTCAGGGTGATGTGCGTCGGTTCGCTGCCGCACCGGTGCTCGCAGCAGCGGTCCCGGATCTTGTGTTCGAGGCGCTCGAAGTGGCGGCGCAGTTCGGTTTGCACATCCCCGGCCAGGTCGAGCAATGCGCGGATCTTGGCGAGCTCCCGCCGGACCGCGCTCACTTCGCGGGCGCTGCCGGGGCGCTGCCGGTGGCGCCGGAGACGATCGCGCCCGCATCGCGCCCGGCTTCGGTCAGCAGCGCCTTGCCGTCGGCGACCGCCTCGGAGCCCAGCTTCTCGGCGTCGGCGATGGCCTGTGTCTTGATCTGGTCCAGTTTGCCCGCGACGGTTTGGGCCTGCGCCGTGACGTTGGGATCGGTGTGCGTGAGCAGCTTCTCGATCTCGGCGATGGCCTCGTCCACGAGGGTCTTGAGCGACATGCGCACTCCCGATTAGTGAGGCGTTGTGACTATGTACGGATGGTACCTTAAGCGGTGGTCACGGCAGAGGGGTACGCATGATCATCATTGCCTGGACGGGCACACCCGCCGAAGCGCCCGACCTGCGCCACATCCAAGGCGAGATCATGCGCGCCTGCCTCTCCCGGCCCGACCTCACCCTCTACGCGCCCGGGTTCCCCGTGAACGCCTCCGACCCTCTGTGGCGCCTCGGCGACCGGCTCGTGACCGATACCGCGCCCCGCCGCATCGACGTGCACCTCTTCCCCCTCGCCGCCGACGTGCGCGACGAACAGCCGCTGATCGACCGGACACTCGCCGCGATGGCCGCGCGCCAGGCGATCATCGCCACCGACCGCGACCCGCTGCGCAGGCTGCTGTGGCCCAACCGCAACGGAATCCTGATCCCCGGCGAGCGGCTGCACGACTGGAACCGGGCAATCCTGCGCCTAGCCCGCGAAGCCGACGAGCGTGCGCGCATGGGCCGCAACGCCGGCAACACGGCCCGCGCGATCGAGAAGGCCGACGCCTAATGGCGGGCGAGGCGCCGGTGCAGGCGGACGCGCGGCGCGTGATCGACTGGTACCGCGAGCGGCTGGCGGCTGAACAACACAATCTGGCTTTTGCAACCTGCGCGCTCGCAGCCGAACAGGAACAGGTAGCCGGGCTGCGCGGAGACCTGGCTGAGATGCGCGTCGCACTCAACGAGCTACAGGACGCCGTGAGCAGGGCGTCCAGCGAGGCGCACTGGCTGCGGCCGGAGCACCCAGACTTCCCCGCGTGGGTGTCGCAGCATTGGGACGAGATCCAGGACGCGCGCCTGGCGCACATGGTCGAGCAGGCACATCCGGTAGCGGCGGTCGCGGCGCGCCCCGTGGTCCGGGAGCAGCCGTGAGCACGCCCGGCCGCGCCGAGCCGCCGAACACCTGGCCGGGCAACGAGACCGTGTTCGCCATCGGCTCCGACGAGTACGCCGACTGGGAGACCGAGCGCGGCACCGGCCGACGCATCGGCCTGCACACCTGGCACTGGGACTCGCAGCGCGGGCAGTGGTGCGGCGGCTGGCTCGGGTTCACCAACGTCGAAGGTCATCTGCCGCGCAGCAAGCACGAGCTGGTCAGCGAGGATCCGCTGACGATTTCGCCGTCGCTGCTGTGCCCGACCTGCCAGCATCACGGATTCATTCGAGAGGGACGATGGGTGGCGGTATGAGCGAGGCCGAGGCCGTGCAGCACGAGCCGCCGCCGATGAGCCAGCAGGCACCGTTCCCCCGCATCCTCGCGAGTCTCGTCGAGCGCCTGACGTACCGCAAAGGCTGGCTGTTCAGGCTGGCCGACATCGACCGGGGCCAGGGCAGCACCGGGCTGACGCTGATCATCACGACGCTGGGCGTGAACAGCTACCACCCGGAGCAGACCGGCTACCGCGTCAACCACTACATGATCGTCCCGGCCGCCGCGTACGACGAACGCTCGTGGCGCCGCTGGCTGCTCGAGCAGGTGTCCCTGGTGGAACTACACGAAACGATGGAGTTCTTCCAGATCGACGACGACAAGCCCTTTGCCCCGTCCCACGGTTTCGGCCAGAACCCCTACCTCGCGCGGGAGCTGGGCACCGAGCAGGACCGGCGCATGTCCTTCCGTAACGAGGTCAACGAGTGAGCCGACAACCGGCCGAGAGACCCACGCGCAGGCAACTGCTTGACCTTCCGCACGGCGAATCGATCAGGTGCGGCGAGATGAGCGCCTACCGTGCGCCGGTCGACCCGGGCGTCCGCAGGAAGCAGATCGACCCGCGCGAGGTGCACTTCTCCAAGCACTACCTCGAAGGCAAGCTCACCTGCACCATGGCGGACGAAATGATCGAAGACGTGCTCCCCGATCCGTGGGCGCTCATCGAGCAGCGCCTGGACGCCGCCGCGCGCGACCGGAACGCCCACTACCGCGACGGGAGCCGCGTGCGATGACCACAGCCCGCGACCGCAACAACCACTACGTGCCCGACGGGCTGTCGCACGGCGGCAGGAACATCACGACGCTCGGCACGGGAGACGAACCCCTCCCACTGCGCCTCGGCCTCGCCGACGAACTGAATCGTGAACGCAACTGGTGGTGGGCGGATACCAGCGGAGACGGCGCGCACTGGTCCCGCTTCGACGGCCATCATCACCAGGTGGACATCGGGTACCGGACCTGGAACCGGCGCGAGGTCAATGAGTGGAAGGGCCGCGACGAGATCCGCAAGGACGGCCGGTGGACGATCGCGATCAACCGGGAGCAGGTGTGGGAGGGCTTCTGCCACGACGTGCTCGAAGATCTGCTGACGATCCGGCGCACCGTGCAGCGACTGCTCGATCATGACGCGATCAACTGGAACGACGGACAGCGCGCCGCCGAACAACTACTCGGGCGCAAGGTCTGGTATGAGCGCACGGCGGCCGTCGTGTCGAGCGTTTCCGTGCTGGATCAGGGCTGCGTGATGCTCAAACCGGAGGGCGTCGAGGCCTTCCCGTGCCTGCAGTCGCAACTCAACGACGCCGACCCGGACCTTGACGAGAACGACGAGCTCAAGGTGGAGTTGTTGAGCCGCAGCGTCTGGTGGTGGCGCGAGCGGTGAGCGAGAACACCGATCAGCCGGTCGAACGCGTCGGGCCCTGGGCATTGACGCCCGAGCAGGCGCTCCCAGTGCCGCCGCTCACGGGCTATCCGCTGCCGGACGAGGCGTACACCGACGATCCGTCGCACATCGCGTGCCTGCTGCCCCCGGTCACATCGCATGCGGGCGCGCCGCTGCGACTGCTGCCGCTCGGTACGCGCTGGCGGTGCGGGGACTGCGGCACGGTACACGTGGTCGTCATGACGAGCCGTGGCCGCGACTGGAAGATCGAGTGCGCGCCGGGCGTCCGAGTAGGCCGCTGACGGTGGACAATTTAGCCGTGCTCGACCTTCCCGCGCCCACGGCGCACGCCTGCGGCTACCGTCCGCCGCGCCTGGGGGACCTGCTGCATGTGAGTCTCGACGACGGGGATGTGCACTCGGCGATGGTGCAATCCGTGTCCGACGACGGCGATTCGCTGATCGTGCGCGGCCCGGCCGAACCGCTGCGACGCAAGGATCTGATTATGGTCATCCGGCGTGTCGGCGGCACAACAACCGAGGAATAGATGCCCATGACCGCCTACGTCATCACCGATCTGCGCCGCGAACTGGAGAAAACCCGCATCGCCCTCGTGGCCGCGCGAACCCACCTCGCCGCGCACGCCGAAGCCAACGCCGCACTGCACATGGCCGCAACCGTCATGTACTCGCCGCTGCACGCCCACGTCACCGCCGCCATCGCGGGCGCCGAACAGGCACTGGAACGCACCGCGCAGGCGCCGGAGCAGGCGCAGCGCGACGCCGCTCTGGTCGCGGTGCTCGCCGATCTGGACCGGTGCGCGCACGGGCGCCACGAGGGCGACGTATGCGCGGACTGCGGCGGCCCGTCGAGGGGCAACGACCACCTGCGGCCCGGAACGGTGATCGGCTACGACATCGGCGGCAGGCCGGTCGTGATGCCGGACCGCGAGCACAAGCACGACCCGCAGGCGTGGCGCGCGGACGAGCGGGCGAAGCGTGCTGATCCTCAGTAGCTCTCTGGTTGGCGAGATGATCGCGCATGCCCGCGAGCAGCACCCGGTCGAGGCCTGCGGCATCATCGCCGGACCGGCGGGCGGCGACCGACCGACGCGGCTGCTGCGCATGCGCAACGCCCTGGAGTCGGCCACCGCGTTCCAGTTCGACCCCACCGAGCAGATGGCCGCCTACCGGCAGATGGACGCGCGCGGCGAAGACCCGATCGTCATCTACCACTCGCACACCGCCAGCCCGCCGTACCCGTCCGGCACCGACACCCGCCTCGCGGCGGACCGCGACGCCTACTACGCGATCATCTCCACCGCCGACCCCGAACGGACCGAAGTGACCTTCTGGCGCCTAACCGGCCCGAACGCGTTCCCGTGGAGCCAAGACGATGTCATGGTCGATGATCCGCTACAGCACTGGCAGTGGCCAAGCGTCTCGGCGTACCTGGCATCCAGCCAGGCCCCGAGCGGCGCGTAGCGGCTCCGGCTAGCCGAACACGAGGAACCAGCCGGCCACCGCGCTGCTCGCATACGCCGCGCCCCCGTTGTCCCAGTACGTGCTGAACCCGGCCGACGACAGCGACGACGCCGACTTGCACACCACCCCCGCCGGGCCCGTGCCCCCGTTGCGGCACACCAGCACCCCCGACGGGGTGAACCCCAGCGCCAGGCCGGACACCGCGAGATTGCCCGACCCGTCCGTCGTGCCCGAGAACGCGCCCATCCGCACGAACTTCGCCGCCGAACCCGACGCCGGGACCACGTCGTTCTGCAGCGCCGAACCCGTCACCAGCGCACCCCCGGACACCGCCGACCCGGACGCGGGCTGCTGCGCCGTCACCCCCCACTGATCCCACACCAGGTTCGTCAGCGCCGCCGTCCCCACGTTCTGCGCCCAGCCCAGCGACCCGCGGGCCGCATTCGCCCCCGTTCCCCCGCCGTCCAGCAGCACCGACGCCGCCGACAGCTGCGCATCCGCCGACGAACGCGGCCCGGCCAGCACCATCTCCTCGAACGGCTGATTCGCCCCCGCAGTCACCTCGCGGCTGTAGAGCTGCGGCGCGGACGCGCTCGACCCCTGCCCGTCGCTGAAAATCATCGCGGGGCTCGACGTGCCCGGGGAGGGCAGCGACGGATTCGGCGCGAGCGCGAGCGTGCCGTTCGCGCCCGTGACCGTCACCGACGGGAACGCCGCAGCGCCGCCGCTGCCCGTCCCGAGCGTGTTGGTGCGCTGCTCGAGCACCGTGATGCGCTCGCGCAGGTCCCGGATCGTCTTGGCCAGCTGCTGCTCCAGCGGCGTCGGATACCGGGTCACGCCGCCACATCCCCCACCGTCAGCGTGATCTTCCCGTCCTGGCCCTGGTCCGGGGGCGTGACCTGCCAGCCGATGATCCGCACCAGCGCCTGCAAGCCCGGGGAGCCGTCCGCCCTGGCCGGGTGCCGCTCGCTGGTCGCCGCCAGCGCCGCCTGATCCCCCAAACCCAGCGCCTTGATCGCCGGGGCGGAGGGCGCGGAGGCGTCGATCACGATCGGCGGCACGCACGGGCTGTGCCCCGTCACCCCCAGATGTCCGTCCGCGTAGGCGTCGATCTGCGCCTGCGACATGATCGCCGCCCCGTTGTACTGCACCGCGCTCTCCAACAGCGGATATCCCGCCGCCAGGTCCGCCTCGTCCACGCCGTGGCCCGCGCCATACCCGGAGGTCCATGTCCCCGCGCCGGACGTCGGCGCGGTGGCGATCACGAAGTTCGCGCCTTGGCTCCCCATCCGCGGCCAGCCGTAGTCCACCAGATTCCCCGGGTACTGCAGGCGCAGCCCCGTGTTCTGGTACGGCTGCCCCAGGCTCGCCCCCACGCGCGCGACGATCGCCAGGCCCCCGGATCCGTCGAGCACCGGTTCGAACGTCGCCTCGAAATCCCCCGCGGTCTCCAAGTCGCTCAATGCGCCCGCCACGTCCTTCAAATCCCCGGCAGCATAGGAGGTGGTCAGCGTCGCACCGATCTGGGTGTCCTGCGGCGAGAGGCCGGCGACCGCCGCCTGCGGGCCCTTGAGCACCGGGTCGGTGGCGTAGCGAAGCAGCGCGCGCCACACGTCGCAGTAGTCCAGGTTCCGGTACGAGAGGTTGTCGCGGATGCGGCGGCGCGCGAACAGCGATTCGAGGGTCTTGGCCTGGATCTGGTACTGCTTGGGCAGGATCGAGGCGGTCGGCTCGTCCCACAGCACCCCCACCCACACCGGGTAGCCGTCCTCAAGCACCCACAGCAGCGTGCGCCGCGTCTCCAACGCCGGCAGCAGCCTCGCGGTGGCCGCAGTCAGGTCCATATACCCGGCCAGCGGCGTCTCCTGCCCGATCTGCCGCGCGAAGCCCTGCACGTGCAGCGGCAGTTCGTCCGCGAGCAGCCGCCCGGTGACCACGTCGGTGCTGACATACCGGTATTCGGTCACGTTCGGCTCACAGCGGCGCCGGCTCGGCGATCAGGTCGATCGGCTGGCCGGAGTCGGCGTACATCTCGAAAGATTTGGCGGCGGAGAAGTTCAGCATGTACAGCGCGTAGGTGTGCGTGCCCGCCGGGGGTGTCTCCACGGCCTCGATCGCGTGCCCGTCCATGTTCACGTTCGCGCTCTGCGCCCGGAACTGCAGCAGCGACTTGATCTGCGTGGAGTCGCGCCACAGCAGCATCATCACCTCGTCGCCCACGCTCGCGCTCAGCGCGGCGATGTACGGCCACGACGCGTTCACCTTCACCTGCGTCGCGCCGTCGACGGTCACGGTCACGCTCGCCACCAGTTGCTTGACCGTGTTCGACGTGCACGTGACCGGGCTGGTGACTTTCGCGGACACCGCGGCGAACGGGGCGACCTGCGGCGGCACGGTGCCGCCGGAGCCGTTCAGGCGCCGCAGCCGGTGCGTTGAGTCGTCGTGCAGGTACTGGCTCTCGGGCCCGGAGCCCGGGTATTGCGCGGGGGATGCGCAGCGCAGGATCCCGCCGAGGGCGGCGGTGAACAGCCGCTGGTCGGTGATGTTGCCGCCGGTGATGGATGTGGCCCCGGCGTTGACCTGGATCGTGGCCAGCAGCAGCGAGTTGCCCGGCAGCGCCGGCGCGGCAGGGCTCGAGGCGGGGGTGCCGGCCTGGATCTGCACAACGAACGTGGAGGTGTTGTTGCCGTTGTCCACGACCGTGAGGCACACGTTGTCGATGCGGGGGCTGGACGGGTCGGCCGCGGTGACGGTCAGGGTGGTGACGGTGTCCAGGACCAGCGCCCACAGCCCGGAGTCCAGCGCCGCGCTGCCCTGCACGAACGCGACACCGTTGTTGACGGTGATGTTCATGCCGCTGGAGGCCGAAACCAGCAGCGGTGAGCCGACGCCCGGCCGCACGCCGGGGCGTGCGGCGATGCCGGTGGTGCCGGAGGAACCGGCCGACGCCAGCAGCCCGCCGACGGTGGCGAGGCGGGCGTCCTGGCTGGCGAAGGTGACGCCGTCGAGCCACGGCGGCTGGCGCAGGGTCGCGGACGTGGCCATCAGTACTCTCCGGTGATCGGGTAAGTGGTCATCAGATGTAGGCGTCCCTCCATTGCACGGTCATGCCGGAGCCGGAGGACGCGATGCCGCCGAGGCGGACCGTGAAGGCGCCGGGGGGCAGCACCCACCAGGCGGAGGAGATGTCGGCGGGTTGCAGCGCCCCGTTGAGAGTGGCCTGGCGCTGGTCGAAGTCGACGATCAGCTGCTGCCCTGCGGCGAGGGCCACACCGGTGAACGAGACAACTTGGCCGGTGTCGAGCAGGGTGAGCGAGGGGTTCTGGATGGGGCCGTTGATCTGCACGACGGGGCGGGTTTCGAAGTTGCCGCCGTTGGTGGCGCCGACTACGGCGGGCAGCCCGTTGGCGGGCATCGCGACGGGCGGGGTCAGCGGCGGGGTGACGCCATTGAGGGTGACGGCGGCCTGCACGGTGGCCGATTGCAGGGCGGCGGCGTAGCGGCGCGGGTCGGGGGCGACCAGGCCGATGGTGAAGACGACCTCCCCGAGGTTGGGGTAGGTCTCGGCGATCGGCCCGGAGCGGCGCACCAGGGATTGTTTGGGCACGGGTTCGTCGAAGACGTAGGTGGCCATGTCTCCGGCCGCGCCGCCGACGACGACGGCGCGCTGCAGTTTCGCCCGCGCCGCGTCGCGCAAAGCCTGGGTGGGTGCGGTGGCGTGGCAGGTCAGGGTGTAGAGGGCGGGAGCGTAGAACTGGGGGACGGCGTAGCCGCCGTGGTCACTGGAGCGCTGCACGACCTGCCCGGAGGTGCCCGCGCCGCCCACCCCGGCCAGCGAGTCGCGCACCCATGCGACCCCGGCGGTGCCCGGGTCGGTGTCGATCGCGCCGAACTGGATCACGGTGCCGTCCGGGGCGGTGATGGAGTCACGCCAGGGCCCGACGTCCACGGGCGCCGCCGCGGCGCGGCCGAGCCCGTAGGCGCCGGTGACATCGAAGTTCTCGGTGGCGCCGATCAGGTCGCCGCCAAAAGTGATCGCCCAGTTGGCGACGTACACCCCGGAGTCGATGGCGTAGGGCACGGGCCAGTCGAGCTGGTAGATCCCGGTGGTGACCCGCCACACCTGCCCCGCAGTGGCGGCGGGGGCGCCCTGGTAGGTGAACGGCCCGCCGCCGGCCACGTCGTGGCTGGAGTCCCCGGGCGCGGATGTGGCGGAGCCGTAGGTGATGTCGGCCTGGACGGCGGCCGGGTCGGTCAGGATCCCGGTGTCGTCGTTGTAGAACCACAGTTGCAGGCTGGCGGTGGCTCCGGCGCGGTAGGCGTTGGTCATGACAGGGCCGCCGCGAGTTGCCGCATCATCTGCGCCTGCTGTTCGGGTCCGGGGGCTTGCGGGCCGTAGTAGTTGAACGCGACCTGCGGCCCGGCTGCGGCGGCCTGCGGCCGCGATTGCATGGCGGTGGTCTGGCCGTGGGTCAGGACATAGCCGTCCTGGCCGGACAGGAATGTCTCTTCGCCGTGTTCTCCGACCGGCGTCAAAGTGCCCGCCGTGACCGGTCCGCCGCCCGCGCGCCCGGCGCCGAGCGCCTTGCCGCCGCCGGTCAGATCGACGCCCCCGCCCGGCATGTTGTGCGTGACCGCGTAAACCTGGACCGTGCCGTACGAGCTGTTGATGTCGTTGAGCAGATGCTTGACCGCCTGCTGCGCGGAACCGGTGTTGGCGTTGACGTTGATCGGGATGTTCTTGGGCAGCTGATACAACTCGTCTGCGAGTTCGCGCACTTTTTTCTTGTTCAGCCCGGCCTTGTCGGCCGCGTCGATGAACGCGTTCTTCTCCGCGAGCAGCTTCCCGTTCGCGTCGCTGTACGCGGCGGAGGCGCCCTTCGTGGACACCTCGCTCTGGTACAGCGCGATCGCGGCCTTCTGCGCGGAGGACGCGATACCCGCGAACACCTGGACATTGCGCGCGCCCTTGACGTTCGTGTCATCGAGGCTCGCGCCGTTGGCGTTGACGGCGGCGCTGACGCCGTCCAGCGCGATGGTGAACGATGCCTGGGAGGTGAGCAGGCTGCTCTCGGTGTCGTTCATCGCCTGCAATACCGACCCGTACGCCGAACCGCCGGACGCGGCCAGTTGGTAGGAGGCGACGGACGCGGCGAGCTGCTGGTTCAGTTGGCTCTGGCCGTCGCCCAGGTTCAGCGCCGCGACCGTGTTGTCGCCGGTGCTCTGCGCTTTCTCCGTGAGCTTCTGATACTCGGCGTCCAGCGTGGCGTTGAAAATGCTCGTAGTGTTGTTCAGCGCCGCCGTCGCGGCGTCCAAAGCGGTCTGCTTGTTGATCGCGTCCGCGACCTGCTGCGTTTGCGCCTTGACCGAGTTGAGCAGCTGCTGCGTCGAGTCCGTCAGGGTGTTCGACGCTTCGGCGCCCTGCGCGAGGCGCACGCTGCCGGTCGACATCGCCTGGTTCAGCTGGTTCTGGCCCCCGACCATCTGCACGCTGGAGCCGTACAGGGTGTTGACGGCCACCGCGGTCTGCTGATTCGCCTGGCCCAGTTGCGTCTGCCCGGTCAGCGACGCCAAGGTTGCCACCTGCTGCTGGCGTGAGACCTCGTTGGACTGGCTGGTGATCGCGGCCAGTTGCGACATGGCGGACTTGTTGCCGGTGGCGGCCTCGGTGAGCAGCGAGAGCGAAACCCCGGCGTTCTTGGCCTCGTCGGCGAGACCGGACGTCTGCGCCTGCTGCGCGACGAACGCGGAGGTGGACTGCCCGATCTTTCCGGCGTCCTGCGCGACAGCGGCGGCCAGATCGCCCTGGCTCAGCGTGATGGCCTTGGTGGCGTCGTCCGCGTTGAACAATGCGGCGGCCAGCCCGGAGGCCAGGCCGATACCGGCGCCGATGGCGATGCCCCACGGGCCGCCGACCACGCCGGCCATTTTCGCGAGCGTCCCGGACGCCCCGGACGCAGCACCCTGCATCTTGCCCAGCAGTCCGCCGGACTCCTCCGCCTTGTCCGCCAGTTTCGAAAGGCCTTCGGCTCCCGACAGGAGTCCGCTTTGGATTTTCGGGTCCAATTTCAACGCGCTGACTGCGCCGAGGACTCCGCCGACGACCGCAGGCGAAGAAACGCCCCGCATGGCGTCGTCCAGCCCGTTGATCACATGGGTGAGGCCGATCAGCGGCACGGAGGTGGCCGTGCCCGCTGCCCCGATCACCGACCCGACTGTGTGGATCGTGTTGCCCACGGCGTTGAGAGTCGCCTCAAGCGCGCTTCCCTGAGCGTTGGCGTTGTTCACGACCCCGGTGAAGAATCCGCCGACGTCCGCGCCGAGCACGGGCAGCGACTTGGAGAAGTCGGTGACGATCACTTGGCTGGTGGAGAGCGCCTTGGACATCCCGGGCAGCAGGCCGCCGACGAATCCGGTTAGGCCCGTGGTGACGGTGGCGATGTCGGGTTCGGCGGCAGAGAACAGTTCCTTGAAGTCGGGCCTTAGTTCCCGCACCTGCTTGTCGACTGCGAGCAGATCGGCATGCAACTCAGCCGTCGCCGGCGCAGCGGCCTGTTCGATCGAGGTGGCGGCATCGTGGCCGACCTGCGCCATGTCGGCGGCGATGACCTTGTTCTGCTTGAGGACTAGTGCGGTCACGCCGACCATGGCGGTGCCCAGGCCGGCGGCCAGCAGCGAGCCGCCGATTGCGCCCGCTCCGGCGAGTGCGGCGATGATCAGCGGGGACATGCCCTGACCGGCGTCTTTGGCCGCCTTCTCGCCCTTGCCCTTGATCTCCTCATCGAGATCGTCCAGGCCTGGGGCGACTCCCTTGCCGATCTCGTCGCCAATGCCCTTGCCGATCTCGTCGCCGACGGTCTGGCCGGCGGAGATGAACCGGCCGCGCGAGTCGCGCAGGCGCGTGGTGACGGCGGTGGCGGCCTCGTCGGCGACTTTGCTGCCGCTTTCGCGCACGGCCGGGATCGCGCCCTGGATGCCCGCGTCGATCCCCTTGCCGGCCTCGGTGCCGACCTTGCCGCCGAGGCCTTTGCCGATGCGTTCAGCCTCGTCCATGATCGGCGCCTCGGCGTCGGCGACCCCGCGGACGATCCCGTCCCCGACGCTTTTGCCGATGTCGGCCGCGTCGCGCTCCAATACCGGCTTGGCGTCCAGCAGCCCCTTGGACAGGCCCGAGGCCATCCGGGGGGAGGATCCCGCGCTCGCGCCCTCGACCGCTGCGGCGATCTTCGCCTTCCAGTCGGCCTCGTCGATGTTCGCTTTGACGTCCATCCACGCCGAACCGGCTTTGAACCCTTCAGGCACCCCTGTCACCTCCTCCCATCCTGGTCGCGGCCTGGATCACCAGGGCCGGGTTGGCGCCCACCCAGTCGTCGAAACTCATCTCCGCAGCCGCCTGTCCGCGTCCCTGCGCCGCCGGGCCGTCCTGCTGCGCGCGTGCCCGCGCGGCCGCGAGGGCGACCGCGCCGCCGTACACCTCCAGCCGGTAGGCCAGCGCGAAGAACTCCGGGCCCGACAGGTCGCTGCCCTCGATCGGGCGCACCCGGTGGAAGCGGCTGAAGTCGCTGGCCACATCCCGCCAGTAGGCCAGGACCCAGGCGACTTGCGCGGCGCGCTGCTCGATCAGGCTTTTGGGTCCTCCGGTCCGCCCAGCAGGGCGTCGCGCAGTGCGGCGCCGATGTCGGGCATGTGGTCGCGGGTGAGCGCCGGGTCCTCCTCGAGCCGCGTGTACTGCTCGCTTCCGAGCAGCTTCATCAGCGCCCACGTCAGGGCGTGGTCGGAGCTGGAGGCGTAGAGCAGCCGCAGGTAGGTCAGCCCCCAGCCGACGGGGATGTGCGCGGGGAAGGTGTAGATCGTGTCGGCGACCTTGAACCCCGGCACCCGGTCTTCGGCCGGGCCGCCCGCCTCGTCGCCCGTCGCGGGCGCGGCGTTCGCTTTCGTAGTGGTCATGGGCGTCACGCGGTCTGGTCGATGTTGGCCCACGCGGGGATCGAGTCGGACACCTCGTAGAGGGTCCACGTCGCCGCGAGCGTGGAGATCTTCCCGTCCTGCACGAACGCCTTCTGCACCTTCGGCTTCGACAAGGCCTTACGGCCGATCAGGCGGCGGCGGAACCCGCCCGGCGCCCAGCCGTCCAGCAGCACCGCCCCGTACTGCGGCACCGGGGGCAGGCCGCCGACCTGCGCCTCCTGCTTCGCCCACCCGGTGCCGGATGTCGAGGTGACCAGGTTGTTCATGATGATCGCGTAGTTCGCGAGCGTGGCCTCGGCCATCGCGACGGTGATCGTGGTCATCGCGGTGCCCGCGACATACCGCGCGCCGATCGGGCGCAGCCGCTGATCGACGATCAGATCGGTGGACGGCAGGTCGTCCTCCCACACGAACCCGCCGCTGGTGTCGCCGACGTCCGTCCACACGGCAGGGTCGGGCGCGGTGTAGGGGGACATGGATGAGTCGGCGGGTTCGAGCGCGCCGAACGCGCCGTAGTAGAACTTGCCGACGCCGGACACGACGTTATTCGGGTTGCCCATGGCGGTGTTGCTCCGTTTCGTTCCCGTCTACCGGGGACTCGTGGGTGGTGCGGGGTGTTGCTGCGGCTAGCGCTTCCTGGCGCCTTTACGGACCGGGAGGGCGCGGTAGCCGGTCTTCTTGCCTCGGGTGGCGACGATCTGCTCAGCCCATTTTTTGGCGAAGGGCTTCTTTGTTGCATATAGAAAGCGGTTGTCGCCACTGTGCCTTGGAATGCATCGGTCCAGGGGACTTGCGCTTCCCGCTGGACTTCTTTGTGGAGGCCATCGTGGTTAGATCACCTCCTCGAGATAGGTTTTCGCGGAATCCCACCAGTCGGGGCGTTCCACATAATGCAAGACCATGTTGCAGACGCGGCATAATGCTCCCCGCACCTGACCGGTTTTGTGATCGTGATCAACGCAGGTCGCTTTTTGCGTCCGACAGATCCAGCAGAGGCCGTCATGCCGGGCGGCCAGCCCGTCCCATTCCTTCTCGGACAAGCCGTATCGACGCAACCTGGCCCGCGCTGACTTGCTGGGCGTGCATTCGAAACAGATCCTCTGTCTACTGCTCGTCGGTTCGTAGGCCTGACCGCACTTTGAGCAAGTCGCAGTCGAAGGTCGTCCACCCGAGGGGTTCTTCACCAGGGCGCGCACCTGGACCATGTCGCGGACCGACACGGCACATTTTTTCGAGCACCGAGATTGTGTACGCCAGTTACGCGTGCGGAAAGAAGAACCACAGCCAGGGCATACCATCGCTGGATGGCGGCATTCAAATGAGCAGAATTTTTGGCGGTTGCTCGACGGCTGGAAAAGGTCGCCACACGTGATGCACGGGCGCTTCTCGCTACTAACATTCATAACTTCAGGGATATCTTCTTCTGCTATCACTGCAGTGCCTCCTCTCGCGATATCGAATTCACGAAGATATAGCCGCCTACGACACCCCCGGCATGCGAAACAGGGCGACCGAGACGCCCGTGTTCGCCGAGAAATCCAACTCGACCGTGTTCGAACTCGGCTGGTTGTAGTCCGAGGGGTAAGGCCCGAACTTCACCGGCGCGGGCGTGGTAGCCACGACGACCGTCGTCGGTGAAGTCACGGACTGCCCTTGGACGAGGCGCCCGATCTTCTCGGTGACCGTGGTCGTGGTGCCGGTGGTGACGACCTCGATCCACTCGCGGCCGGTGTTCTGGAACGTCAGGCCGCTGTTGCTGCCGAGCGAGGTGTAGGTGGGCACGAGTCCCGCCGGGGTGGGGACCTGCGCGGCGAGGTTGGTGAGCAGGGTCATTACTTGCTGCCTTTCTTGGCCCACTTGCGGGCGTTTTGGGCGAACACGGCGCGGCGGCGCGTGGCCGGGTTTTTGGACTTGGCCAGGGCGGCGAGCTTCGCGGCGGGGATCGGCCGGCCCTTCTTCGCCCCGGCGGCGGCGCGCAGCTTGCCCGCATTCGAGGCCTTGATCTTGATGGGCGACTTGCCGCCGCCCGACTTCATCGCCACGCGCGCCTCCCGCTCATGAATAGGTCGCCTCGATTTCGGTCCACAGCAGTTGCAGGTCGAAACCCACGTGCGCCCAGTCCGCCGGGTCCCCGTACATGCGCCGCGGCTCCGTCACCAGCCGCGCCGAGGCGACCCGCGCCGGGAAGTAGGTCACCGGCCCCGCAGTGATCTCCAGGTCGCGTACGGCGCGGTCGCGCTGGAACGTCTCGGCGCGGATGTGCTCGGCCAGGCGGTGTGCGACCCCCCACGGCGGCTTGTTCGAGTTGGCCACGGTCGCGTAGCAGTCGATCTGCACCACGGGCGCCTTCGCCGGGACGTCGAGCATCGTGCCGCCCACACCGCCGGTGACCACCACGAACCCATCCGCCGACCACGCGGACGGGTCGGGCAGCGCGGTGGCGCACATGTCGGCGGACAGCCCGGGGATCGACGCGAGCCACGCGAGGACCACCAAGTCGGTGTTGGGGCGGTTCGGCAGGCTCATCCGGAGCGCTCCTGGTAGACCGCTGGGCGCATGAACGGCTGCGCTGGCACCCACGTCTGGTGCGCCGGATGCCCGTTGATCTCAGCAGGGGTCCAGTGCCCGAACTCGACCCAGCGGGGATAGTCCGCCGAGTTCTCGATGATCAGGTCGTGGCCGCCCTCGCCGCCCAGGCGCGGTGGCTCACAGTGCTCCAGCAGGTTCCCCGTATCCACCGGGCAGTAGCGCCGCTCGTCCTCAACGATCGCCGGGCCAAGCTTCCCCAGGAACACCCGGTCGGTGCCCGCGTACACGCCCTCGCGCCAGTCCGGTTCCATCTCGATGCGCACGCTCATTTGGTCACGCTCGTCACACGCTGCAGGACTGCCGTCAGGTCCGGGGTCAGACCGGGCGCGTTGGGCTGTGTCAGCTGCGTGACCGAGTACACGTAGCCGGTTTCCTCGTCGAGGATCTGGTCGCTGGAGAGCAGGTCCGTGGTCGAGGGCAGCGTCAGGTCGATGCGGCGCACGGTGCGCCGCTGCTGGGTCGCGGCGTCCCACGTCGTCGCGTTCGACTCGACCAGCGCCGCGATGATCCCCGTCTTGTACGGGGTCTGCGTGTCGATCAGGTCGCCGGCGTCGTTGTAGTCGGTGCCGCGCAGGATCGTGACTTTCGTCGTCGCCAGTGCGTACACGTCAGCCCCCGTACGTTCCGACGGGGAACCACGGGAACGCCAGGTCGTTCGCGGACGAGTCCGCGTTCGGGTTGAGCAGGCCGCCGAAGGAGTCCTGGAACGGGGACTGCACGTGCAAGCTGCGCCCGCGCATCCACGAGACCTTCGACAGCGCCTTCGCGGCCAGCGGCGCGATGCGCAGCGAGTCGTCCTTCAGCGCCACCGCCCGGCTGCCCATCGTGATCGCCGCCAGGTCGATGCGCTGGAACAGGTCCGGCTGCGCCGTCAGCCACGCCGCCTGGAACGCCACTGTGAGCTTGAGCCAATACTGGTCGCGGGTGCCGGTCCTGGGCTGCGCGTCGTAGGTGCGGCCGGCGAAGATGTCCACGAGCGCCTGCGCCTGCATCAGCTGCGCCGTCGTGACCGTCAGCCCCGTGTAGGTAGCGACGTCGTCGAGGGTGGCCCACGAGCCGAGCGGGGAGACGTTGGGGTTCGCGGCCAGGACTTCGAAGTCCTCGTCGCTGAACGCCGGAGAGCCGTCCACGTCGGTGCCGGTCCAGATCGCGGCGTAGTCCCCGGGGCTCTGATCGGAAGGCGCCTGCCAGGTGTAGGTGTACACGCCCGTACCCGGGTGGCCCACGCCGGTGGGGGTGGGGGACAGCACGATGTGGCCGCCGGAGTCCACCAGCCCGAACGCGATCGAGGCGAGGTCGGTGAGCATGGTGCCGGTCTCGTCGTACCAGAGCGACGAGAACACGCCCGGCCGGCCCTGTGTCACGTCCATGTCACGCCGCCTTCGCGACGGCGCCGCCGAGCAGCGAGATCGTGTTGCTCGCAGACGCCGTGCCCCACGTGAACCCGACCGCGAGCGCGCTGCTGGCGCTGGTGGTGACGGCTGTAGGCGCGGTCGGGGTGCCTGCGTACGGGCTGGCCGCTCCCGTGGAGGTGTTGGTGACCAGCAGCAGATCCAGTTCGGCGGTGACCGAGGTCGAGGACCGGAACGTGATCCTGGCTCGGTATTTGAACGTGGCATTGGTGACACCGGACGGGGCGGTGATCGCGGGGATGGAGGCGATGAGGGTTCCGGCGGTGCCGCCCCAGTACACGGCGAACGTCATCGCCGGCGTTCCGCTGGTCGAGTACACGCCGTAGCCTTCAACCTCGTACACGCTGCCGACCTGCGGGTCGCTCGCGGGCACGGTGCCGGTTTGCAGCGTCGACAGCGCGGCCGTGTTGGCGATCGTCGTGGTCGAGGTGACCGCGGCGGCGGGCCGCAGGCTCGGGATGTTGTTCAAGCCAGGCAGCGTGCCGCCGAACTGGGTGCCGGTGCTGGCCGGGCAGTTCTTCACCGAGTAGCGGCCCGTCGCGGACGCGTCGAACGTCACGTGCGCCGTGGTCGGCGCGGTGCCGTACACGCCGACGATGTCTTCGAGCACGATCGTGGAGCCGCCGACTGCGTGTGCGAGCACCCCGCTGACGACGTTCGCCGAGCCGCCGTTGCCGATCGCCACGTCCCGCAGGCTGTGGTTGCCGCCGAACAGGGAGATCAACGTCTGCGGGGTGGAGAACCCGGCGGCGAAACCGCCGGCGTACACGTACAGGTGCTCGCCGAAGAAGTTCTTCGTGGTGTTGTCGGTGCTGATGTACGGGCCGCCGGCCATCGTGTCGCCCTCGAACTTGCAGTCCGTGACGTACAGCCCGTTGCCGTTCGCGGAGTTGCCCGGGCCTTGGCTGAACCAGAGCGCGCCGGTGCCGAACGCCTCGAACCGGCAGTTGCGGAAGTGGATCTGGTTGCTGGTGCCCGCGGAGTTGCCGAACCCGCTGGCGGCGGCGCTGTTGCGGATCCACACGTTCGGCTGCGTCGTGGACCCGGCGGTGCCGGTGCAGGAGACGATCGCGCAGTCCTCGAAGCGGGAGTCCCAGAACTCCGCCGAGTCGAGGACCAGGTCCGCGTTGCTGATGATCACAACGTCGCGGAACAGCAGGTTGTCCGCGTAGTAGCACTGGAAAACCAGGCCGGTTTTCCCGTTCCCGTTGATCCCGAGCGCTTCGATCGCGGAGAAACGGCAGTGCGTGGCCCCGCTCAGGTCGGTGGACGGGCCCGACATCGAGATCAGGGTGCCGTTGGCTGCTTTCTTCAGGATCGTGGCGTTGCGTCCGGCGCCGCGCATGCGCACGTTCGAGGGCATGCTCAGCGCGACTGCGGGGCTGCCGGTGGGGGTGAGCACGCACGTTCCTGCAGGGATTTCCACGGTGCCGCCGCCGAATGTGCTCAGCGCGTTGAGCGCGGCCTGCACGGCGGACGTGTCGTCGGTGACGCCGTCGACCTTCGCGCCGTATGCCGAGTTCTTCACGTTTAGTGTCGCCGCGCCGGTGTAGTCCCATTTCCCGTTGCCGGATGCGTCGCTGGACCAGACTTTCCCTGTAGCGGCGTCCGCGGCCACGGTCATCGCGGGGGTGCCGGTGAGGGTGAGGGTGCCGGTGAGGGTGCCGCCGGCGAGCGGGAGTTTGTCGGCCGAGCCGTATGCGGTGGCTGCCATCGGGTCACCGCCCGTACATGATGAAGTAGCCGCTGTTGGGCGTGTACGACGACGGCGTGAAACTAGGGGGCACAGACAACTGGCTGCCTTTGAAGAGGGCGGTGTAGTGGCCGTTGACCACCGGGAAGTTCGCGGTCCCGGTGGTGCCGGTGGCGGCGAAGTGGGGCGAGGTGCCGGAGAAGTGCGTCAGGAAGCCGAGGTAGTAGCCCGTGCCCGCCGTGACCGTGTGCGAGCCGCCCATGGCTCCCTCCGCCATCCCCGCGGAGGAGAACGCGGCCGTCATATCGCCGGTCTGGTCGATCAGAACCCCGGCCTCGGTGTACAGCAGGAGAGCGTTCACCCCGGAGCCGACCGCGCCCGCCGCCGTGACCCAGATACCCAGGGTGGAGATCGACCTAGTTTTCGGCGGCGTGCACAGGCACAGGACCAGGTCCCCCGCCGTCTGCTGGTAGGTGACCCCGCTCTCGGTGAACCTCGCGGTGAGCAGCGCGACGCCGAGCATGTCGCACCAGTCGGACGCGACAGCGCCGGTGATCCGCGAGTCGTCGCCGGCCGCAACGGTCCCGGCGGTGGCGCCGACGGAGAGGAACGCCGCGCCGCCGAGGGAACTGGTGGCGGCGGCGCCGATCGCCGCCGGCGACAGCGGGTCGGTGCCGCCCGTGGCGTGCGTGGACGCGTGCGCGGTGGGCGTACGAGCGTTCGTGGTCGTCGCATCGGTGGATGACAGCGCGACGCCCGCGCCGGCTCCGACCGCGCCCACCGTGGGCACTTGGCCGAGTGCGGCGCCGTCGGTCGGCGCGGTGCCGTCGGCGACGCCCGTGAGCTTGTGGTTGCCCAGTGCGAGCGCCCCGGTCAGCGTGCCGCCGGCCAGTGGCAGGTAGGTGCTGGCGGCGTTCGCCCCGGCGGCGCTGATGGCCGCTGCCTGGGCTGCCGCTGCCGCGCCCGCCGCGTCGAACGCGGACGTGTTGGCGGTAGCCGCCGTACCCAGGCCGAGTTGCGTGCGTGCGCCGGGCGCGTCGGCGGCGTTCGTGCCGCCCTGGGCGAGCGGCAACGGCGCGGCCAGGTGGGTGCTGATGACGATCGGCGCGCTGTTAGTGCCCCCGAGGTCGGCGGCGATCTGCACGCCCCCGCCGCCGCCCGCGTGCGCGAGCACGAACTGCCGGGTGGCCGCCTCAAGGTCGAGCAGCGGGTCGCGTTCGAGGATCAGCGGGCCCGTCAGCGTGCCGCCGGACTTGTCCAACTTGCCGGACGCGCTCAGGGAGATGGACACCACGGGCCGTTCACCTCCTCGCGCCGGGCCGGATGAATGGGTGGGTCAGTCGCCGTTTCGGTCCGTCGACTGCTCAGGGGCGGCGGGGGTCGAGGCGCGCGGTTCGACGGGCACGGCGAAGCTGAGCGCGGATTTGTCGCCGTCCGCCGCGCCGTACACGAACCGCGCTGGGCCGGTCGGGGCGTAGCCCTGTTCGCGTGCCGCGCGTGCGACGGCGTCGGGCAACGCCGCGGTCTGCGAATGCTCGGCCAGTTCGTCGGCGCTAAGCAGGTGCAGGTCGGAGAGCCCGAGGTTGAACTGCTTGACGAACACGTTTCGTTCGGCGTCGTAGCCCTCTGCGGGCGCGTCCTCGTCCGTCGCCTCGGCGTTCGCCTCCGGCTCGTCCGTCTCCGGCTCTTGCTCCGGCCCGCCCTGCTTGAGGTCGGCCAGGCGCGCCGACAACGCCGCCACCGGGTTCGGCTCCTGCCGGGCGTCCTGCTCGTCCTGCTCGCTCACCGCGCGCTTCCCTTCATGCCGCGAAACCCGGGCGGCCGTCCCCTTGAACCGCCCGGGTGATCAGGTGCCTTACGCAGGCTTAACCAGGTGGTTCCAGTTCGTGCCGTCCGAGTACCAGGCGCTGGAGGAGTGCGCGGTGGTGGTCGTGGCCGCGACGGGAGTGCCCTGCGCAGTGCCGTCGATGGTGCCGCCGCCCGTCGGGGTGACGATCGAGAGCAGGTTGCCGGTGGTCGAGGAGCCGTTCTCGTCCGCGACGAGGATGACCGTGCCCGCCGGGACGCTGTTCGCGGCGGGGATCGTGACCACGACGCCGCCGGAGCGGATCGCCGCGTTGCTGAAGATCACGCTGGTGTTCGCTGGCGCGGTCGCCGTAGCCGCCGCGGCGACGCCGAAGCGCCCGCCCGCGCCGCCGATCGCGAGCCCGTACTGGGCGACGAACTGCCCGGTGGCGGCGACGTAGTCGTCGACGTTGCCGAACTGGTCCTTGATCTCGCTGCGGTCGCCCGCGCCGCCTGCTGTAGGCATGGCCGTTGTCCTTTCGGTGCTCTGCCGGGTGCCGGATCAGCGGCTGGTGTCGACGAGGATGGAGAACGCCTGCTCGACGGCCGGCGCGAACGCACGCCGGGCGCGGCCCTTGAGCACGGCCTCGTCGGTCAGGGAGATGTTCGGGGGGATGACCTGGAACTCGGGCGTACCCGCCGGGTTCGTCGGATTTGTCGTCCTCTTGCCGAGCAACATGTACAGCGGGTTGCAGAACACCATCAGCGGGTGGCCGGTCGGCTTCGCCGTCGGTGTCGCGTTCAGCCGCGCACCGAGCGACCAGCGCACCGGGTAGCCGAAGATCATCGCCGGGGTGCGGCCCTGCCCTCCGCCCGGGAAACCGCCGCTGGACTCCTGGAAGATCGGCCGCTGCTGGCCGTCGAGCACTCCGCGCAGCGACTGCTTGAAGTCCGGGTGCGCGATGGCGATCGTCTCGCCCTCGTCGAAGTAGTCTCCGGCCTCGTACAGGCCCAGCGACGTGTTGTACTCCGCGTAGGACGGGGCTGCGGCCGAGGTGGTGATGTTCGCGTTCGCCGTGTAGCTGGTGTTCGTGTCGTTCTGCGTCAGCAGGTAGTACAGGCTGTCGAACGCCATGCCCGTGGTGGCCCTGGCCGCGGTCACCCCGAAGCAGGAGTTGTCCAGCTTCTTCGCGTACGCAGTGCCCCAGGCGTTCTGCTTGCTGTTGATGATGTTCGCCAGCGAGTCGTTCAAGTCCTCTTCCGCGAGGCGGTAGGCCCTCGTGAACTTCTGCGCGGTCAAGGTCACCTGGTCGTTGGCGTTGGTGTCCTCGTTGTACGAACCGCCCTTGGCCGTGTGGTCGATGTCCGACCCGGTGTCGCGCGGTGTGCTGCGGCTGTTGGTGCTCATCAGCACCTCTTGCGCGTACGCCTCGACGACCGAGGTCTGCTTGACCTTCTGGATCACGTCGGCGGCGTACTCGACCGGGACCCACGCGTCGAAGTTGTCCGTCGCGCCGCCCATGATCAACGTGATGGGCTGGCCGTTGCTGCGGTAGCCCAGCACTGCGCCGGGCGTGGGGATGCGCATCAGGGATCGCTTTCCGCGGTGCCCCGATGTGGTCAGGGGCGTGGGCCGCTACAGGAATACCGGCGCGCAGCGAGTGAAGGCGCGGGAGTGTCCCGGCCTGCTGGCCTTGCGTCTGGGTTTGCTGTGCGGCGCTGCCGCGAAACGTGCGATGCCCACTGGGCTGAAACGTGCTACGTGCTTGCCGGGAACCGGCGCGGAGCGACCGCGCGATTCCAGCGCTGGCACCAGTTTGCGCCTCGCAGCCTGCGCGTGGCAAGCCGCGAGGCGCATATCAACTCACTCCTCGCTCTTGCCGAGCAGCCGATTCGCCAGGATCTCGGCCGTAGTCGGAGCCTTCGGTGCTTCACCGCCGCGCCCCGCCGCGCCCCTTCCCGCTACCGCCGGGGCCGCGCGCAGCACCCGCGCACCCGCCGCAGTCCCGTTGGGCGGTGCGACGGCAGGCGCTACCGCGGCGGCCGGCTGGGCGAACAGTTGCGGCACGGTCTCCTTCAGTTCGGCGATCTGCTCGTCCAGTCCGGCGATCTCCCCCGCGCCGCGCCGCTCCAGCGCGTCCAAGTCGATCAGCCGCACGGCTTTGGCGACTGCGCTCTTCGGGACGCCCGCCTCGGCCAGCGCCGCGCGGGCGCCGAGCAGTAGCCCGTCCCTGCGGGTCTCCTCCAACTGGGCCGACAGTTCGGCGAGGCGCGTGTCGGCTTCGGACGGCTCGGCCGCCTCGACGGCCTTCTTCGCCGCCGGCTTGGGACCTGGCTTTCCAGTGGAGCTGTCGCTGAGCGCTTCGAGCAGCTTGCGGGATTTGACGCGCTCTGCCGCGGCTTCCCGTGAATGACGCTGCACCTTCTCGCGCCACTCCTCCCGTTCGGCCTCGATCGCCGCGTCCCGTTCGGCGCGCTCCTTCTGGGCCGCGTTGTACTTCTCGATGACATCCTTGAAGTTCTTCTCCGAGAACTCGAGCTCATCGTCACTGTCGGCCGGATCCGGCTCGCCAGCGCCTGTACCGCCGGGCGCAGGATCTGCGGGCGCCGCCGCAGGATCGGCCGCGGGCGCCGGGTCTTCCGCACCGCCGCCGATCAGGAGCACCGGGCGCCCGTCCGCCCGGTAGCCCAGCGCGGCCCTGTCCAGCACATCAATCATGGGGGACTTCTCTCTATCTCGAACCGGTTGTGATCGTTGTGTGCGTGCGGAATTGCCCTGCCGCGATCCGCCGCCGGGCCCGCTGCTCGACGCTCTTCGGCAAACCCGCGCCGCCGCGACGGGCGAGCAGGGCTTGCGCCGCGCGCTGCCGTGCGGCCTGCGACTCGGACGGCAGCGCGATCCCGAGCACGACCGAACGGCGCGCCTCGCGCTGCAGCACGTTCGTCAGCGAATCGAGACCGAGGCCGGACACGCGCGGATCGCTGCGGCGCACCAGGCGCCCGCGACACCGGCAGTGGTTGTGGACCAGCAGCGTGACGCCCTCGCGGTCACCGGGCGCCAGCCACGGGCCGAGGATCAGCGGCTTGAACACGAAATCCGGCGGATCCGCGATCGCGCCCTGCAGGGACGTGCATCTAAGGCACGCCGAGCGTTCGCCTTGCAGGATCTGCGACCATCCGTCGGCGAGGGCCACCTGGTTCATGCCGGAGCGGGCCGCGTCGTGCACGAGCCCGGACGCGGCCTGGTCGGTGTGCGTCACGGCGCGGCTGGCGAGTGCGAACGCTTTGACCACATCGCCTCGGTCGCGCGCCACCGAGATCAGCGCGTTCGCGTCGGCCAGGAAACCCTGCTGCCTGCTGCGCGCCGCGGCCAGTTGCCCGAGCATCCGGGCGTCGAGGATCAACTCGCCGCGACCCAGAGGGGCGGCCCCGGACTCGATCACGGCCTGGTGTGCGCCGAGCCGCAGCGCGTCCTCCAGCTGCGGCACGATCCGCCCAGGGTCCGGCAGCGACGCGCCCACCCGGTCGATCTCGGCCGCGAACCATTCCCGGAACTCCACCAGCGCCCGGATCGACCCGGTCGCGGCCTTGGCGGTGAACCGGGCCAGGGCGAGCGCGAGCAACGCTTTCAACAACTCGTGCGCGCGGCCGGTCAGCGCCGCCGCAGCAGTGCCGGCGAGCGCCGCGACCTGGTCGGCGTGCTCCCAGGACTGCTGCGTCTGCGCCGAGAGCGGCTGCTGCTGCGCCGGGGTGTCGAGAGCGGCTGCGGTCACGGCTCGCCGCCGTCGCCCGCGGTCTCCACGCCGTCATCGCTGGCGATCGAGCCCTCATCGCCATCCGGTTCGATCGCGGAACGGTCGCGCTTACCGAATGACGCGGGCCCGGCCGGTGCGAACTCCAGCATCTGCGCAAGCAGCGCCTGCACATCCGCCTTGTCGAACACCCCGAGTTCCATCGCGACAGCCCAACCCTGCGCCGCCTGCCCGATCGCGTTGAGGGTCTCGATCTGCTGCGCGAGGGTCTGCGCGCCCTCCTCCAGCCACTCGTCGACCTGCTCCTCGCTGTAGCCCGCTTCGAGCAGCAGTTGTTTCGCGGGGACGCCGAGCTTGTTCTTGATGTCGGCGGTCTGCCAGGTCTGCATGTCCGAGACGGACGAGCAGGGGTTCCAGTGCACGGAGATCTGCGGGTCGCCGATGTTCATCGCCACGTAGATCGCGAAGTCGATAGCGTCGCGCCACGCCCCGCCGAACAGCAACTGGCGGGTTTCGCACTTCTCCACGAACGGCGCCTCCATCGTCCTCAACGACTCGCCCGAGGGGGTCTGGCCGATCGTGTCGAAATAGTGCGCGGGCGTGGTGGTGATCTGCGCCATGGCCTTGACGTAAAACGTCATCGGCGCGATGAACACGCTCGGGTCCGAGGGCGCGAACTCGCCCAAACCCTTGATGCCGGACAGCAGCCACAGCGACCCGGCCTCGCTGCGCAGTTGCGCGCGACCGTCGTCGGCGTTCGTCGTAGCGCCGGTGTCGATCGAGTACGCGGTCTCGTCCTCGTCGCCGACCGCGAAATCGTTGCTGGTGGTGCCCTCTTCGAGTAGCGCATAGCGCTGCGGCAGGGCGTGGTAGTCGATCCCGGCGGCGTGGCCCATCGCCAGCTTGTGCACCAGGTTCTGCGGGCCGTAGGCGTTGAGGTGCTCCGGCTGCCCGTACTGGAAGTCCGTGCGCAAATGGAAGACCGGGACCTGCCCGAACGGGTTCTCCAGCGGCCACTGCCCGTCGTCGGCCGAGTCGTGGAACCGTTGCCAGTCGCCGCGCAGCGAGCCTTTCTTGCCGGGCGTCGTGGCGTACTTCTCGATCCGGTCCGCGTAGTACAGGATCGCCTTCTTCACCGGGCCGTCGGTCCAGCGTTTGATCGCGTACCGCTTCTCGATCTCGTTCTCGGCGTCGTATATCAGCCGCATCACGCGCGGGTTGTTCAGGTACACCCGCACCCCGGACGGCAGCGTCTCATCCGGCCACACCAGCAGATAGCTGTCCCCGAATTCGCAGGCCCGCCGGAAAGACAGGATCTCGAACAGGTCGAGTTGGTTGTCCTTCCAGATCTGCGCGATCCGCTCCTGCACGCCCTCGACGGGCGAGGTGATCGCGTTGATGCGCAGCCTGCTGACGACTGCGTCCACGGGGGTCTTGGCGAAGTTCAACCGGAAGTCCACACCGGTCCTGGCCAGTGCGGCGCGCAAGCGGGGGGAGGCGAACACTTCCGGGAACGAGCCCTCGTAGTAGACCTGCGCCTTCCTGTAGGCGCGGTCCGCTTTGTCCATGGCCCGCAGACCCTCGTCGAGGTCGTCGACGGTCTGGTCCGGGTCGGCGCTGCCCAGCGCTGGGGGCCATCCCGTGACCGTCATTGGATCTCCAACCGCTGGGCCGTCGCCTGGGCATCGCGGGACGCCAACTGCTGAGGCCTCCTCACTATCCAGTGATGATAGTAAGGGTTTGCCTGCCCCAGGCGTAGCTGCGTTGACTACGCCGACCAGCGGAAACGCGACAGGGACGCCGTCAATGGCGTCACATGTGTCCACGAGGTGCCATACGGACACTTGCCCATGGCGCGCCATCCGGCCGGAACGTGGCCCTCCGTGCGCTTTGACGCCGCATGACGTCTCGCGGGAACCTCGCGACCATGGACCGTGAGGATGTCGCCCCCGAAACCCCCGAGCTGCTCACGGCCAAGGAGTTCGGGCGTAGGGCGCGCGTCAGCAAGCGCACCGTGATCCGCTGGCGCAACGCCGGCGTCGGGCCCACACCGATCAGGATCGGCCCGCGCGCGATCCGCTACCGGGCGAGCGAGGTGGCCGAGTTCCTCGGCCTGCGCGCCGATTAATCGCTCGCTGGCGGCCTGCGCGCCACGCGATCAGGCGTAGCCGACCGACGTGCCGCCCCCGCGCTTGCGCTGCGCCGGACGGTCCAGGAACCACTCCACCCCCGTGCCCACCGTGTCCACCAGGTCGTCGTGCGCGCCGCGCGGGAACACCACCATGTTCTGCTCCAACGCGCGCAGCGGGCGCTCATGGAAGCACCGGCCGCCGCGCTGATACTTGTCCAGCAGCCTGGCCGCCCTCACTTCCTTGTGCTCGGAATGCCACACCGTCTCGATCGGCAGCCCCAGGTCCCCCAGCAGCGCCAGCCACACCTCGCCGCCCTGATTACTCTCGATCACCAGGCCGCGGATCTGCGGATACTGCGCCACCACACGCACCACGAGTTGACGCAGCGCCTGCCCCGGCTGCACCCGCACCGCCCATGCGTCGCGCACCGCGCACCGCCGCGTCACCGCCGAGAACCCGATCACCGCGAGCGCGGTGAAGTCGGAAGTCTTCTTCGTGGTGACCGCCGGGTCGATCGCGAGCAACTGGTGGGTGATGGACGCGATTGTCTGCGCCTGCAACTCGGCGCTGACCCGGTTCGTGCCGAAATCCTCCGGCGTCCAATACGTACCCGCCGCGCCCAAGGGGTCGTTGGCGAAGTTCTTCAGGTAGTCCCGCGTGTTCTCGATCTCTTCGAGGAACGCGAGCGGCCACTTCGCTGGCCAGATCGAGCGGCGACCGGTATCGCCCGAGTGTTCGTCGAACCATTCGACGATCGGCGCGTAGTAGTGCACGCGGACCGCCTGCTCCCGGATCCACGCCGAATCCGGGGTTTCCTCCGCGTCCGGATAGCGTTCCGACTCCACGAGTTGGTGGATGATCGAGCCGGGCATCACGACCGTGCCGACCAGCACCACGCGCGCCCGCAGGTTCAGCGGCAGGATCGCGTCGATGATCGAACGCAGCCGCTTGCCCACCTGCTCGGTGGAGTAGTTCGACTCGTCCGGCTCCACATCGTCAAGTAAGAGCATCGTCGGCCTTTGATCTTTCA